GACCTCCCCGTTCATGAGCCGGTTCACCTTGACTTCCGTGTGCTCGCGGAACCACTCCCCCGTGTGCGCGATCCACCACTCGACGGCCTTCTGCGAGCGCTCCCGGCGCCACAAGCCCGTCTGGAAGTACCAGTGATCGGCGACGGTGCAGATCTCGGCGGCGCCGCACCCGCAGGTCCCGAGGCTGTGGGCGCCAAGCTCGGGCGTGCCGACGATCGCGCCGGTGCAGCCGGGGTCATGCTCCCGGGACGCGAAGGCGTACTCCTTCTTCGGCCAGCCGCCCTTCCAGCCCATCGTCGCGCGCTTGTTGAACCGGATCTGGTGGAGGCCGTGGCGCGCCATGACCGCGAGCGCGCGCCCGATCGGCAGCGGCCGAACGGCGAGCAGGTCATCCTGCGTGTAGAGGACGTATTCCGTCGTCGCGTGGCTCAGGAGCCAGCCGAGCGCGGCGCCGTGGCCGCTCGCCGGATCCTGGAGCTGCCAGACAACGGGGACGCCGTGAACCCGGCCGGCCTCGGCCAGCACCTCGGTCACCGGCCCCTGACGTCCCGGGAACGCTGCGTCGTCGTGCACCAGGATCCGGTTGGGGAGCTGGTCCACCTGGGTCAGGAGCGAGTCCAGCGCCCGCTCGAGCAGATGCGGCCGGCTCGCCGAGGGCACGATCAGCTCGTAGGCGATCATCGACCCCCACCCGCACAGACGTCACGCACCGCGTCGACGACCCGATCGACGTCGACGGCGGTCATCCCGACGAAGATCGGCAGGGAGAGGCAGGTCCGGTAGAAGTCCTCGGCCCCCGGAAATCGCGGCTGGATCTCGCCGCCGCGGGCGCTCGAGAACCAGAGGTCCCGGTAGTAGCGATGCAGATGGAGCGGGCGGTAGTGCACCGATGCCCGCACCTCGCGCGCCCGGAGCTGCTCGGCGACGGCGTCACGCGGGAGCGCGTCCGGGACCCCGATGACGTAGAGGTGCCAGGCCGACTCCACGTGGGGATCGACCTCGAGGAGCCGGATCCCGGGGATCTGGCGGAACGCCTCGGTGTAGCACCTCGCGATGGCGGAGCGGGCCAGACGGGCCTGCTGCCACCGCGGGAGCTGGGCCCGACCGATCGCGGCCAGGACGTCCGGCAGGTTGTACTTGTACCCGTCCTCGAGGACCTCGTAGTGGTACACCCCGCGACGCGACCGCTGATAGGCATCCTGGTCGATGCCGTGGAGGGTGAGCCGGCGGGCCCGCGCGATGATGGCCGGATCGGTGCCCTCGGGAAACGTGAGCATCCCCCCTTCGCCGGTGGTGAGCGGCTTCGTGGGGTAGAACGAGAAGGCCGCCTGCGTCGTGAGGCCCCCCACGGGGATCCCGCCGATGCGCGCGGAGAGGGCGTGGGCCGCGTCCTCGAGCACCCAGAGGCCGCGCGACGTCGCCCACGTAAGGCACTCGGCGAACCCCGTTGGGTTTCCGCCGAAGTGCACCCAGATCACCCCGCGCGTCCGGCCGTCGCGCACGAGGCGATCCGCCGCCGCGAGGTCGAGGTTGCCGGTCCGCGGGTCGATGTCCGCGAGGACCAGCCGGGCGCCGGCCTGCGGCACCACGGCCGCCGTCGCGGTGAAGGTCAGCGTCGGCACGATGATCTCGTCCTCGGGCCCGAGGTCCCGGAGGCAGAGCGCCACGTGGAGCGCCGCCGTACACGACGACAGGGCCACCGCGGCGCCGGCGCCGACGGCCGCGGCGAACTCCGTCTCGAAGGCCTCGGCGACCATCCCCGTGGTCAGCCAGCCGGAGCGGAGGACCTGCTCGACGGCCTTCAGCTCGGCCTCGGTGATGTCGGGATCGTGGAATGGGACCGGTCTCATCGTTTCCCTCATCTCCTCTCCTCCGTCACCTCTTCGGTGGCAGCCTTCGCGTCCGTGATGATCGCGACGTATTCGGCGTCCGTGAGCCCGAGACCGGCCTTGAGCTTCGCGCCGAGATCCATGCGGGCCTGCGTCGTCCGCCAGCCGTGAATGCTCGCAACAGGAATGGCGTCCATGTAGTCCAGCAACACGAGCCCGAGGAACTTCTTGAGCGCCTCCACCTGGGCCTCGGCGCGCTCGCGGGCGGCCTTCTCGTCATCAAAGAGCCGCATTCGCTCCGTGACAGGCTTGATGGGCGGTTGCCCGCCGCGCTTGGCGCTCGCGTATCGGACGAGACCGGGCCACCCTTCACGCTTGGCGATGTCGAGGAGGCGGGGCGCATCCTCGTACGAGAACGGCTCCGCGTCGGCGCAGGCGTAGTAGAAGGTGTCGCCCATGTGCAGCCCGAGCCACGCCTGCCCTTCGGTGGTCACTTCGGCGGTCACGAAGAACGGGCCGCTATCCTGCCCGCCCGCGAACGCCTCGTACTGGGCGAGCAACAGATGGGCCGCCCGATACCACTCCCGCTCCCGCTCCGCCGCGTCCGCCCGGGTGGTGGCGGCGGTCAAGGCGGTGGCGATGCAGGCCCAGCACGCGCCAGTCCCGAGCGTGTAAGTCGGGTGCGGCAGATGCGTACAGTTGATCTCCCGCGCGATCTCCTCCGGCGTCGGGGTCATGCTCCGCCCTCGCGGCGGGCGCGGAGGACCGCCTCACCTAGTGCCGCGACGGCGCGATCCCTGATGGCCAGATCGGCGCGCCGTCGAAGCGCTGTGATGACAGTGGCCTGCGCCTTGTCCCACGTGTCATCACGGGCGGTTCCTGCGGCCTTCCGGCTCACTTCCAGCACCGCCGTTTCGCAATAAGTGGCCGGTTCTCCGTCGCAATGGCGGCACTTCGTCCCGCTCGCTTGGGCGGCGGTGAGCGCGGGCGTGAAGACGAGCCGAAACAGGAGTTCCGCTGTTTCATCAAGGGTCGCCCGATCGGCCTGACAGTCGTAGAGCCGATCGCGAATCTCCTTCTCAACCTCCCCCACTGGTGCAGCAGCGGGCGCGGCCTCGAGTTGCCGGAGCGCATCCTCGACAAGGATCACGCTGACGGCGAACAGCTTGCCCTTTCCGGCCGACACGCGGCGATCGCCGGGCGCAACCGGGTTCGCGTGCGTGCATTCCAGCAGGCCCTTCACGGCCGCACACAGCTTCCCGACCGCTTCCCCGCTCATCCCGTTACTCCGTCGCCACGCTCCACCGCGGGCCTCGGGGGAAAGAGTGGCGCGCCGGTCCAGACACCCCAGACGAGCGAGAACGCCTCGGCGAAGGACTCCCCGATCCGCGCGCCGTACCACGTCATGCGCGCCTCGATGGCGGCGTTGCTGCGCGGATGATTCGACGAGGGGATCTCCGTGTCGTAGCACCGGAGCGCGTTCAGCTTTGTTGAGACCTCGGCCAGATGGAGCCCGACATGGACCGTCCCGTCGAACGGGCGCGTCGGCAGGGCATCGACCTCGTACTCGAGGAGCCATTTCACGGGATGCCCGGCGAACGGGCGCGCCGCGACCCGCGTCGCCAGGCTCGCCGCGACGTGGTCGGCGTTGAGATCCTCGGACCAGTGGGAAAAGATGACGTCGGGCTTGACGGCGTCGATCTCGGCCTCGATCTCGCGCACCAGCTCCGGCGTCACGATCAGTCGCTGGTCCTCGAAGTGCCGGAACGGGCGCAGCGTGGCGCCGAGCACCGCGCACGCGGCCCGGGCGTGCTGTCGCCGCCGCTCGATCTCCGGGTAGACGTCCTGCGCTCGCTTCCCCGGATAGCGCCCACGCACGCCGTCGGTGAGGATCAGGACCGACGTCTCCATCCGCTGGGCGACTCCGCCACAGCCGAGGACCTCGTCGTCCGGATGCGCCGCCACGATCAGCGCTCTCATGGCAGCGCCAGCCGTGCGCGGGTGCCCGCGACGCCGTGGGTGAGGAGGTCGTGGAGCACCGAGGGCTCGACGCCATCCGGCTCGCTCGGCGCGGTGTACGCGTGCACCTGGACGTCAATGCCAGCGTCGGCGAACTGGGCGCGATCGAGGATCCGGGCGCCCGTGGCACCCGACAAGTACGTGGTGGCCTTCAGCGCCTGGCAGAGGGCCACGAGGCGTCCGGTTCGATCGGTCGGGATGCCGTCGAAGTCGGTATCGAGGTGCACAGCGGGCATGCAGTCGAGCCACGCGAGCGCCGAGAGCAGCGCGAGGCGGCTCGCGCCGGCGACCGAGCGCCCGATGGCCACGCTGGCGAACGCGCCGAGCTGGACGAAGAGCTCGGCCCAGCCGGCCGCGGGGCGATACCGGCCGCGGAGCGCCTGGTAGTGACGCTCCGGCCACTCTTCGTTGGCCGCCCGGACATCGCGCAGCGCCTGGAGCTCGCCCGTGTGCGCATAGGGGATCGTCAGCCACTCCCAGCCGCCCACCGGGCTGACCGACCGGACCCGCGCGCGATGCTGGCAGGAGGACCGGTCGAACATGATGCCCGGCCCCTGCAGGAGCACCACGTGGTCGGCCAGCGCGAGCTTCCGCACGGTCCGCAGCGGGGGCCAGTACTCGGGTTGGTGCATGGCCACGACGGTCACGGCTTGAACCCGGGCGGCGGGGCGAGCACGCGGCCCCCCGGCGTCGCGGGGCTCGCGCCAGCCCGGAGCTGGCGCACGATCTCGCCGATGATCATCTGGTGCTCGCAGTAGCTGCTCGCCCGCTGGCAGAGGAGCTGGATGCGCGAGACGTGGACGCCCGGCGCCTGGATCTGGAGCGCGTCCTCGGCGCCCGGGCCCGAGATCAGGCGCAGGCGTACCTCGATCACTTCGCGCCCGTCTGGAAGCACTCGGCGGCCCGGGATGCTGGAATCCGAGGCCCCCAGGGCCACGTCGGGCGCGGGCTGTCCGTCGGGTGTCGGCGTGTCGGGATCCACTACGCGATCCTTTCCGCCACGAGCCCGGCTTTGATCCAGGTCCGTAGCGTGCTCTCGACGTTCCAGTTGCTGGATATGTCGTGTAGGGCTTCGAGTGGGATGGCCCCGTAGTCCGGGCCCGGCTCGAGCGTGGGGTCCGTGAGCACCGGCACGGGTTCGCCGCCGGTAAGCGCGGCATGGATCCAAGCGATGCGCGTGGCCAAGAACCAGACGCTCATCGACAGGCCGATGAGCTGCATCGGATCGGCCTCCGGCCTGAGCGCCGCCTCGACGACGTGGACCACGTCCGGGATCGTCGTGATCACCACCACGGGATTCGCCGCGACCGGCACGCGTGGCGACTCTCCGCGGACGACCGCCTGGAAGAACGTGCTGGCCACGCCGCGGCGGTGCGCCGGGTCGAGCACGGCCCCGAGCCGGAGGATCCGTGTCGACCCCTGCACCCGGACGAGGTGCTCCCCCGCCCGCTTCATCGCCCCGTACCACTGCGTCTCGGCGGCGAGCGTGGAGAGGTAGACGATCAGCCGATCCGGGAATGCGGCCCGGAGCTCGGCGGGCAGCAGGACGTGGGCACGGAGGGCGCCCGCCAGGTCCTGCCGACAGGCCGCGTCGCCGGCGGGACCGTGCGCATAGACGAGCGGCGCCGGCGGTCCGTCCCGGCGCTCGCTCCGGTCGAAGCGCTCGATCCGGTGGCATGTCGCCTGGTCCGCGTCCGCCAGCGAGATCCAGCCGAGGCTGCGCTGGGACGCGACGTCGAAGGGCGGCCGGGCCCCGTGCGCGAGGCTCGGCCCCCGCGTGAGCCCCAGGACCCAGGATCCGGGCAGCGCCTGGGCGAGGGCCGCCGCGAGCTGGCCGCCGCCGATGATGATCGGCGTTACCGGCCCCATTCGCTCCCCTCTCCCTCGGCCCACGCCAGGACCTGCTCGAGCCCCATCCGGAACGACGTCCGGGGCTTCCAGCCGAGCGACCGCAGGCGGTCACAGTTGAGGTGAAACGTGACGACCTCGCCGGGGCGGGCCAGGTCGGCGCGCGCCACGATCGGGACGTCGTAACGGGCGCTGAGGAAGTCGGCAATGTCTCGGATCGAGCAGGACTCCCCTGACCCGACGTTGAAGACCCGCCACGGCAGGTCATCCGCCTCGAGGAGCAGCGCGTAGGCCGCCACCAGGTCGTCGATGAAGAGGAACTCCCGCCGCTGCGAGCCGTCGCCGGTGAGCTGAAGCGCTCCGCCGGCCCGCGCCGCGGCCAGGAAGGTCGGGATCACCGCGCCATCCCGTCCCGTCTTCTGCCACGGCCCGAAGATGTTGCAGGGCCGCAGGATGGTCAGCCGGAGCCCGTAGGTGATCGCATACGCCTCGGCCAGGCGCTCGCCGGCGCACTTGGCGGCCGCGTAAGGCGAATGCGGGACGAGCGGTGCCAGCTCGTCCACCGCGGCGGCGCCCGTGTAGCCGTACACCTCGCACGAGGACGCCCAGAGCACGCGGACCGCCGGCGCCTCGCTCCGGATGGCCTCGAGGACCGTGTAGGCGGCCTGGGCGTTGACCTCCCAGACCGCGCGCGGGTGGTGAAATGACTCGTCCACCGAGGTCCACGCCGCGAGGTGCACCACGGCGTCGACGCCGCGCACCGCCTTGCGCATCAGCTCGGGATCCGTCACCGAGCCCCACAGGACGTGCCGCGGCGGGGTCAGGCGCCCGGCCATCTCCTGGGCGCGCTGCGAGGGCGTGTTGAGCACCGTCACCGCGTGGCCCATGGCCGTCCAGTGCTCGGCGAGCGCGTGGCCCTGGAACCCTAGGCCGCCCGTCAGGAGGAGCCTCATCGCGGAAGCTCCCGGCATACGTTCTCCTCTGATGTGATCGGGTACGCGCCCTGCCCTTCCATCAAGTCCATCAGCTCGAGCACGACCTCCGACGGGGTGCCCTTGGCGAGCAGGTCCCGGACGCGTCGTGCCACGTGGAACGCGCGCGTGGTCGATTCGTGGACCCCGACGCAGCCCGGTGGGATCTCCTTCACGGTCGTGGGCATGGCGCGGATCTCGAGGAAGGTCACGGCTTCTTGTCCTTCCCGTACTTCGCTCGGCAATAGTCCGTGATGACGTCGACGATTTCCTTGAGGTCATTCAGGTCGTCGACCGTAGCAGTCAAAGACGAGACCGTGACCTTCACGGTCTGCCCTGCTTTCACGTTGCACGGGATGTCCGCGGTCGGGCATCCACCGAGCGCGAGCCCGAGCAGAGCGATCCCAACGGCTTGGAGCTTCACCCGATCACCGCCTTCCACATGGCGTCGACGTGGCGCACCTGGTGAGGCCAGGTCCATGCCTGCTCGACGGTGCGGCGCGCGGCCGCGCCCATCGCGCGCACGACGTCGTAGTGATCGCGCATCCAGGCGAGCCAGTCGGTCAGCGCGGCGAGCAGGCGCGGATTGTCGGCGCGCATCTGGGTCACGGAGTACTCCGGCGCGGCCGCGGCGGGGCCGAGGAGTGGCGGGAGGTGCACGCCGTTCTCGAGGTGCGTGATGAACTCGACCATGTTCCCGACCGGCGTCGAGAGGAGCGCGTTGCCGCACGCGGCGCCCTCGAGCATCGGATTGGGGGTCGCGTCCATGTTCGACGCGGTCACCTGGAGCGAGACGCCCTGGTAGAACGCGCGCATGGTCTCCGCGGGCAGCGCGAGCTTCGCGGTCCGCTGCACGAGCTTCAGCGTCACGCCGACGTGCCGGCAGGCGTCGATGATGAGCGGCGCGCCCTTGCGAAGGTTCGGCTTGCCCACGTGGGCCGCGATCAGGTGGTCGGGGTGCGACTCGGTGCGCCGCCAGAACTCGGCGTCGACGCCGTTCGGGCAATACCAGAGCGGCGGATCCCCGGGCTCCGTGAAGACATGCGCCTGGAGGTCCTCGAGGACGAGGCGTGAGTTGGCGTGAATCCCATCCGCCGGCGCCGCCCAGGCGCGGACCTTGTCGCGGCCCCAGGTGCGCCACACGTTCGCGGTCAGGCCCACGACGATCTTGCCGCCTCGCGCGCGATGCTCGGGCGGCACGTGGCCCGCTTGCGGGAACTCGAAGCAGTGGACCAGGTCGTAGCCGCCCGCCGCCGGCCAGGTCACACCCTGGACCTGGTACTGGACGTCGATCGACCAGTCCGCGGACAAGTGCTGCGCGTAGGCGCGCGCCTTCCGCCCCCACGCCCAGTTTTCGGTGTCCGCGAGCACCAGCACGCGCGGCTTCGTGGTCGTCATCACCACGGCTGCCGGAGCGCGTCCGGACGGACGAGCTTCTTGACCGCCGCCTCGATCGTCGGCTGGAGCGCCAGGGGCGCCTTCGCCTCCGGGGCCCGGTCCGCCACGGTAAGGATCTCCTCCACGCAAAGCGCCTTCACGGCCGCGCGGACATCGGGGTCCTCGAGCATGACCAGGAGGCTTCGCTTGAACCGGTCCTTCGCGCGCGCCAGCTCGTCCGCGGCGGCCGGATCGCTGCCCCCCGCGCCCGCGAGTGGCGCCTCCGGGGGCTTGCCCCCCTCCCCGCCCCCGCCCGGCTCGGTCGGCGCGCCACTCTTCCCTGGATCTCTCCCAGCCATCGGCTAGTCCTTCCCCGCGCGATTCCGCGCGATCGGGCCGCCCGCGGCGATGCGGGCGGCCAGGTAGGCCCGGTTGCGATCGACCTGTGCGAGGTCCGCGTGGGTCGGCCACGTGCGGTCATGCCACTGGTGCGCGGCAAAGGCGCGCGTCGGATCGGGCAGCCACTGGACGGTGCCGCCGGCCCACTCGACGCGCAGGGTCAGGTCGTTGTCCTCGCCCCCCCAGGTCTGGTACGTCTCGTCGAAGCCGCCGACCTCCTCGAACCAGCGCCGGGGCACGATCATCCCGGCGCCCTGGCCCACGGTCGGATGGAGGTCGCTCATGGCGACGAGCACCTCGGCGGACAACACGCCATCGGGCGGGAGAAAGCCCATCAACGGCTGGCGGATGTCGCGCGACCGCGTGAGCCAGCACACGGGCTCGGCCCCGGCGACCGGCGCCGCGAGCGCCGCCATCACCGCGGCCCACCAGGTGGGCGGGAAGATCATGTCGGCGTCGGTGAAGACGAGCCACGGGGTCTCCGCGCGCGCGGCCGCCCGGTTGAGCGCGCGCGCCCGGGACCAGATCTCCTGCGGCTCGGCCACCGTCGTGGCTCCGTACACCGTGGCCACCCGCCCCACGCTCCGAGCCGTCACGCTCAGATCCGCGACGACGATCGGCGCATCGCACTGCGCCCGCAGCGAGCCCAGGCAGCGCTCGAGGTGGTCGAGATACCAATCCTTCACGCCGAGGCAGATCGTCAGGACCGGCGCGGTCATCGCTCGTCCTCGTCGGCGCGCTCGGGATGGCAGCGGCAGTCACAGACGGCGGGCGCCGGACAGGCGCGATGCTGGTGGCGCGCGCAGCACCGCGAGAGGCGCAGCACGCCGTTCTCGCCGGTGAAGCGATAGACCCAGGGCACCGGCACCGGGACCGGCGCGGCGCTCGAGATGGGCGCGACGGGACGCGGCAGATCGAGCACGATCACCGGCGACGCTCCATCGGCTTGGAGAGCGGGCGCTCATCCAGCCGCCGGCCATCCGGGCGGAAGAGCTCGATCGACCCGTCCGGGCGGCGGATCCCGTAGCCGATGCGATTCGACCAGCGGTCGTAGAGGTCGATGCGGTCGCCCTGGGGCGCCACGACCACCGAACTCGGGCGCACGTGCGCCGCGTGGCGATCGCGGCGGTCCCCCTCGCCGGCGCGCGCGGACCCGAGCCCCAGCAGGATCAGGAGACAGGCCCCGCCCACGACAAGGGCGGCCATGATCCGCTGCGCGGTGGGGCCGACGAGGCCGTTGCGGTCGACGGATCCGGCATCGTGTCCGACCGCGCCTTGAGGGCCGTCGTCGGACACCGCGCGGGCGGTCCCGACGGACGCGGTGAGCGGCTCGGGGCCCCGGAGCAGCTGCTGTGCCGTGCCGAGCGCCTCGAGGGCAATGCCGGCTTCGTAGTAGAGGAGCTCGCCCGCGACGCGCTGGCCCAGGCGCGCGACGAGCATCCGGCGCTCCACCTGCCGGTCGTCGCTGGCCAGCGGGCCGGCCATCTCGATCGGGCGGCGCCCGAATCGGCGCAGGACGGCCGCCAGCCGGAAGAGTCCTCCGAGGGGTGTCAGCATGTCCGTCTCCTCATTTCCGGTTCCGCCGGCGGGATGCCCGCTGCGTCCGGGTGGTGGCGCGGCGCCGCTGGCGCCAGGCCCGGCCCTTCTCGACGGCGGTCCGGCCGACGCCGGGCGCGCCCGCCAGGTCGGCCAGCTCGGCGAGGGATGCCGTCGCCGTCTGGTTCGCGGCGTATCGGAGGCGCTTCGATCGGCCGCCCATCAGTCCCTCCTGGCCCCGCCGCCGGGGCCGTGTATTTCGTGCTTGACAGATCGATCTTGAAAGACGATACTGAAATTCAAGAAGGGTCGACCCAAGGCACAAGGAGACGAGACATGGCAACGACGAGCACGGCGACGCAGGCCACGACGGTGTACCGGGTAATCACGGACCGCATCCTGGAGGCGCTCGAGCGCGGCGTGGCGCCCTGGCATCGGCCGTGGCAGGCGGGCCAGCTCCCGCATTCGCTCGTCAGCCGCAAGCCCTACCGCGGCATCAACGTGTTCCTGCTCTCGATGACCGCTCAGGCCAAAGGCTACACGTCGCCCTACTGGCTGACCTTCCGCCAGGCGCTCGCACTCGGCGGCGCCGTCCGGAAGGGCGAGCGCGGCACTCCGGTGGTGTTCTGGAAGTTCTTCGACGGGCCGGCCGCCGCCCCCACGACGGATGGCGCCGCGCCGGCCGTGAAGCCCTCCCGCCGGCCGCCCCTGCTCCGCTACTACACGGTGTTCAACGTGGAGCAGTGCCAGGGGATCGCCCGGCCGGTGGACGCGGCCGTCGCGGCCATCGCGCCGATCGAGGCGTGTGAGCGCCTGCTCGCGGCCATGCCGGCCCCGCCGGCGATCCGCGAGAGCCGGACCGATGCGCGCGCCTACTACGTGCCGGCGCAGGACGTCGTCAACATGCCGGCGCGGGCGCTCTTCACGAGCCCCGCCCGCTTCTACGCGACGCTCTTCCACGAGCTGACCCATGCGACCGGGCATCCGAGCCGGCTGCATCGCGCGACGCTCGTCGACGCGAGCCCCTTCGGGACGCCCAACTACTCGCGCGAGGAGCTCGTCGCCGAGATGGGCGCGGCGTTCCTCTGCGGCCTCGCGGGCATCGAGAACGAGACGGTTGAGCCGTCCGCGGCGTACCTGCAGAGCTGGCTCCGCGTGCTGGCCAACGACCCCCGCATGCTGGTGATCGCCGCGGCCCAGGCGCAGAAGGCGGCGGACTACATCCGCGGCGCGCGCGCCGGCGAGGACGACGAGCCGGCCGAGGCGCCGGCCGGCGAGCCCGTCACCTTCGCGGCGGCCGCGTAAGGCGCCCGACCGATGCGACTCGTCCAGCGCTGGCGCGACGGCCGTGACCGGTACCGGCTCGCCGGCGAGGTCATCGATCCGCGCCAGTACGAGGTGGCCGCGATCGCGGGCGACGGGCCCGCGCGCGCCTTCGTGTGTGCCCACCACTACAGCGGCACGTACCCCGCCGCGCGCTTCCGCTTCGGGCTCTACCGCGGCGCCGCGCTTGTCGGCGTCGCCGTCTACTCGCACCCCTGCAATGACCGGGTGCTGACGTCGGTCTTCCCCGGCTCGCCCCTCGAGGCCGTTGAGCTCGGCCGGTTCGTGCTGCTCGACGACGTCCCCGGCAACGGGGAGACGTGGTTCCTCGCGCGGACCTTCGAGCAGCTCCGCGCGGAACGGCTGCGCGGCGTCGTGAGCTTTTCCGACCCGATCCCACGACGCACCGCGGACGGCCGGCTGGTGTTTCCCGGCCACCTCGGCGTCATCTACCAGGCGCACAACGGCGTCTATCTCGGGCGGAGCACCCCGCGGACGCTGCGGATCCTCCCGGACGGCACCGTGTGGAGCGCGCGCGCCATCCAGAAGATCCGCGCACGCGAGAAGGGCTGGGAGTACGCCGTGGCCACCTTGCGACGCGCCGGCGCCCCGCCGCCCGAGGAGCTCACCGCCTGGCTCCGCGAGTGGCTGCCGCGCCTCACGCGTCCGCTCCGGCACGCGGGCAACCACCGCTACGCCTGGGCGCTCGAGCGCCGCGGCCGGCGCCGCTTGACGGCGTCGGCGCCCTACCCCAAACTCCTGGCCGCATCGTGAGGGAGGCTCCGCATGGCGAAGAAGCAGCGCCCACCGAAGAAGCGGCAGCATGGCGGGGCCCGGGAAGGGGCCGGCCGCCCAACCCTGGACCCCAAGGCCGAACACCGGCTGATCCTGTTCACGCCGGAGCAGCTCGAGAAGGTCGAGCGCTGGAGAACCCGCCATGACGTCCCGACCTTCCGGGAGGCGGTCCGGCAGATGATCGAAGCGGCCGCGGAGGCGGATCGGTAGCGCGCGACGCCTCAAAATGGGACCTCCTCGTCGCCGCCGGTGCCGGCCGTGTCGGAAGCCGCCCCGGGTCGCGTGGCCTCGCCCTTCTTGGCCCCGAGGAACTGGACCGACTCGGCCACTACCTCGATCGACGTGCGCTTCTGCCCGGCCTTGTCCTCCCAGTCGCGGCTCTGCAGGCGCCCTTCGACGAGGACCGGCGAGCCCTTCCGGAGGTACTCCGCGGCGGCTTCGCCCGTCTTGCCCCACGCGGTGACGCCGATGAAGAGCGCCTCCTCGCGCTTCTCACCGCCGGCTGTCGTCCAGCGCCGGTTCACCGCGAGGCGGAGGTTCGCGACGGCGGTCCCGCTCGCGGTGTACTTGAGCTCCGGATCCGCGCAGCAGTTGCCCAGGAGCAGCACCTTGTTGAAGCTCGGCATCACGCCGCCTCCGCCTGGAGCCACGCGGGCGGGGTCGCGCGCTTGAACCGCACGGTCGTCCAGTACCGCCGGGCGCGGGCCTTCACCGAGCGTCGGTGGTAGCGCCGGTGGCGGTAGGACGGATGGAACCGCCAGCGGACCTGCCCCGCGTCCGCCCACTTCTGGACCGTCGTTGACGAGACGCCGGCGAGCACCGCCGCGTCGCTGACGAGCAGCCACTCCGCGGAGAAGCGGACGCGGCGGACGGGGCGCCGCGCCACCCGCTGGAGCCGCTTGAACATCGGCGCCGAGACGTAGAGCCGGTTCCGGTTCCATCGGGTGCGCAGGACGCGGAAGGTCCCGGCGACGATCTCGTTCCGGACCCAGGCGAGCGACTTGCCGAGATCGCGGGCCGCCTCCGCGAGCGTCCGTCCGTTGGCGGAGGCCTGCCGGCGCTGGGCGGCATGGACGACCTCGGCGGGAATCCGGGGCGCGGGGCGCCACTCGAGGCCGCGCAGCAACACGCGCAGGCGCACCACGGACACGCCGACCAGGCGAGCGGCCTGGGCCTCGCCGTAGCCGAGCTCGTCGCGCAGCTCGCGCACCTGCTGGCGGGCCACGTAGAGATGGCCCCGCTGCGGGCCCGCCACCCCACGGCGCGACCGGACCCGCCCGGCGCGGATCCAGCGCCGGAGCTCGGCCGCGGTGAAGTGGTACTGGCGGCACGCCGTCGGGATGGCCAGCCACGACTTCGGACTCGCGCCGGTCGGGCAGTGGCGGGCCTTCCACCGGGTGGCGTCGAGGCGCGAGATCCGGTAGCCGCGCTCGCCCGGGATCCGGCGCGCCCGCAGGACGCCCGCGCGGATGGCGCGGAGCGGCGTGGTCAGCGGTACCCGCGCCTCGCGGGCCAGGGCCGCGACCGTCAGGCCCGGGTGCCACCGCTGGGTCAGATGGCGCTTGGCGCCATGGGCGAGCGGCGGATACCGACGGGCGTAGTCGTCCCACGTGGCCGGCGCGCCGGCCGGACCCCAGATCGCGCGGCAGGTGTTACAGGCCGCGGGGTGCTGTCGGCGTCGCCAGAGGGTCCACGTCACCTTGAGGTTGCCCGGCTCGGGCTTGCCCCACCACGGCATCGGGCGGCCCGCGCGCCGATCCGCCAGGATCCGGCGCGCCGTCTTCGGCGCGATGTACCACGTGCCGAACTGCGTCGAGCGCTCCCGCGTGCCGTAGGGATTGCAGCGCACCGCCGTCGGGATATAGCCCGCGCGCGCCCACTCGGAGAGCTTGTCGCTCCGGATCCCGAGCGCCTTCCGGAGCTTCGCGAGCCGGATGAACCCGGCCGGTGGGAACACACGCCGGGCCTTCCAGGCCGCGAACGCCGCATAGGGGATGACGTGGTAGCGGCCGACCCGCCGCACGGCGAGCGTGCCGTTGCGGATCTCGTGGTCCAGGATCGACCGGGTCCCGATCTCGCGCGCGGCGGCCGCGACCGTGATGCCGCCGACGACGTCGCGCGTCTCGATGCCCGCCAGCTGCCGCGCGCGGTTCAGGGCATTGGCGGTGCGCTGGGCGCGGTGATCCCCGGTCACCTTGCGCAACCGGACCGTGAGCAGGCGCAGCAGCGCGGCCGTCCCAATGACGCCCGTCAGGCGGGCGACCAGGGCGAGCTCGGGCGGATCCCATGTGTAGCCGCGGCCGCCGGAGCCGGCGCGGCGTGGTGGGGGCCATTCCGTGTCGCGCGGCGGCCGGCCGTGCCAGAGCGTGAAGAGCGCGCCGAAGTCGCGTCGGGGTCCGCGTCGGCACGCGGCCGTCGCCCGCAGCCGGTCGATCGCCGCCGGCGGCTGGTCGAGGATCACGGCCAGGTCGGCCGCGCGGGCCCCGCGGCCATAGGTGATCACGAAGTCCGACCAGGACATCGGCGGGGCACTCATGGGCGCGCCGCCAGCTCGTCCGTGAGGGCCCGCTGGCCGCTCGCGAGCTGTTGCGCCGAGAGCCCCGCGACGGAGCCCAGCAAGCCGACGACCGCTGGCGTCAACGCGCGGAGGCGATCGGTGGGGATCCCCCGCAGCGCGCGGTCCCACTCGATGAACGTCTTCGGACGGTGCGGACGGACGGCGGCCGCCTTGGGCGCCACCGCGGCGAGCGCCTCGGCCATCGGCATGACGACCTTCTCGACGCCGCGCCGGGAGAAGCAGAAGAACTCGCCGGTGCTGAGCCCGGCGAGCTCCGCGTATCCGATCTCCGAGCCCTTGAAGAGGGGCGCCAGCGCGAACCAGCCGCTCGGATCCTCCTGGCGCCCGACGAAGGTGAGGTTCTTGTTCGAGAACGCGCTCCGGCTGAGCGTGCCGGCGAAGCGCTGCGCGGAGAGGAAAACATCCAGTGCGCGCTTGCGGCCGCGGCCGCACATGTCGTTCACCAGGTCGGAGGCCGCGCCGAGGACGTCGGCCTTCCCCTTGCGACGCGACGTCGAGAAGAGCTGGCCCTCATCCAGCAGGAGAAAGATCGGCCGACGCTGCGTATCCGCCACCTGCATGACGACCTGGCCGTAGGGCAGGAACTCGGCCGCATCGCGGACGGGCACGACGACGAGCGGGGGATCGGCGCGGGCCACGAGGTGGCGCTCGAGCGCCTCCGGCGAGGTGAGCACGGTCGCGTAGAGCGCGGCGATCTCGCCCTCGGGATCCATGAGCACGGCCTGCCAGCCTTGGGCGGCGAGCTGCTCGGCGATCAGGAGCCCGGCGCTGGTCTTGCCGATCCCGCTCGGGCCGATGGCCAGGACTCGGAGACCGGTCGTTTGATAATCGGCCAGATCTATTTGGGCCGAGCCAAGATCCAGGGATGCGCTCGCCAACTCTGTCCGGTGAAATACAGGGCGCGGAGTCATGGGCGCGGCTCCCGGGCGTGCAGCACGACGTCGCGGAGATGCGTGGCCTGACCGGGCGACAGGCTGAACACCACCGCGAAGTCCTCGAGCACCGTCGGGGTGATCCGCCCGAGGAGCCCGATCGCGCGCGCCTGCGCGAGGAGCTGGCGGAGCGCGGTCCAGTCATCCTGACGGATGACGCCCAGGGCGGAGACCTCGCGGTGGAGCTGCTCGGCGGTGTACGGAGCCGCGGTCTCGCCGAGATCGGCGACGAGGCGATCGTTCAGGATCCGGAGCAGCTCGGCGGCCGGCAAATGTCCGTGGAGCGCGCGGATCAGCCCGCGGTCGGGTGCGGTGAAGGCGCGCGCGGGGGCCCGCCCCATGCTCGGCGCCGGCGTCCCGTTCGCCGGCAGGAGCCGCACGGCCTCGGGGCGATCCTTGAGGCAGTCGCCGCAGAGGCCGTGCGTCAGATCATCGGCCGTGGCGCTCTTCAGGCGCGCCTTGCAGAGCCGGCAGCGGACCCAGGCGGCGACGGACGTCAGCGGCATGGCAGGAGGTCCCCGATTGGGACGGCGAGGGTGGCCGAGAAAGTGTTCGATGTGGTAGACGACATCGGACGGTTTCCCGTTCCGGGCGGCACGATGATCTGGAGCTCGACGACGTCCTCGCGGACGATTGCCTCGCGCACGAGGGCACGGACCACTTGGCGCCGCTCGTCCGGGGTCAGTCGCGCCAAACCGCGGCGGGCTTGTCGACACCACTGGTCGAGCCTGTTGGCATCCGGCACGCGCGCGCGCGGCTCGAGGAGGGTGCGCTCCTGAATGAGCGCGTCCTTCTGCTGTCGCATGGCCCTGAGCCGCTCGCTGAGGACGTCCTTCGCAAGCAGTCCATCGGCGTAGAGGTCGAGCAGACGCGCCTCGCGGCGCGCGGCGTCGGCCAGCGCCTCCTCGAGACGGACGAGGTCCTTCGTGACGTCATGCTGGCTCGCCACGTAGCGCGCCGTGGCGGCGATCAACACGCCGGGCCGACGGATGACGCCTTCGACGGCTTTCCAGACCGCCGCGTCGAGCGCCTCAACCGGCAACCGGGGTCCGTCGCAGCTGCGCACCGCCAACGTGTCGGCGCCGCGGCACCGATAGTTCGTCGTGCCCCACGGCCCATAGAGCCGGCGGCAGCGGCCGCACCGCAGGAGTCCACGGAGGAGATAGAAGCGCGTGGGGGGGCGCCCGGGGAACCGGAGCCGATTCGCGACGAGCTGCGCCTGGGCGAGCCGCCACGTTTCTTCGGAGACGATCGCGGGCGACGGCACGGGGATCCACAGCTCTGCCGGCCGGAAGGTATACGCCTTCGATGGCGAGGGCCGCGTCCGGCGGCCGTAGAAGCCCGTCCCGTTGTACACCGGGTTGGTCAGGATGGCCCGGACGCCGCCGGGCGACCAGTGCCCCCCGCGCTTGGGCCTGAGCGCCAGCCGCCGGAGCGCAATCGCGACGCTGCGAAGGGTGCGCTGCTCGCCGGCGACCCAGGCGAAGATCTGGCGGATGATCCGCGCCTCCTCCTCGAGGATCAGGAGCTGCCCGGAGTGCATCGGGTCCCGGACGTAGCCGAATGGTGTCTGGCCGCCGACCCAGAGTCCTCGACGCGCCCGCTCGAGCCGGCCGCCCGCCGTTCGTTGGCGAATCTTCTCCCGCTCGTACTCGGCGATGACCCCCTTCACGTTGACAAACAGTCGGCCTTCCGCGGTGGCGGCGGGTGCCATCGTGCAGTACTCGACCGGCACCCCGGCCTTATCGAATTCCTCGAGGAGGAGGAGCAGGTGCCCCAGGCTCCGGGACAGCCGATCCGGATCGTGGACGAGCACGCGCTCGATCGACTTCGCCCGCACCGCCTCGCGGAGGCGCGTGAGGGCCGGCCGCTCGAGGGTGGTCCCGCTCACATCGTCCACGAACTCGACCGCTGGCGTCCCGTCGGGCACTTTCGCGCGGAGCTCTCGCAACTGAACGGCCAGACCGTACTTCTCGCTCTGCTCCTCGGTGGACACGCGGGCGTAGAGCGCGATCATGCGGCCTCCGGAGTACGGTCGCCGGGATCGCGGTCGGCCGAGCGCCCGCCCGCCGTGAGGAGCAGCGCGATCACCTGCGACCAGTGCACACTGTCGGACGTATCCGGGACCTCGATCACGCGGACCCGGAGCTCGGTCGCGCCCATTGAAGGCTCTTGCGTCGAACGAGTCAAGGGGCGAGGGGCCCGGCGCGCCCGGGCCGGCTCCGGTGTCACGGCTTCCAGCCGCGCATCGTGGCGGCCGCCTTCGCGAAGTCGACGATGGCCATCCCCTGGTCGGTGGACTGCCACCCGGGGAACTTCTGCTCGTAGGCCTGGTCGAGCACGTACGCCTCGGTCTCGAGCTGGGCGGTGAGCTCCTCCGCGGTGAGGACGCCCTTCGAGATGAGCAGCCGCGAGAGCGCGTTGACCTCCGCCCGCAGGAGCATCGTCACCTCCCGGTGATCGCGGACTGCATCCGACTCGGGATCGCCGAGGAGGCGTGTCCCGAGCTGCCAGCCCGCGAAGACCGTGCGCCACTTGCACAGCTTCTCGAGATAGCGGCCGGCCGGCATCACCAGCTCCCCGGCAGCACGATGCGCGGCCCCGCGTCGGCCGCCTGCTGCCGCGCCGCCGCGAGCTGCGGCTCGCTCAGGAAGCCGCTCTCGAGGAGGATCCCGTCGCACTGCTCGAGGAACGCCTCGACGAGCGGCCGCGTGGGGCCCGTGTCCGGGGTCCGGAGCGCCACCCGGAGGTGATAGGCCACGCCGAACACGACGGCCAGCGGCAGCTCGAGGCCGATCACGTCCCCGAGAGCCTCCCCCGCCTGGTCCGCGCATCGAGAGCACACATTCGGCGCCACCCAGGTGCAGCCGCCCGGGCAGCTCTGGGCGTCCGTGCAGCCGCAGCCCGTGCACTGTTGGGGCTCCGCGTGGGGCATCCGGGCGACGTCCATCACGCTGCCTTCCGACGCTTCGAAGTCTTCCGCTTCGCGGCAGCCCGCGGTGCCGTGGCGGTCTTCGGCGCGGCGGGCTTCTCCGTCGGCGCCGCGGCGTCCACGATCTTCGTGACGTCGATGCGGAACGCCTTCACCGCCCTGATGAATGCGTCCCGGCGGTAGTAGTCCACGGCGTCGTCGGCCAGGTAGGCGAAGGCCGCCCGGCGCACCACGTCCTCGGCCGTCGTCCCGCGCCCGATGTAGTCATCCAGCTTGACGCCACGGGCATACCCGCGGCTCTCGGGCGTGATGATGGCGGCCAGCGGCCCGGCCGGACCGGCGGGCGCCTTCTTGATCGCCTCTGCCAGGGCCTCCAGGAGCTTCGGGGTGGCCTTCTGCCAGCGGGTGTGCTCCGCGGCCCGGCGCTGCTGCTCCTGCTGGTCCCGGCGCTGCGCCGCGGCCAGGCGCGCGCCGGCGGCCCCGCCGCTTGCGCCCGACACCGCGCGCCGCTTCCGGTCCCGCTGCTCCGCCCCCCAGTGAGTCGCGCACTTGTCCTTGTTGACGCAGACCTTGAAGGCGTCCCCGCGGCCCGGCCCGACGACGATGACGCCGGCCACCGCGTAGTCGCAGGCCTTCGACTTGGCCGCGCCGTCCGCGCGCCGCCACGAGCGTGGGCCGAATGTCTTGCCCTCCCGGGCGTCGGGGTCGATGTAGTGGTCGTGGGTGATGGCGACGACCTTCTCCTTCGCCTCCACCGCCGCCGTGACCACCCCCACCGTCTCGGGGAACAGCACCGGATCGGCCGCGATCGGGTTGAAGCGCACGTGCTTGTCCACCCAGCCCTGGAACTCCCGGACGCTGACCGGCTTGAGGGCCTGGGCCCGGCCGGCCGGTCGGTCGTCGGGCCCGAACAGCACGAGCTCGCGCGTGAACAGGCCGCCGCCGGTGACATTGGGATCGAGCGCGCGGGCCTGGTCGTCGCCCGTGAGCCGGGCCAGGATGACCGCGTGCCCCAGCGTGATCGTCTCCTCGAGGAAGAGCTTCTGGGCCATCTTGATGAGCTGGCGGAGCTTCAACCGGTCGTAGATGTAGGTGCGGTCCTTGTTGACGCGCTCGGCGATCCGCGCGACGTCGTAGCCGTGCCCCTTCGCGAGGAGCTGGTGATAACACTCGGCCTCCTCGAGGGGGTGCACGTTTTCGTGGTGGAGGTTCTCGAACGCCAGCACCTCGAGGAACTCGGCGTCGGTCATCTCGCGCACGATCGCCGGGATCACCTCGAGGCCGGCGCCCTTGGCCGCGCGGTACCGCCGATGGCCGGCCGCGATCTCGTAGCCCGTGGCATCCGGTCGCGCCAGGATCGGATCGAGGACGCCGTGCGCGACCACGCTCTCCGTCAGCTCCTTCAGCTTGACGACGTTCCAGTGCTTGCGGGGGTTCCACGCCGACTCGTGGACGGTGTCGAGGGCGAGGACCTGGTACGCAGACGGCGCCTGAGGGGTCATGCGGGCATCTCCTTGCGCAGCGCGAGCGCGTCGGTCGGTGAAAACCCGGGCGGCAGCGCAGCGGGTGCCGCCCGGTGCTGCTCCTGGGCGGGGAGGCGGACTCCGTCCTGGGGCTTCGACGCGTGAGGGCCGTGACTGATAAGGCGCACGGCCATGTGCCTCCGCGGGCGACTGGGTCTCGGGTCCGCCGCTGTCGGCCTCGCCAGCCCCACCCGCGTCTTCGCCGTGTCCGGCGCGTCGAGGACACTCACCAGGCTCACCGCTTCCCCTCTTGTGGCGTTCGCATCAATCGGCTTCGGTCGAAGATCATCGCCCCGCCTCCTCGACGGTCACCACGTCGAAGCCGTCCTCCTCGAGCGCGTCCCGCACGTCGTCCAGGATCGCTATTACGGGCTCGTCGTCGTCCACGTTCACCTCGACGATCAGCCGTCGCTTCATCCCTTGGTCTCCGTCACCCTGGTCCTCATGGCCATCAGGCCCGCCGCTCCCACCCCGGAATGGCGCCGGCGAGCAGGCGCTGCGCCTCCCGGAACCAGTCCTGATCGATCAGCACCACGCGCTCGTCGGGGAAAAACGCTTTCATCCGCGCGAGGCGCACGCGGCTCTTCGCGTCCATCCACCCCTTGACCTCGTGCCACTCGTGGTGGCCATCGGGGTAGCCCACGCGGAAGTCCGGGGTATAGCGGCCGGTACCACCGGTGACGCCGGTGAACACGAACGTCTCCGCCTCGTAGGCCCAACCGGTGATCTTGCCCTGGCCCTCGAGAAAGCGGAGGTATCGGGCATAGTTCGATTCCCAAGAGGAGCGAAAGAATTGCCCGCCGAGATCCGCGCGGCGCCCACCGGAGCCGCCGCTATGACCGGGGCCTCGACCGCCGCGAATCCGCTGGGCCAGGCTGCAGGCGACGGCATGCTGCAGCGCGCTGGGCGCAGCACCGGTCGAGGCGCGGCGCACGGTGGCGCGCGCATCCGGGGCGCCGCCACGGGACAGGAGCCGGAGGGCTTCCGCGCGCGTGACGTTCACGTCTGCTCCGTCCGTCCGTCCGCATGGAGCGTGACGCTGCGACCCTCGGCGCTGATCGTGACACTGGTGCAGCCCTCGGGGCCGGCCTTCGGTCGGAGATACTCGGCGAGCGGGCCCGATGCGAGATCGATCAGGCCATCCTCTCCGAGAGCGGCCAGCTCGACTACATCATGGTCGTCGCCCTCGAGGTGTGGAACCGCCTGCCGGAGGCCAAGCGCCGGGCGCTGATCGACCACGAGCTCTGCCACGCCGATTGGAACGCAGAGACCGGCGAGTGGACGCTCTGCGCGCACGACGTAGAAGAATTTAACGCGGTCGTCCAGCGCCACGGGGCCTGGAAGTCCGACATCGCGTCGTTCCTCGAAGCGGCCAGCGTGGCGCCGGTCCAGGGGATCCTCCCGCTCGGTGACGCGGCGGACCTGGTCAAGGGCAAGAGCTTCGTAGAGGACCTGCTCGAGCCGGGAGGCCTTCTTGAGCGAAGCCCAGACCTGCTTTCCATGCTTCTTGGCGGCCTTCGGCCGTCCCACGGCGACGATGTGCGCGCGCTCGATGTCGTGGTGCCAGCGCTCGACACAGTAGGAGATCACCGCGTCGATGTCGGGCCGGAGCTCCCAGTCCTGCTGTTCTTCTTCGGCCATGCTCAGGTCTCCCTCGCCAGCACGTAATCCTCGGGTCGCTTGAAGGCCATGGAGCCGTCCGGCTCGCGCCACGTGGAGGCGACCGCGGCCCGCGCGGTCCGGAGGCCCCCGTAGGCGTTCGGGTCCACCCGCAGGACGTAGCGCTTGAACGTGCCGTCGGGCTCCGCCGTCGAGTTGACGACCTGGACGAGCAGAATGGGCTCGTCGTCCGGCACCTCGATGCGATAGAGCGTCCCGTAGCCGTCGGTGTGGTACGGCCGCGCGCCGGTCAGCGCGAGGAAGCGCTCGTGGCCGACGCGCTCGACCATCACGCGCCGGACCTCGGCGTTGCCTTCGTTCAAGATGTCCTGCCCGGTGAGAACCTCGGGCGTGAGGATGACGCGCTCCGGCACCTGGACGCCGCGCCAGAAGTAGTAGCGGGCGCCGCCGGGCCAGGCGACCGCGGGGCCGTCGGCGGAGTGAAGCCGATCATCGACGAGCTGCAGCGCCGGACGCGAGACGGCCACCACCTCGGAGGCCGTGACGAAAAAGAGCCAGAGGCCCGCCTCGAAGGCGTCCACAAACGGCAGCCAGATGCCGATCCACCGCTCGATCGCTGCGGGGATCGGGCTCCTGGCCGCGCTCCAGGCCGCGCTCCTGGCCGCGCTCCAGGCCGCGCTCTCGGCCGCGCTCCAGGCCGCGCTCCAGGCCGCGCTCCAGGCCGCGCTCCAGGCCGCGCTCCAGGCCGCGCTCTCGGCCGCGCTCCTGGCCGCGCTCTCGGCCGCGCTCCTGGCCGCGCTCCAGGCCGCGCTCCTGGCCGCGCTCCTGGCCGCGCTCCTGGCCGCGCTCCAGGCCGCGCTCTCGGCCGCGCTCCTGGCCGCGCTCTCGGCCGCGCTCCTGGCCGCGCTCTCGGCCGCGCTCCTGGCCGCGCTCCAGGCCGCGCTCCTGGCCGCGCTCCAGGCCGCGCTCTCGGCCGCGCTCCAGGCCGCGCTCCTGGCCGCGCTCTCGGCCGCGCTCCTGGCCGCGCTCCTGGCCGCGCGGAAAACCGTGAGATACCCCTGCTCCGCGTCCTCGACCCATCGCACCGGCAACACGGGCACGCCGAGGCGCTCGAGGTGCTGCCGAATCGCGACCTCGGCGGCCCGGCGGTCGATGCGCGGCGCTGCGTGGTCGATGGCCGCGAGGCGATCGATCAGCCGCTGCGCGACCGCCGGGATGGCCGTGGCCACTGGATCAGTCCGCGACCCGCCGGAGCTCGGCCGGCGTGTACTCGGTCTGGTGCATCACGCGGTAGATCCCGGGGTCGAGCGCGATCGCCGCGTGCTCCTCGTGGACCAGCGCCACCGGGGCCCCGACATCGATCCGGAGGTAGAGCCGCCCGTCACGCTCGTCGAAGAGCTCGGCCAGCGCCGAGTCGATCGCGTGCGCGTGCCCCGTGACCTCGCCGTACGCAAGCACGACGCGCCCATGGTCGCGCGGACGCATCGTCGCCGTGGCGGAGAGCGCTCGCTTGCTCGTCTTCACCAGCAATACATCGCCCTGTCGGAGAATCGTCATCGTCCACTCCTTTCGTCTGGGTCGTCTCGCTGCACGTCGGTCCCGGCTCCGCACACCTGGCCCCACTCTCCGCGGAGGCGCGCCACGATCCGGTCCGAGAGCGCATGGCTGATCTCGGCCGGGGTGAGGTTGGTCGTCACGATCGTCGGCAGCATCTCGGCCTCGCGCCACCACACAACCTCGTCGAGGAAGGCCTCCACCAGGCCCCCGCTCTTCGCGTACTCGGCCCCGAGGTCGTCGAGGACCAGGAACCAGGTGCGCTTGGCCTGCTCGAGGGCCGCCGCGCGTCGGGCCCGGTCGAGAAACGCGCCGCAGAGCGCCGGGAAGTACTGAAAGCGCGGCGTCATCCGTCGGAGCACGCGCATCCCCGCCACCGCCGCGTACGTCTTGCCGACCTGGGGGGCGCCCGCCAGGACCAGGCAGCGCCCGGCCGTGTGGTGACCCGCGACCAGATACTGGCGGACCGCGTCGAGCGCGATCGACGGGCGCCCGCGATCGAGAGCGGCATCGCGGAACCGCTTCGGCACGCCGAGCTCGGGCGCCATGGCCTGCCACCAGCCTTCCTCCTCGGCGCGCACGCGGTCGGCCTCCTGTTCCGGGGTGAGCGTGACCGCCGGCGGCAGGGTGGCGGCAACACGATCGAGGATCGGCTGGATGGCTTCGATTCCCGTCTGGTGGGTCATAGCTGCACCCGTCCGGTCGGCGTGTCGCGCCACTTCTCGGCGATGCCCTGGCGCGAGCCGCGGGTGGTGCTTGCTGGCGGCGGTTCGTCCTTCCAGCGACCCTCATTCAGCCAGGTCGCGGGGTTGGGGATGTACTTCCCCTCCTCCCGCATGAGCCAGGGGCGCTGGCGCTCGAGCGAGGTGATGATGTCGTCGGCGTGCGCCTCGCAGCCCTTCTTAGCCCAGGCGCGCTCGGCGGCATCCTTGCCGACCTTCTTCGGATAGGCGGCCCAGAAGCGCGTGAACCCACCGGACCCCCCTCCGGAACTACTAGCCGCTAGCCGTAAGCCGTTAGCCGTGTGGTTTGGCTCTCTCGAGTTTTGCCGGCCAGATGCAGGCTTTTCCCGGCTGGTCGCAGCATCTTGCCGGCTACTCGCCGGCAACTTGCCGTGGCTCTGCCGAAACTGAGCCGTCGGATGGGGGTTCACGGCAACTGACAGGACGTCGTCCTTGTCGATCAAGAGGCAGACCACCCCTTTACTGGCGAGCTCCGCGAGGGGAAGGCTCGGCGAGAGGCTCGACCCGACGAGCACCGGGAGACACTCGCCCGAGAGGGCCAGGTCCAGGGCGGCGCGATAACGCAGCAACTGCTCGAGCGATGGCAGGGTGATCGTCTGGCGCTTGACCTCGAACAGGATGACGCGCGCGGGTGTCCAGGCGACGAGATCGAGCCGGTAGTCGCCCAGCCGGTACTCGCGCTCCCATGTCAGGATCTTCTCGGACACCAACAGTCGCGGGAGGTACCCCTCCAGCACGTCGACCAAGTCCCGCTCCTTGCGCCCGCAGACGATGGAGGGATGGAGCGAGAGGAAGAGCTGTTGCGTCGGGATCGATAGTTGCCCGAAGATCGCCTCGGTCGGGACTGGATTGAGCGTCCGCCGCGGGAATCGGATGTGCTGAAAATTCTGCCACACCGGGTCGCAGAGATAGGTCTCGTCCTGGTGCTCGAAGGTCAACGTCAGCCCCACCTCGGTGATTTTGTCGAGGGCCGCAAAGACATCCGCGTCCGAATGGCGGGCCAGCGCGCGATTGAAGCCGCGCACCATGGCCGCCGATCGCGGCATCACACCGAAGTCGTCCGCACACAGGAGGTAGCCGTGTTGCCACACGCGCGCCTCGAAGTCGGATAGTGACGACACCTTGCGGGACTGGCCGAGCCGCGGACTGATGAGCCGATCGTCCGGCATACTGTCCTTCCGTCCGAATGAAAGAGGGAGAGCGAAGAGCGGCGCGGCCGTTGGCGTCTCGCGCAGCGATAGGGAAAGGGCCAGGCTCATACGTTCGCGCCGCGCGCCGCCCACTTGTCTGGCGCCATCTCGATCCGTGCGTCGAAGCCGCCGCCACCGAGCGCGCGGACGACGAGCCGGCCCTTGGCGTAGGGCCAGTCCGTGCGCGCGTGGCAGTCGTGGCAGAGCGTCACGAGGTTGTCCTCGACGTGCGGGCCGCCCTGGCTGCGCTTCGTGACGTGGTGGAGCTCGAGGCGCCGCGTCGAGCGGCAGAAGATGCAGCGGCGTCCGTCCCGATTGAGCACGGCCTGGCGAACCCGATCGGAGATCGCCTCCTGGGCCATCCGCGATCGCCCGATGCGGCCGCGACGGCTCGGGGCTCCCTCGAGGGTGACGCGCACGGGCACGGCCTCCTCATCGTCAGCGAGGCAGACCAGCTCCTCGCGCTTGGCCCGAATCTCCCGGAGCCTCCCGTCCGACGTCAGCCGGCCCCACCACCGCGTCGTGCGCATCAGGCCCGCGCCACGGTCAGGAACGAGACGCAGAGGACCTCGAGGGCGCGGAACGCGACGTCGCCGTCCTCGGCGCGCGCGGGATCCGGCGCCGTGGTGTCGAGGACCGTCGGCAGCGTGGCCACCATGGCGGCCTTCACGGTCGGCTCGAGGGTGCGCGGGATCCGGACCCGGAACTCCGTCCAGGACTCGAGCCCGAGCGCGCGATCCACGATCTCCTGGAACTCCGTCGAGCGCCGGACCTGGATGGCGGCGTCGATCCAGCGCTCGACATCACCGCCGGCGCCTATCACGCGGAGGAGGACGAGCGCGCGGACGCGTGAGACCTCGCGCCAGCGCGCGAGCGGGACCGTCGCCTGGTGCGTGAGCATGAGCGGCCACAACCGCTCCACCAGCTCGACGTACGTCGCCGGCGGCAGGTCGAGCTCGTTCACCGCGTAGGCCCGGGCCGTCGGATGGCCGTACACGAGATAGAGCTGCTCGTCGCGGATCCGGCCCAGGATCTGCGCCAGCTCGGACCAGTGGGCCGTCTCATGGGGCTGCGCGATCGCGCGCGCCCGCTCGCGGAGCTCCTCGGGGGTGAGCCGGCCGAAGTCGGTCATGCCATCGCCGCCGCACGGGTCCGATCGAGGTGCGCGCGCCAGCAACGCGGGCAGAGGTCGTGGCCCTTGAGCGGGCGGGCATGCACGCCCCGGAACCCGACCCGGGCGCGCTTCCGACCTGGTCGGGCCACCACCATGGCCGGGCGGCCGCACTCGCAGCGGTGGACCATTACGCCGCCGCGGCCGCCCCGCCGATGCGCGCCACCGTGCTTCCCTGCTCGCCGGCCGTGATCAGGTAGGCTGCGACGCCGTCTGGGAACGGGCCCGCGGGCGCCTCCGGCGTGGTGTAGGTCGCGAACACGAGGCACTGCTCGGCCCACCCCTTCAGGATCGCCATAGACAGCACGCCGAAGCAGCGCTGGCGGTTCTCGCGATCCAGGAGGTCGAAGCGATCGAGCACGACGAGCCGCGCGCCACTCGCCTCCGCGAGCGCGACCTGGAAGGCCACGCCCGCCCGGTAGAGCTCGCTCTCCGCCATCAGCGTCGGCGGGAGCCCGTTCAAGAGCACCGACCACGGGTCGGCCTGGATCGTGAGCCGGAGCCCGAAGTGCCCCATGATCTCGTTCACGCGATCAAGGAGCGCGCCCAGGCGCTCGACCAGGAGGCGCTCGGAGGTCCCCTTGGGCCCGAAGGCCTCGACCAGGCGCTCGAGCGCCGTGTGCTCGGCCTCGAGGCGCGTGCGCCGGGCCCGATCGGCCGCCGCGCGCTCGCGCTCCTGGAGCTGCCGGGACGCCTCGGCGAGGTTCTGCTGGCCGCGCTCGACGCGCTGGCGGAGCGCGCTGACGGACGCCTCGGCCGCGGTGGTGTCGAGCGTGCGCAGGCGCCCCACCGCGGCGTCGTGCTCGCCCCGGGCCGCGGCATGCGTGCCACTCAGCGACTCGATCGACTCGACGCGCCGCTGCGCCTCCACCACGCGCGCCTCGAAGGCGGGAATGTTCGGGCGCGGCGCCGGCGTGTAGGCCGCCACCTCCGCCTCGAGGGTGGCGATCGACTGATCCCAGGTGGCGAGCATGCCGCCCCGAGCCTCCGTCGTGAGCGGGCACGGGATCTCCTCGGAGATCACGCAGACCTCGCCGAGCTTGCCGAGATGGCCGCGCCGGGTCCGGATCCCGGACAGGCGGTCGCGCTTCGTCGTGTGGGCGGTGGCGGCCGTCTCCGCCGCGGCCGCATCCTTCTTGGCGCTGGCCAGGCTCCGCTCGGCCTCGCTGACGGCCTTCTTCGCCTTGTCGAGCGGCCCGAGCTCCTGGAGGCGGGTGGCCGCCTGGTCCACCTGGGTGGCGAGCTCGGTGCGGCGCTGCTCGAGCGTCGCGCGCTCGCCCAGGACCTGGCCGTGCTCGCGCGTCAGCCGCTCGAGCTCGTCCTGGAGCTCCCGGAGCTTGCCCTGGATGGCGCCGACATCCGGGGGCGCCCCCTCGAGGTCCACGTGCGCGGTCCCCTGCGCGTCGCGCTTCGCGGCGGTGAGGTCTCGGCCCACGTCCCGGCGGCGCTGATAGACCGTGTCGTAGGCGGTGGTGAGCGCGCCGAGCGTCGCCGGCGCCGAGATCCCGACGGCCTCGAGGGGCAGGCCCTCGAGCGCGGCCGGAGGCACGGACTGGTCCACGAGCTGGACAAGCAACTCCTTCTGGCGGCCGGCCGCCTTCGCGGCGCCCTGGGCCATGTCGAAGAACCCGCCGACGTTGCACGCGATCCGGAGGACCGCGTCGGGATCCGCCATCCCCGGCGGTGTATAGAGATCGAGCATCGCCTTGCCGGCCTCGTGCCCGTTGATCTTGGTCTCGGTGCCCTTGGGTGTGATGCGGCGCCAGACGTCGACGGCCTTGGCGCCGGCGGTCGGATGCACCTGCCCCCGGACCGAGCCGAGCGATTCGCCCGTCCGGATCAGGCTCGACACGGGGACGGCCGAGCCCTGAAGGTCAGCGGTCTCCCCGCGGAGCACGAGCTCGACGGCGCGGCGGAGCGTGGACTTTCCCGCGCCGTTCCGGGCCAGGAAGAACGCGATGGGCCGGTCGAGGGCAATCTCCACCTGCCGGAAGCAGCCGAAGTGCGTGCAGGTCAGCGTGTCGATCTTCATCGCACGGCCTCCAGCTCGCGCACGATGCTGCGCGCCTCGCGGACCCAGTCCACCTCGTCGGGTGGGGCACTGTTCTCGTCGTGGAACTCGACCAGGCGCTCGAGGATGTCGAGCATGTCGAGGGCGCGGTCGCTCACGCGCGGGTCGATCACCTGGTTCGGCGGCATGCAGGGCGGGCAGTAGCGGTCCGTGGTCGAGGGCCACACCGTGTCGCCCAGGACGCCGCAGTTGTCGCACCGCTGGCCGTTTGCAATGGCGAGCTGGCAGTCCTCACAGAGCGTGCCGTCCTCGCCCGGGCAGTAGCCGCCGCAGCCGCCGTCCTCGTCGCGCTCGACGGGGCCCGCGCACTGGACGCGGGCCGCGCACGGGCCGCTTGGCAGCGCGCCCGTGCAGCGATGGGTGTGGATCGTCCGCGTGGCCATGGCTAGAACTCCATCAGCTTTTGGGCGCCCGCGGCCGACGCGCCGGGCGACGCCGTGGACGCCGTGGACGCGGTCGGGGCGGACCCCTCCGCCGCGGTGCCCGGCCGCACGTCGTTCTGCCCCTTCGCGTCGCCGCCCAGGATCGACTCCGTCGACAACCCCCCAGGTCGAACCGTAGTCGGCTCGGCCTCTGCTTCGCGCAGGACCTGCGCGAGGGTCGTCTCCCCGTCCTGGATCGCCGTCCGCATTCCGCGGAGGCTCACGAGGTCGTCCACGGTGATGTCGGCCAGGCCGGTGCGCCCGATGATCTTGAGGATCTGCTCCGGCCGTGCGCCGAGCTTGCCGAACCACTCGAACTCGCGCGTCCGGCGCTGCTCCATCGTCAGCGCCTTGCCGAGGCTCGCCTTCTTGGCCTCCTCATAGATGTCCTTCACGAACGCGAATGGCACCACCTTGAAGATGGCCTGGCGGAGCGCGATCGAGCAGGCGGCGTTGCTGACGACGCCGATCATGTCGTCGGAGTACCGCCCCTTCCGACCCGTGATCCGCCGCGTCACCTCGACCGCGCAGGCATGGTTCGTCTCGAGGTCGAAGGCCGCGCCCTGGGCCTTGACGTACCGCTCTCCCACCTCGACCACACGGGCGCCGGTCCGCAGGTTCCCCCAGGCGGACGCGACGATCTCGGCCAAGCGCACCGAGGGGCCCTCGATACGCTTGCCGTCGCGCGGGAGCACATAGAACATGCTGCCGGCGGTGTCCTCGTCGAGCGTGGCCATCTCGAAGGCCTGCTTCTTGAACCGCACGATGCTGCGCGGCCACCGCCGCGCCGTGGCGATCTGGATGTCGATCTCCGCGCGGTTCAGCGCGGGGAGCGCGGAGGAGGCGTCCAGGACCTCGGCCTCGCCCTCCTCGGACATGTCACCGTTTCGCTTCGCGTCCATCGGCTGCTCCTCTTGGCCGTCCACGGGGGACCGGCTGCTGGGACTGTTAGTCGCGCGGGCGCGTGTCGCCGCGCCGGACGTACACGCAGTCACGGAAGTACTGACACCACGACGCCGAGCACCACCACGACTCCGGATTGGTCGGCACGAATGAACCCCGCTTGACCGCCTCGACGCCGACGTTGAGCCGGTTCACGAGAGCGGTCAGGTCCTCCGCGGTCCGGGTGGTCGCGAGCGCGACGTGCTTCTTCTCGGCGCGCGCTGGCGTGCGGACGAGGTAGTCGAGGACCTGGCCCGCCGGGAGCTGCCGCGTCTCGGCGCTGCGCAACAGGGTGTAGTAGGTCAGCTGCTGCGAGTCCTCGGCGGCGGACTTCGACGGCGACTTCTCGGCGCTCTTCGTATCCCGGATGATCTCGCCGGCCGACGTCCGGTCGACCAGGTCGATCGTCCCGTGGATCTCGATGTCGGAGCCCTGCGGCTTCACGATGATCTTCCGCTCGACGCCGACGGGGGTGATGCCGGGCGCCACGCGCTCGACGTGAAACCCGGCGAGGTCGACGGCGAAGTCCTTCGTGTGGGCCCGGACGGCGCCGACGGGCTCGCCCTGCTCGTCGGGGCTGAGCTCGACGCCCTCGCTCCAGGCCGCCTCGAACTCCGTGGCCGCCGTGTCGCGCGCCTCCTCGAGGGTCGGCAGCGTCTGGGTCTCGAGCTTCCGCAGCATGGCCCGGCCCACCGCCCGATGCACCACGGTGCCGCGGACCTGCCGGGGCGACGAGGGCCGGGAGTCCTTCTCGATGTAGGCCCGTCGAAACTTCTCCCCGCATTCCTGCAAGGTTCGGAGCGCGGAGTTGTTCCAGCTAAGCAGCTCGGCCATGGGCCGCCTCCTCCCCCGCCTTCCGCGCCGCGACGAACCGCGCGCACCGGCAGGTCCAGCACTCCGGGAAGTACTCGGCGGTGACGCCCGGCGGGTGCGCATGCGCGCGTCCACACTCCGGACACGTCTCGACGGGCCAGGCCTCGACCTCGTGGAGCCGGAACGTCCCGTACGGCGTCTCGATCGGCGTCAGCGCCGCGGGTCGGGCCGCGTAACAGCGGCTGCAGCCCTCCCGGCAGGCGCCATTGGTCCAGTCGCACGACGGACAGAGCCAGCTCGTCAGCACGGGGTGCCTTCCTGGCTCGCGGCGGCGTCCACGAGTGCGTCGACCGCCTCCGACTCGGCGACGGTGGCGAGGAACACGATCTCGCGCTGGCAGGCCTGCTCGAGCGCGCTCACCTGGAGCGCGAGCGCGTGACAGCCGTCGCGGCGGAGGACCGCTCGCGCCGAGTCGAGCAATCCGGCGGCGTCCTCGATGGCGTCGATCTTTCGCCCGACGCGGCTCATGCCGACGGCCGCTCCGCGCCGGTTGCGAACATCGCCACGAACACGACGCCCAGGACGAAGCCGAGCACGAGGCACGCGAGCGGGATCACGCCGACCCCAGCAGGGCGAACACGACGCCCCACACGATCACGGCCAGCACCAGCAGGACTCCGCCCAGTCGATCCTCGAGCTTCTGGCTCAGGCTCATGCGACGCTCCTTCCCTCGGCGCTGTCGCAGCCCACGCACTGGATGCGGTACCGGCCCGGCTCGGGCAGCGCCCGGGCCACGAACCAGCAGTGCGCCGCGCGACAGGTCGGACAGGCCTCCGCGGCTTCGGGGGGCACCACCACCAGGTGGGCCCAGGGTTCTCCGTAGATCGGGATCACACGACCGTGCGGCGCCCGGACCCCCGCGCCGACCGCCGTCACCGCTGCGCCTCCAGCGCCCGTCGCCCTTCCACGGTGAGGGTGACCACCTTGGCGGGCCGGCCGCTGCGGGTCCGTCGCGTGCCGCCGCGCTCGTCGACGGCGCCGAGCTCGAGCAGGTCGTCCACGCGGGCACAGACCACCGGGATCCGGAGCCCGGTGCCGCACTCGATCTCGTCCCGGGTGGCCCCGTCGCGCCGCGTCGCGACATAGCGGAGGACGGTCCAGAGCCCGCGGTTGGCCGTGGAGATCACCGCCTCCGCGGCCGCGCGCGACGTCTCCGCTTGGTTGTGGGGCGGCAGGCCGCCGTGGAGATGCGCCGGGTATTCGGTCCCCGCAGGGGGCACCACCGCGGCCACGAAGGGAAAGGTGCCCTGGGTGCTCATCGCGCTGCCCGCGCTTTGCTCTTACCGGGCAGCTCACCCAGGTCGAGCACCATCTGCATCTTCGGGGTGAGGCGCACGATGTCCTGCTTGAGCTCCGCCAGGAGCTCGCCGAGCCGGGCCTCCTTGGGCCGGACCTCGTAACCGAGGAGGTCGGCGAGCGTGAAGAGGACGGACGCGTTGCCGGTCACCCGCATCAGCTTGACCAGGTGCTCGTCGTCCGCCGGGAACGGCTTGAGGCTGTCCCCGCCGAGCGTCGTGCGGTGCGACAGCTCCGACGGGGACCAGTCGAGCTCGGCGGCCAGGGCCTTCATGGGCTGCTGGGCGCCCGTGGCGGTCGCGTTGAGCGCCTCACGGATCGTCGGGAACACGTGCCCCGTCATCGCGGGCCCCCGGACGCCGGCAAGCCCGGGCAATTACTTGCCTGGACGTGCCCGGCCGAGTCGCGAAAGAGTGGGCCCATGTCAGGCGGCCGCTTCCGCGAAGAAGCTCTCGAGCTTCGCGCCGGTCACGTTCACCATCCGGAGGAGGTTCTCGATAGTCGGCTCCGTGGCGCCGCTCTCCCACTGAGAGACAGCCTGCTTGCTGACACCGACCCGCTGCGCGAACTCCTGCTGGTTGTCTCCGAGGCCTTCGCGCAGCGCTCGAATCTGATCGGGCTTGAAGGTCAGCACCTGATTCATGGGCGTGAACCTACCAAGTGCTTGGTTGGTTGTCAAGACACTTTTTTCTGGCCAGTGTCCGCCCTTGACGCCGTGAAAAAGGTCCCGGCCGGACTCAGTAAGGACATGATGGTCAAGCGCGTGGGCGCGTGGCTCGAGTACTATCGTCGCCAGCGCGAGACCGCGCGCAAGAAGCCCATTCCGCATAAGGCCATGGCGGCCGCGGCGGGTGTGTCACCCCAGGCGTATAGCAATGTCGCGAAGGGCGGGACGGTCAGCTTTCAGTCGCTGTTCGCGTACCTCGAGTTCCTCGGGGTGGCGAAGCAGGAGGCGATGGCGATCCGGCGGCTCCTGGCAAGCTCGCAGATCGACGACGAAGACATCCGGCAGGAACTCGCGCAGGCGGCCAGTCGCGTGCTCGGGAATCTCGACGCGCCGGGAATCGATCTCACGGAGGACCGGCGGCTGGCTCGTCCGCGGTCGCGGGGACGCACAGCGCTTGGGTAGCGTGGCGTCGCCCGCTTGCGGCGGCCCCGGGGCGACGCGATCACTGGCCGCGGTGTACCACCGACGTGGGCGCCGCCGCTCGGTGTCGCCAGATCGTCAGGCGGATGCGCCTGTCGGTGCGGCTGAGGAGACTGGGATGGGGACTCGTTCGACCCGAGCCGTGATACACGTCCTTACTGCTACCCTCGCGGTCGCGATCCTTCTCACCGCGACGGCAGCCGAGAGCGCGGGTGGGTACGTCCTTTGGGGCCGCGAGCGCGACACGGGCAAGATTGAGAAGAAGGCGTCAGCCTGGGACTCGATTCGGTGTCTCGAGCTCAAGCGGACGCTCGAAGCGAGCGGCGCGCGCTACTGGGACTACGCCTGTGTCAAGGAAGGGCTGGATCCGAAGACCGAAGTCGCGAGGTGGAAATGAGTTGCGGCTACTGGTTCCGGCTTTCTACGGCTGACCGAGGCTTCATTCAATGAGATGGGATGCGAGCCGATGCGACGCGTGATCCTTGCCATCGCAGTTGCCGTCGCGGTCGTCCAGGCTGGCTGTAGCAGGGTGGTCTATCGGAATCCAGATTACACGCCTCAGCTCTGGGCCCGCGACAGCTACGAGTGTGAGCGGGACTCGCGCCAGAGCGGCTACTTCGGCACCGGCATTCTAGGACAACTCAACATGCTGGAGTTCTATGACCGCTGCCTTGCGGCGCGGGGATGGACGAAGACCCGGGAGCCCAGATGAGGCACTATCGCGCGGCGCGAGTCGGGTTCATCGCGATCGCGGCGCTCACGACCGCCTGCATGTCCACGCCGACACGGCTCGACCCCGATCAGCTTGCGCGGCTTCGGCAGCTGCCGACGATTCACGTCATCCACTACGCGGCCGCGCCGCTCCTCGCCTTCGGACCTAACGACTTGAATCCTCGGTTCGGGCCAGCACTTGCCATCCTGGCGGACAACATGATCGTCTACGAGCAAGCTCGATACCGTGGCGAGCAACTGGCGACCCGTCTAAGACTCGAGGATCCAACGGCGACGGTTGTGCAAACCGTCCTCGACGATCTCCGGCAGTACGCTGGTTTCAACAATCTTCGCCTAGCGTCCTCCCGATTTCCCTCTGATGCCAACACGTACATCCCCGATGTCATCGCGCGACTCCGCCAGGCACTGGGCCCAGTGACTGCCTTGGAGTTCACGGCGCCCACGTGGATCCTTGCCAGGGCAGCGCCCGACGACCGCATACGGTACCGCGTGAACTACAGCATAGGCGCGCGCATTTGGGATTTGGCGGAGGGTGATCTTCTTTGGACCGGATCAACGCTGTGCGCCACATCCCCCGCCCTATATCAGGCCGAGGTTGATGGGCCGAGCCTCAGAGCGGAGCTCCTCGCCATGGCCGACCGGTGCAGCAGTGCCTTGACCCAGCAGATCGCGGCTCCCCTGATCCGCGGTCTAGCTCCCTCGGCCGCGTGTCCGATCGGCCGGTACTGGAACAGTGACGTTGGAGCATGTGTCCGAATCAGTCCGTGATCGGTCGTGGCGCTCTCGCCCGTCGCACCGACATCAACGCGGCCCATCGCTAACGTGCCCGTCTTCACGCTCACCTTCCTGAATTCCACGTCCTCCGCGTACCGGGACGCCGTCCGGCTCGCTCGGATGTTCCGATCGCACCAGGTGATACCCCGCGGCCGTCGGGTCGAGCACCAGGTGACCGTCCACGTAACGCCCGGCGAGCTCGCCTGGCTCACCGAGCTCTGGCGCCTGGTGGGCGCGTGGAAGGGCACGCTCCTCGTCCTCAACGGAGCGCCGCTCCCCCCGGCGCGCGGCCGCTGGATCCTCGACTGGCTCGGCTGCATGAGCCGCGCCGCCACCTTCGATCCACCACACCGCTACTGCCGGAGCGGGATCCCGTCTCTCCTCGGGACGGGCTTCGGCCAGCCGCGGGCCCAGCCGGACTGGTACCCGTGCCGGCTCTGGGCGGAGCGGCACGGCGCCTCGCCGGGCCGCATCAACTGGGCTGACCTGGAGCGCCGCCTCGACCAGGTCCGGGCCGCCCTGACCGACCTGGGGCTCGCGGCGTGCCCGTTCCTCGACCTCGAGGCGTTCGCCCACGCGATCCGGGAGTGGGAGCCGGGCCTCGAGCTGGACGGGCTGAGCGCTGAGATGCCCGAGCCATCGGAGCCGCCCGTCTCGCCGGGCACCCTGGTGGACCTCTTCCTCCGGACCCTCGACGAGCCGCCCGAGCCCCGCTAAATCTCCGCTTGACAGGTTATAAGGCTAGTATTATACTAGCCCCAACCTGAGCACGAGGAGAGCGACGGCGATGGCAGACGAGCAGAGCGGATGGCGGATCGAGTTCTACGTGACGCGCACCGGCGAGACACCGATGAAGACCTTCCTGGTGGGCCTCGCCGGTGACCACAAGGCCCAGGCCGCCGCGATGCTGGAACGCCTCCGCCGCGAGGGCAATCAGGTGCAGCGGTCCCGCCCCATCGAAACCGGCCTCTTCGAGGTGAAGGGCTATCAGGTCCGGCTCTACTTCGTCTATCGCCCGGGACGGCGCATCGTCGTGCTCGACGGTGACGTGAAGAAGCAGGACAAGATCGCCCAGGACGCGCTGAAGCGGATCCGGGCATATCGACGGGACCTGGAGGCGCGGGAGCAGCGCGGATCGTCGTAACTCGCCCGGACCTGGCCTGGCGGAGAGAGAGGAGAATGGGCATGAACCTCAAGGTGAAGATGAAGCGGCCGGAGAAGACCAACGCCGAGGAATGGCTGGATGAGCAGTACGCGAAGGATCCGGGGCTGCGCGATCGCGTCGAGCAGCTTCTGACTCAGATGGACCTCGAGGATCAGCTCGTGGCGCTCCGCGAGGCGCGCGGGCTGTCGCAGTCGGCCGTCGCCACGATGATCGGCGTGAGCCAGCCGCGGGTCGCGCAGCTCGAGGCGGGGCACGTGAAGAACCTGGAGCTCCGGACGCTGCTGCGCTACGTCACCGCGCTCGGCGGGGGCATCAAGATCACAATTCAGAAGCACGCGCCTGGCAAGGTTGTGGGGATGCGCAAGCGGGCGACTGCGTAACACGACAATGGCGATGGAACTGAACGCGTCCATCAAGCAGCTCGAGAGGGATCGTCAACTGCCACGGACAACATAATCCTCCATGGCCCGCCCCAACCCGCAGGCCGTCCTCGAGCACCTCAAGACGGCGATCCAGCTCCGCGCCACGGTCGTCATCGTCTACCACGGCGGCAGCCAGCCAGGGGCGAAGCGGAGCATCATCCCTCTTGAGATTCTCGGCCACCATGTTCGGGCGCACGATGTTGCCCGCAAGGAAGACAGGACGTTCACCATCGCGAAGATCGAGCTGCCGGCCCAGGAAGTCGAGGCTCCCGTGTACGACCCGAGCCTCACGTCACCGGACGCCAGCGCCGGCAGCCACACGGTAGTCGAGGTCAATCTCCTCGGCGGTACCTCGATCACCCGACCGGCGCGGCCCGACGAAATCAAGGAGGCGACCGAAGCGCGCTGGGCCAGACACAGGGAGAACCTCGAGGACATCCGAAAGGCGCAGGAGGAGTTCGACCGGAAGCCGGGACCACGCATCACCCTCGAGCTACCTCCTGGGGATTACATCGTGAGCGTGAGATCCAGGGGCTCTCGGGTCTGGCAAATCTATTCGGACGGGAAGATCGTGGGACCGAGTAGCAAGTTGAAACGCGTCGCGGTGTGGGATGCCCTCAGCGAATTGACCCTGGCGGCAGAGGTCAAGGAAGGCCTTCAGTGACCTGGCGCGACCTTCTCTTCGCCCTCGCCGTGGGTCTCGGCGGGGCGTGGATGATCCTGGGCGCGCTGTGAGCTTCGCCGACGGTGGGTCATCGGAGGGCATCATTGCCGCCCACTGATTCCCTGCCGGACTGGTTCTGGTGGCACTACGGCACGATCGGCGCGTTGCTCTGGGCCGCGGTCGGCGTCGTGTGGTGGTACGTCGGCGACATCGAGAGCGCGATGGGGACGGTGTGCCGAGCCGTCGGGTTCTATGCGTCGTGGGCTGGCTTCGGACTTGCTGCGTTCTGGCTCGTCAGTACCGCCTTCGCGGCAGGAATCATCCTCCTCGTCCTTCCTATCGTGGCCGTCTCCCGGATGATCGAGCGGCGTAAGGCCAAATGAGCCTCGCCGACGCGATCCTCTACGAGGCCAGCTTCCAGATCTGGCTCGAGGGCGACGCCTGCCACGACCGGCCCGACAACCGTGAGGGGTGGATCTACCGATCGCCCGAGGAGCGCGTCGCCCTGGCGCTCAAGCACGCGGCCGAGCGGGCAAAGGTCGCGGCGATGACGATCCACCGAGGCCCACGCGACCGCCTGGCGGCCCGGAAGGAGCGCGGCTGATGCGCCGGCCGCGGCTGCCCGACCCTGAGCCCGCGAAAGCCAAGCCGATCACCGCCGCGCAGATCCGCGCAATGGCGAAGACGGCGATCGCGCGGCGGGCGCCCGGGCAGGGGAAGAAGGTTACCCTCACCCTCCGGATCACCCTCAGCCGCGAGCGGGCGGAGCAGCTCTCGGAGGCGGCGATCCGGGAGGAGCGGAACCTCGAGGACCTGGTGGGGGAGATCGTGGAGGGGGAGTAGGTGCGGAGCGGGGTGGCCTTGACCCCCGTGCAGCCGAAGCATAGGATTGGGCCCCCATGGCGATCGGTGATTGGGTGGATGTGCCGACGATACGGTCAATCTGCTCGCACGCCTCTGGGGCTGCGGTGAGCCTCCTCGTCTTCGCTGCGCTCGGCACGGTGGCGTCGCTCGCGATACAGAATGCCCGGCTCCGGGTGATCGTCCTGACGATAGACGCCGTGGTGTTGGTGGGAATCCTACTCTGGCTAGCCTGGCAGACAGCAGTGCTACTCTGGAACAACAGGATTAAGATCAATGGCTTATCAATCCTTTGGGTCTGACCTTCTCCGAATGGCGGGCCGGTACCTCCTCGTGGGCGGGTGCTTCGTTCCATGGGGCCTCGGTTACGCCATTGCTGAGCGGTACGGCTGGGACATCACCCCCGTGCTCCTCGGGACCTTGGCTGGCGGGCTCGTCACGAGCGGGATCGTCTGGGCACGCCTAGCGCCTGCGATCGCGAGTGCCCGTCGCCTCGGGGAGGGCCCCTCGATGACGGCGGACGTCGAGTTCGACGCTGGCGATAGACCCAGTCTCAGACTGGCCAAGTCGCCCTGGGTGAGTTCCGGAACGGAGTCGATGGGGGAACACCCTCGCCAATCCACCAAGCAGGTTGGCGGACCCTACATCAACCTGTCCCCTCGAATCCAGTTCGACCTTGCCCGGCAGTGAGATTCTGGCCGATCCTCGCTGATCACGCTCAGGCCCTCAACGGAAAGCTCTATCTGATGGGTGCCGGGTGGAACATCACCGGCCCTGACCCTACTCCGTTTGCGGTAGCCGGGGTGCTCGAGCTGGACTGGGATGAGGCCAATCGCCCACATACCCTGCGCATCGAGCTTCTGACGGATGACGGGCACCCGGTCCTCGTCCCAACGCCCGTCGGCGATAGGCCGGTAGACTTCGGGGGAAATCTCGAAGTCGGTAGGCCTCCAGGCAGCAGGCCGGGTACGTACTTCAACGTACCGATCGCGATGAACATCAACCCGATGCCAATCCCGCCCGGGGGCCGCTACGTTTGGCGCTTCTCCATTAACGGCGTGTCACAGGACGACTGGCGGCTGCCGTTCTCTACGCGGGCCCCCGCACCAGCTCCGCCTCAGCCGGGAGCGCTGCCGGCGTAGTAGCTGTGGTGCCTACGGCACCACCACCCCGTTGACCTCGAGCTCCACGCCCGCCGGCACCGTCATTTTCACTCGCGGCTATCCGCCGCCGCGTGGCGCCTGAGCGGCCAGGACCCGCTCCGCCGCGTCGCGAACGTTCAGGGTGACCGTCACGCCCCGATCGGCCAGCGCGGCGCGCAGCGCGTCGACGATCGGGGTCAGCTCTTCGGTGGTCTCGGCTGTCCCCTCGACTACGAAGCAGAATCGCTCAGCCATCGCGTCCTCCTCATGGCGCAGGCGGCTTACCGCACGAGCTCGCCGTTCCGCAGGAACCCGTGCCAGTCGCCGCCCTGGATCGAGCCGGCGCCGGCGGCGCACGTGGGCCCGCCCGACTTCCCCACGGTCACGTCCGGCGGCTCGCCGGTGCGCACCCAGCACCGATGCAGACGGTCATCCTTCAAAGCGCAGTTCCCCGCCCGGCTGTCGATGTCCCACGGGATCCCGTTCGGGAGGATCACGGACAGGTGCCCGCGAGGATCCACGCAGTCATCCCAGTAGAGACACGTGCGCGACCGCGGCGCCTCCCACGGCGGTTCAGTGGCCGCGTCCAGCGTCCGAATCGTCCAGTGCAGCCAGGCCGTCCAGTACATGTCGCCGGGCTCGAGGGCCCCGCTCGGGTCGGGGTGTCATAGCGGCGCTCCGGATGGACCTGGTAGATCGGTCGCTCCATCGGCTCGTCACTGCTCGTGTTGAGGTAGGCACCGTCCGGCACCGCGAGCCCGCACTGGTCGCAGCGATCGGGCCAGAGGGTCGGTCGATCGGCATAGGCGTCCGGCCGGTCGTAGTCGCCGATCTGGATGATCGGCGGGAACGGGTCGTCGAGCTCCTGGACTAACCGCCTCGCGTCGTGGAACGCCCGCCCGCCGTGGGTGGCCGCGTCGAGCGTGCCCCAGTAGATCCGGAGGAAGATGCGCCGGCCGGTCTCCTGCGCGAGCCGCACGCGCACGGCGTCACTGGCCATGTGTCATCGCCTCCCGATGACCACGGAACAGACGGCGGAACCAACCTTTTCCGTAGACCACTTCCTGCGGGTTGATCTCATACCGCCACGCGCGCCGCGCCGCGTAGCAGTCCACGAGCTCGGCCGGGTTCTTCACAGCCCGTATCGCTCGGAGTGTCTCCGGCCCCAGGTCGCCGTCCTCGAAGATCCAGTGCTCGGGCGCGCGGTCATTGTTGAGCTCCTGCTGCAAGAGCTTCACGGCGGTGGCGAGCCCCTGGTTCAGGGCCGCCTCGAACACGAGCAGTCCGAGGCCTTCCGGCAGCTCGTCGCCGTGGATTGGCACCCAACGGTCGCGGTGATGGATGGCGATCGCCTGGTCACGGGATGGTGGCCACGGGGAGAGGGTCGGGTAGAACGTCCGCGCGATCCCGTACCAGGTCTCCTTGCCCCGGTCCCGCGGATCGTTCGAGTGCGTGCCCTCGTGGTCCGGACGGAGCGCGAACTCGACGGCAGCCAGGAAGCGCGGAGTGAATCGAGGAGGCTGAATCGGAGGCACGCCCCTACCCTTTCTCGGACCAGCCGCAGCCCGGACAGGCCCAGGGCTGCGCGGGATCCGTCTTGCGGAGCACGGCACGACACGCCGGACATCGGCGCGTCCAGATCAAACCGAAGCGAATGCAGCCCAAACTGGCCAACCCTCCAAATTGATCAAATCGTCAAACTGACACGATGCGTGACCGCCAGCCGGTTGCGGCTACAGGAGCACATCGTCGGTCTCGAGCGCCTGGCCCGTGTCGAGCGCGGTCACGACGGTCCGCCCGCCGCGCATCGGATCGAGGCCGAGGTTGAGGAGCTGCAAGACTTGATTCCGATACGGGAGGTTGCCAGGGCGCCGGGGCCCGAACGTCCACGTGAAGCCGATGAAGTCGCCGACGCCCGCGTGCGCCAGCACCGGGCTCTCCACCGAGAACTCGACCCGGGCCCCCGTCGTCCGCTCGGCGAAGCTCTGCCGTCGGTAGAGCACCTCCGACCAGGTCAGGAGATCGGCCGCGCGGCGCAGCCCCCGAAGGGTCATCGTCTTGCGCGCCTCGCCGTGGACGCCCCGGGAGACGACGGCCTCTCGCATGGCATCCCCGGTCGTCGTGATCAGGGAGGACGGCGTCCCGCCGGCCCAGTTCTGGAGGTAGAAGAGGTCGAGCGCGTTGACGAGGCTCTCGTGCTGCCCCGTGCAGGTGACGCCCTCGTCGCCGTCCACGCAGTCGCGCGAGGCGACCACGTGGGCGACCAGCGCGGAGGCGTCGGGCAGGGCGCCGCCATCGTCCACGCTCAGCACGATGGTCCCGTCCGCCCGCATGGCCGCCCGGCCCATCACGTTGAAGAGGATCTCCTGGATCCAGGCGGCGATGTCCCGCTCGTCGTGGACTACCCAGGCGGTGCGGTAGTCGCGCCGCTCCACGATTTCCGCCGCCGCCCGCCAGGAGGGCAGATCCACCACGCTCAGCGGGAACGCCGCGCGGCTGAAGAGCAGATCCGCCAGCTGCGAGATGGCGTTGACGATCAAGGTCCCCTCGAGGTCGGGGAAGACCGCGTCATACAGCTTGCCGCGGCCGCGCCAGGTCACGGCGTCGTCGGGCTGCGCGGCAAACGTGATCGTGGCGATCTCGCCTTGGCCCTGGTAGTCGTTCGCCAGGTTGAGTGTGAAGCCCGTGCTCTGGAGCACCGGCCCGATGTAGACCGCGGTGATGGCGTCGACGGGATGGGCCGCGGCGGCGTAGGTGAAGGTCGCCTGGTCGATCAGCACCGCGGGGCACGGTCCGGCGATCCCACCGATGGTGAGGTCCCCATAGCAATCGCCGATGATGGCGGCCGCGTCGCCCGGATCCGTGTAGCGGCCGGCGCGCACGAGACTGAGCGGACGTCCGATCTCGATGGGCATCGGTCAGAGCCGCGCGATCTCGAGACGGAGGGCCTTCTTCGTCAGCGTCCACTGCTGGATCTGGCCGCTGACCGCGAGCAGCGCGTCGTCGGGCGAGAGATCGGGGAACGTGACGTACACCTCGGCCGCTCGCTTGAGGAGGTATTCCTGGCCCACCAGCCGGCCCATCGCCAGGTCGGTGTTGTCGAGCTCGACGCTGACGTGGGGCAGCTCCAGCTGCGTCCACGCTCCGAGGACGGCCTGGCCGATCGGCTCGGCGCCCTGCTCGATCGGCGACATGGAGGTGATCCGCGCCCCCCGCTCGAGCACGGGCGCGTCGAACGCCCAGGCGAGCCCGGGCCAGTAGACCCCATAGATCCGATCGCCCATCGGCAGGTGAAGCACCACGATGGGGACGAGCGCCGCGCGCGCCTCGAGCTGGTCCAGCCATGCCGGGGTGATCGGCTCGCTCACGCCGTCTCGTCCCCCCGCGTGCGCGGGCGCTCCACGAAGCTGACGTCGACGCGGCGCTGCTCCGGGACGCTGGGCAGGTTCCGCGAGCTGAAGTCCCCCGCCCACTCGCAAAGGCGCACGGAGCCAAGGTCGCCCGGCTTCCGGTGCACCCAGATCGGGCGAACCGCGCCGTCGGATGCGTGGAGCCCGCGATAGGCGGCCTCGAGGGCCGTGTCCTGGGCGGCCGCGAGCGGGCCGAACGCCCAGTCGTAGCGACGGAGGCCGTTGATGATGAACTCGGCCGGGCTGGTCGGCTCGACTACGGTCGCGATCGTCTGGAACCCGAGCGGGAGCCGCACCATCGCCCAGGGGGACCACCGCTCAGCGAGCACCTCGGCCGGCGTGAGGGGGCGATTCCACGCCTTCATCCACTGCCACGTGCCGTTGATGTTGAAGCCGAAGTCTTCACCGAAGCCCCATTGCAGTGCGGTCGCGTTAGGGACTGGAAGATCGAGGGTCCCAGTGACCGGGTCTCCCAGCTGAAGCCCGTCGACGAAGAAGGTGTACACCTTGCCCGCGGTTCGCGTGACCGCCACCGTATAGAATCGGTCGTCGGTGAGGGTCTGACCGACCGTTGAAATGGCGTAGTCGTTTACAAACGGAGCGGGGTGGATCTTGAAATAGAACCGATATTGAGATGTCGCGCCGGCCAGGGCCGCGTAGTTCCAATTCCATCGAACGCTGACGTTGGACCCCCCGTCGGTGCGACCGCAAAACGTCCGCTGGGACGCATCCGCCGTGATCAGCGTGTTGATCCGCACCGCACACATCAGGGTGAACTCGCCCGACGCGAAGTCCCAGTCACTGATGCTGTACTTGTGGTTGACGCCGAAGTTGCCGTACTGGCCCCCGCCCGATCCAATGTAAAACCCCGGTCCGTGGGGGGTACTCACGAATGCGCCGAGCGACTGCCCGCCGCCCACGTTGAACACCGCCGGTCGGTTGTAGCGGGACAGGTCCGGAAACCGAACGGCCGCCCCGCTTGGCGTGCCCGAGTCGCCCAGGAAGCCGATCGCCGACGGCCACCAGAACCCGAGGAGCCCACGGGCACGCGGGTGGTGTTCATCGAGCACCACACCGGGGATGGGCGGGTTGCGCCCGTTCCAGAGCGGACCGAGCAGAAGCGGCCGGATCATTCGTCGAAGGTCTGGGCGCTGGCCTCGACGCGAACCGAGTCGCCGGTGCTCTGGGGGCCGTAGTCGATCACCACCTCGGTGAAGGAGCCGCCGACCACCCAGATCGGATCCAGCTCATCGGCCTTACTGGTCACCGGGTCCGCCTGTCCCGCCGTGTGGGTGAAGGTGAGGGGGCGATCCAGCGTGATGACGGCGGCGGCGACCTTGGAGACCTTGCCCCATTCCTCGCGGGCGGTCCCGGGGGCGATGAGAATGCGGTCCCCGGCCAAGAACCCAGCCCCTGAGGCCAGGGTGAGCACGTTCTGGCCGGCGGCGCTATCAGACGCCACCGTCGTTGATCCCGCCGCGATCGACCCGGAGTTCCCAAAGAACACGTTCCCCCCGTAGGCGATCGCGTCGGCATTCAGCGTCCGTCTCACGGACACGTCGATGACGGGGGCGATCACGGCCGTCCCGGTGCGACCGATCCGAATGAAGATGTAGGCCGCGACCTTCTCGGTGAGGTCGATCACCCCTCGGGCGACGCTCCCCCGGGCGAGGGTAGCGGACGGGATGATTGGGACGTTGTCTGTCCAGACCGGCGTGGGCATAGGTGGTGTGCGCTCCTTTCGTGTCTACAACCCCGCCCACCGCCCGGACGCCATCCGACGTCGCGGCGATGCGCGGTCGATCGATTCGCGGTCGCCCAGCTCGAAGGGCGGCTCGAGGTACGGGCCGAGATAGGCCTCGCTGATCCGGATGAACCCGTCCGGGTTTGCCGGGTCGGTGATGTCCAGGCCCCAGTAGCGATGGGTCCGTGCCGGGGGCCCCAGGTAGTGGACGAGCTGCCCGGTCGGCGCGCCGTCCTCGTCGAGGGGGATGGTCACCGGGTCGCTCACGGTGAGCGGGGTGTAGGTCGGGCTCGCCGACGCCAGCAGGCGCACCACGGCGGCAGCCGTCAGGTTGTGGTCCAGGAGCGCGAGCACGGTGGGTGTCTTGGCCGCGCCGAGGTCGGCCCGGATCCGCACGGTTGCCGTCACGTCGAGCGAGCGGAACTCGGTGTCCCGGTCGCCGTCGAGCAGCTGCTCGATGCCGTGCGGCCGCACGCCCCGGAAGCGGAACCGGTCGGGGGGCTCGTAGACGTCGCCGGACGGGAAGAGGGCGCTGACGCCGTCCGTGAGGAGGATGGCCGACGACGTCGTCAGGAGGATCGCGCTGCTGCTGAGGACGTCCGCGTCGGGCGACCAGTAGAACGTGGCCACGCCGGAGACGCCCGGGAGATCGATCTGGATCACGTACTCGCGCTCCTGGAGGCCCGCGAACACGCCGGCGAGCTCCACGTCGCCGTCCCGGCTCTCCTTCTGCACGGCGCTCAGGACGCCGACCGCTTCCGGGCTCGCGGTCAGCACCGCCTCGAGGAGATAGTTGTCGTGGAAGAGCCGCGGGCGGATGGGCATCAGAGGGTCCGCGGCACCTCGGCCAGGCGCGCCTCCACCGCGTAGCGCTCCGGCGAGCCGGGATGGTTCGCGCTCGGCGCGGCCGGCGACCACTCCACGAGGACGAGCATGTCCGGATCGGCGCTGTCGAGATGCAGGAGGCCGGGCTCGGTGCGCGCCCGCGCTGCGTCGAAGAGCCCCTCGAAGATCGCGAAGAGCGCGTCCCGGTCCTCCTCGAGGAGCTGGTCCCAGTCGACCGTCAGATTCCGCGCCAGGACGGGCACCGCGACCAGCCACCGCCCGGTGACCGCGCGATCCCGCTGGACGACCCGCTGCCACTGGCGCACGTCGCCGAGCTCGACCCGGCGCCGCGTCTCGAGATAGGTGCCGAGGTAGAGCTCGCTCCAGCGGAGGTACCCATCCGGATTCCCCGGGTTCGACACCGCCACACGCCAGTAGCGATAGGTGCGAGGCGGAGCCCCCAGGTAGTGTACGAGGGGCGACCCGGGCACGACGGGGATCGCGTCGTTCACGGCCACCGAGGCGAAGGCGTCCGCGGAGGCCTGGAGCCGGAGCGAGGCGCCGGCGACCAGGTTGTGGTCGAGCAGCGCCAACACGGTGGGGGTCACGGCCGCCGTGAAGTCCAGCGTGCAGGTCACCGGCCCGGTCCCCGCAGTCCGGAACTCGGTATCGCGGTCGGCGTCGAGCATGCGCGCCGGGCCCCAGGGCAAGTACGCGCGCCAGCGCCACACGTCGCCCGCCTCGCAGTCGGTGCTCACCCCACGGCTGAATCGGATCGTGAGCCCGAAGGACAGCGCGACGGGCAGCTCGCTCGTCAGCACGCCCGTGGCGACGAAGGTGGCGCCGTCGTCCTCCGACCACTTGAAGGTCGCGACGCCCACGTTCCCGCTGACCTCGATCTCCACCAGGTAGTCCCGGGCGACCAGGCCGGTGTACGCGCCGGCGACCACCACGATCGAGGAGCCGAGCCCGTCTTTTCGGAGGGCGGTGATCCGCCCCGTCGCGGCTTCCGAGACCGTCAGGAGCGCGACGTCGCTGATGAGATTGTGGTTGAGCCAGCGCGTCGGGCCCATCAGAGCCGCGGGTCTCCCGCCGTGAAGCTCCGGCGGTTCCGACGCCGCAAGATCTCGTCAAACTCGCGCGCGACCTGCTCGGCGAGCCCCCGCGGATCCTTCGCGTCGCCCTGGATGGTGATGTTCACGGTGATCGCGGTCCCGCTGCCGTCGCGCCCCTCGTTCCACGCCATCAGGTCGTCATAGTGAAGCGCGGCCGCGCGGCGGTTCATGACGATCTCGCCGCCCTCCGCGAGGACAGGCACCTCGCCGCTCCCCCGGACGAGACCACCCTCGTGATACAGGCCGAGCCCGCTCGTCATGTCCGTCAGCCCGGGCGCGACGCGGAAGAGGTCCTCCGTCGAGATCCCGTGCGCGCTCATGTACGCCTGGGCGAAGCCCGGCATGCCGATCCGCATGAGCGCCCCGATGTCCCCCTGCCGGACGATGTAGTCGACGAGCTGCTTGCGCCCGTAGACGTCCTCGGCCATGAACTCGGCGAGCCGGGCCTGGAGGTCCCCTGCCCGCGCCGTGCCGTAACCCTGCGCCATCGCGTCGAGCGCGGCCTGGGTCGTGCCGGCCGGGAGGGCGATCTGGGGGAGCGCGCTCCCGATCACGGCGGCGTCCGAGCTCGCGAAGCCCGGGTTCATCGCGCCGAACAAGCCGAGCGCGGACCGCTCGAGGTTGCCCGGCCCGATCAGGTCGTAGAGCCCCGAATGCGAGCTGACCCAGTCGAGCGGGTCGAAGCCGGCCGGCAGCCCCGCGTACTGCTGGAGCTGGCGCACGAGCCCGAGGAAGTCCTCGTTCGTCCCCGCGGGCTGCGCGGGCAGCATCACGCCGCGCGCCGCGAGCGCGTCCGCGACCCGCATGTAGCCGAAGACGGAGGCGACCTGGAGCGGGGCGATCTGCTGCTGCAGCGTGGCGATCACCTCCGGACCCAGCTCCTTGATCTGTGACGCGGCGCCGCCCGTCCCGCCCGTGCTCAAGAGGTTACTGATCGGGCTAATGGTCGCGATGCCCGCCTGCATGATCGGGAACGCGGCCTGGAGCGCGCGGAGCTGCGCGTCCGGGGCCATCGCGTTGATCTCGCCGAGCCCCGCCGTGACGGCCGCGGCCAGCTGGAGCTTCGGAAGCGCCTCGTCGAAGGCGCGCCGGATCTCGGCGCTCTCCTGGGTCTGGTTGATGACGCGCTCTTGCTCTTTGTGCAGCATGTTCATGAACGCGATCGCGCCCACGGCGGCGATGGGGGCGAGGGTGATCCCCACGCCGCTGATCACCCCACCCGCCGCGGCGAGGCCCGTCGCCGGGACGAACCCGGCCGCGCCCGCCGTGCCGACCGCCGCGGTGCCGCCGAGGAGGCCCGTCGAGAGCAGCGCTCCGGTTCCCGCCGCGGCGCCGAGGGTGCCGAAGGCGATCTGGCCCGCCCCGATCGCCCCGCCGGTCTGGATGCCCTGGTAGATGCCGTAGAGCCCGGCCAGCGCCCCGGCGGCGCCCCCCACGGCGGTCAGGGCGGTCCCCGCGCCCCCGGCGAAGCCGAGTGACGAGAGTCCCGATGACGTCTGCTCCGGGAACGTCGACGCGAGGGACGAGATCCCGCGGATTGCCTGAAGCGTCCCGAGCCCGATCCCGGCCGGGTTCCCGGACTGGCTCCCCTGGTAGATCCCCGCGAGGCCACCCCCGACATTCGCCGCGCCCGCCGCGCCGCTGAACAGACCGCCCGCGCTGTCGAGCATCCTCGACGAGGTCACGGTATCGTTGAGCCCAATCCAAGGCCCCGCCCCCGTTGGGACGTCGCCGCCGAAGACGCCTCCGTAGGTCGGATCTGCCCCCGCGCTCAGTGGCATTGCAACCGTGGTCATCCCGCTGTAATCGATGCCGGCGCCAACAGACCCGAAATCGAAATTCCCAAAGTCAAACCCGCTCGTATCGAGCGACGTGCCGCCGAGCGTCGCGCCACCCCAATCGAAGCCGCCGGTCGTCCCGCTGAAGTTCCCCGCGGCGTCGAAGATGCCCGGGGCGCCCGTATTACCCCCGACAATCGTCCCGCCCGCGGACGTATTTGGCGTCACAAACGCTCCAGAGCCGTTAGAACCGCCGCCAAATACCTTGAGGACCCCACCGAGAAGTCCTCCGGCTCCACCGATCGTCGAGCCGTCGACGCTGAATCCGCCGCCGCTCCCGCCGGTGCCGCCGATGGTGATCCCGCCGCCCCCGCTTGAGCCGAACAGCACGTTGGACAGGAAGCCCAGGAAAGCCTTCACCGCGGCCGACGCCAGGAAGTCCGTGATCGTCCGCAGCATCGACTGGCCGAGCTGCTTGAAGACGTCCATCAGGCTCTTCGTCTCGCCGGTGATCACGTTGAAGAAGAGGTCGGACAGCGAGCGCGTCATGGACGAGGCAATGCCCCGGAGCATCCGGTCGATCCCTTCCCAGACCGTGTCCATCTCCGCGCCGATCAGGCGCACCGTGCCGATCACGAAGCCGGCGTAGTCGCCGACGAACTGGGCCCGCTGCTGATAGGTCGCCGCCTCCTGGATGGCGAGCGCCTTCTGCATCCCGTTCAGCGCCCGGAGCGCGTTCAGCTCGCGGTCGCGCTGCCGCAGGATCGCGTCTGCCGTCTTGGCGGCGATCTCGATCTCGCGGATGCTCGCGTCCTCGAACCCCTTCAGACGCTCCGCCGCGATCGCGGCGGCATTGTCCATGTCCTGCTCGCGCAGCGCCTGCAGCTTCTGGATGGTGCCGGCCTCGATGGCCAGGCGCTTGCGCTCCGTGTCGTCCCAACCCTTCAGCTTGGCGAGGTTCGCGTCGACGGTGACCTGGACCTCGGCCTGCCGGGCGGACTCCTCGGCCGCGAAGCGCTTGCCGGTGAGCCGCTGGATCGCGGCGTCGTACTCCTCCTGCGAGAGGCGCCGGCGTGAGAGCGAGTCGTCCAGGAACCGCTGAAGCGCGTCGTAGTTCTTCTTGGTTCGCTCCTCCTCGGACTCCCAGAAGGGCCGCGACAGGTCCCGGACCTGAACGTAGTAGAGCGCCCACAAGGCGGCGTCGGCCTCGAGCGCCTGGGTCAGCGTGATGTTCCCGTCCTCGAGGTCCTTGGCGAAGCCGGCTGCGGCTTGGTCCCGCTTCTGCTGGAGGGCATCAAGCGCCGTCGTGATGTCCGGCTGCCCGATCGCCGCCGCGTCCCGGCGGAGGGTCGTGATGCCGTCCGTGACGCGCTGCTGGGCCTCGAGGCTCTTCGCGCCCCACTCCGCGACCATGGCGAGGGACTGCTTGAACATCGCCAGGTCGAGGTCCCCCCACTTGGCCGTCAGCGCCTCGCGGCCCATGAGGATCTGGTGGTTGGCGGTCTCGTGCTCCTTGGTCACCTTGGCGCGCATCTCGATCTCGTCCTTGCCTGCCTTGGAGGCGAGGAAGAGCCCGCGGCCGTAGGCCTTGTCCGCGATGCGCTGGCGCTCGTCAAACAGCGTCGCCTCGTTCGCGAGGAGCGCCATGTCGCGGGTCTGGTCGCTCAGGATCTCCGCCTTGGCCGCGCGCTCGAACTGCACCCGGAGGAGATCGACGCGATTGGTGGCCAGGCGCGTCGAGCGCTCGAGCGCCGCCTCCTCGCGCTTCATCTGGGCCTCGGAGAACACGATGAGGTCGGTCTGTCGCGCGCCGAGCTGTCGCTTGAACGTCTCGTTGTCGAGCCCCTGCTGCTTGGCCATCTCGTCGCCGAGCGCGCGCTGCTGCGCGACCGCCTGCTCGCCCGTGGCCTTCTGGGTCGCGAGCGCCTGACGCCCCCGCTCGCGCAGGTAGTCGATGAGATCGAGCGGGACGACGAAGCCCAGGAGGAAGCGGGCCACCTTGGGGCCCGTGGTCTTGGCTTCCTCGAGGAGCCAGCTGAAGAGGCTCGTGATCTTTTCCTTGAAGAGGTCCTGGAGCTCGGCGGGGACCAGGCCCAAGAGGGCGCTGCCGAGGTCCATGGCGCCGGCCTTCACGGCCGCCCAGACCTGGCCGGCCACGGATCGAATCGACTGGAGCGCCGTCGTTGCCGACCCCGCGATGGCGGCCCACGCATCGCCGCCCACCGCCTTCAGACCTTCCCAGACCTCGAGCACGGTCTGCTTGAACGCCACAAAGGCCTTGGCGCCGGCCTCCGTGCGCGTGATGAGGAGGTAGAGGGCGGCCCCCGTCGCTGCCAGGCCGGCCACGAACAGAAGGATCGGGCCAGCCCCGATCGCGGCTAGCGTGGCGCCGAGCGCCTTCAGGAGCCCGCCCACGAGGCCCAGGCCCGGGATCCAGGCGCCGATCGCCCGGCTCCCGGTCAGGAAGGCCTCGACGAGCACCAGGACGGCCCGGGACCCCACGAGCTTGGCCAGGACGTCGGCGAGCCCCGTGAAGCCCGCCATGGCGCGGAAGACCAGGCCGGACAGCAGCGTGAGGCCGCCACCGATGGCGAGGAAGGACCCGGCGGCGGCCACCGCCACACCCCCGATGTCGAGCGCCAGCGGGAACTGCCGGGCCGTGTTCACGAAGGTCTGCATCGCGCTGATCGCGATCTTCATGGGGCCCAGGAACATGGTGCCGATCGTGATGCCCACGTCGGTGAGGCCGGCGAGGAGGATCTTGAACTGCTGCGCCGTCGTCGCGATGCGCTTGTTGAACTCCTCCGTCGTGGCCCCCCCGGTCCGGAACTGCGCCATGGCGAGCTGGGTCTGCTCCCGCAGCAGGCCGATGTCCTTGTTGAGCACGCCGGTCGCGTTCGCGGACGAGAGGAACGCGCGGCCCATGCGGGCGCCGTCGAGCCCCATGGCGTCGAGGATCACGGATGCCTGCTTGCCGCTCTTGCCCAGGCCCTCCACGAAGAGGATGAAGGCCTCGAGCGGGTCGGTGCTGAACAGGTGCTTGAAGTCCTCCGCCGTCTTGACGGCCTGGCTTCCGGTGAGCGCGGCCGTCTTCGCGAACACGTTCAGCATGCCGCTGCCGGACTGCACCGCCTGGTGCATCTGCAGGAACATTTCCTGGACGGCGGTGCCGCCGGCCTCCGCCTGGATGCCCGTCGACGCGAACGCGGAGGAGAGCCCCATCAGCTGTGCCGACGTCAGGCCGATGACGCCGCCCGCGCCGGCGATGCGCTTCGTGAACTCGAGGATCTGGCCCTCGTTCGTCTTGGACTTGTTGCCGAGCTCGACGAGGACGTCGCCCATCCGGTCGATGCTCTTGATGGGCTCGTTCAGGATGCCGGCGATCTGGGCGAAGCCGGTGGCGATCTCCTCGGTCGTGAGTCCGGTGGCCACGCCCACCTTGGCCACGGTCTCGGCGAACTTCGTGAGGTCCTCGACACCGCGCACGCCGAGCTGGCCGCCAATCTGCCCGATGCGGGCGAACTCGGTGGCCGCGATGCCGGTCTCCGTGGCCAGGCGACGGAAGCTCGTCGCGAGCTGCCCGAAGGCCTCCTCCGATTGCTGGGCCGAGAGGCCGGCGAACTCGACGGTCTTCCGGACGCCGGCGAACGCCTCCTCGAACTTGATCACGTCCCGGATGGCCAGCACGATGCCGCCGGTCAGGGCGGCGCCGACCGCGCCCACCGCGATCCCCACGGCCGTGAGCGACCGCCCGATCTGATACCACCGGCTGCTGAACTGCTCCGCCGCGGCCCCCGCCGCCGTGAGGGCCCCCACCCAGCGCTGCTGGAGGAGGGTCGCCTGCTCGCGGATCACCTCCTGCATTGGCCGGGCGGCCGACATGAACATCCCGATGCTCGACGCGTAGCCGCGCGCGCCGGCGACCATGCTCAGCGCGAGCTCCTGGTTCCGGCGCGTGAGCGCCTCGAAGCCCTCGGCGCCGCCGGCACGCTGGAACTGCGCGAGCGCCTGCCCGTAGCCGCTCGCGGCCTGCGTGTAGAGCTGCTGCACCTGGCCGAGCGACTGCTGGGTCAGGGCCTTCATGCGGCCCATGGCCTGCTCGTAGGGCGTGAGGTCCGCGCCGATGCGGACGTTCATCTCCCGGTCGGCCATCAGGCCACTCCGCGGCGCTGGCGGATCTGCGCCTCGAGCGCGCCGCGCATCTCGACGAGCGAGACCGAGACCATGCCGGCGGGCGCCTGCCGCGAGCTGCCGGCCTCGAGGTACACCATGTAGGCCACGTTGGTGCCGACAACCGCCTGGAACGGCCCCGGCGGCGTGATCGTTCGGAGCATCCCGTCGAAGCTCTGCCCGTGACTATCGGTGTACGTGTAGCTATCCGGCTGACCCGGCAGGACCACGTGCCAGGAGTTCCGGGCCCGCCCGGTGTCCACGGGCGTCCGCATCTGGATCCGTGCGAGCAGCTCGAGGCTGACCGTGACCACCGCGTCCTGCACGTCGCGCCCGAGGGCCTCGGCCCACCGGGCGAGCGTCTCGTTCAGCCCGTCGATATTGACCTCGACCCAGATCAGGCCGGAGGTGGACCGGGCGATGGCGGCGCCGGACCAGAGTCGAGCGGGCGCGCCGACCTTGATCCCGGGCACGGTCGCGAACGGGCGCGCGGCGGAGACGAAGCGCCCGCTGAAGGGCGATCGGCCCGCCGGCATCGACACGAGCGCGGGCATGGTCAGCGGCGCCCCGCGGCCGCGCGCGCCTCGAACTCCTGCTGCTGCCGCCGGAGATTCGCGCGTGTCAGCCGCCACCGGTAGAACGCGTCCATCTCTCTCCTGACGTCGGGCGGGACCAGCTGCGCCAGGGCGAATCCCTGGCGCGTGCCGTCCGCCGTGACGAGCTCGAGGCGCACCGTCCGGCCCTCCACCCAGTGGGGCGGCAGGCCCCACGCGAGGCACATCTCGAGAAAGAGGAACCGCTCGGTGAGGGTATCGGTTACTTCGCCCGACTCGATCCCGAGGGCGGAGTCAAAAAACGCTCCCGCTCCTCCTCACTCCAGGCCGTGAGCTCCATGATCGTCTTCGCGAGCTCGGCGAAGTGGAGGCCCGACAGCCCGTTGGTCTCGAGCGCCGCGTAGAGCTCCTCGGAGGTGGTGGCGGGGCTGCCGTCGGGCTGCTGCAGCTTCGACGCCACGCCCCGCCCGACAACCTCGCGACGGAAGTCGAGCTGGTGCCGCTCCTCCTTCTCGAGGTAGTCGGGATCGCTGTAGTCGGGCATGATCACCCGCTGCCGTCCCTGCCCCTGGAGATTGAGGCGCCGGCCCTCGTCGCTGGTCGCGTCGATCATCAGGGTCTTGGCCGGCGGCCGCGGGGCCCGCCGGTTCAGCGTGTCGATCAGCTCCTGCGGGACCGAGACAACCTTGACCCGGATCGCGATCGTCTCGTCGCCCTGCTGGACCTTCAGATAGCAGTAGCCCCACGCGTCCAGCGCCTTGGTCGGGCCGCCCGGGAGGCTTGCGACCTCCTCGATGTCCACGATCCGCACGTTTCGTTCGCTGCTCATCCGTCCGCTCCTGATATTCCCGGGGAGCGCCGACCGGAGACCGGCAGCGACGCCCTCAGTACGCCGTCACCAGCCCCCAACCGACACTCCCCGAGCTGAGGTGTGCATCCCTGTGGTGCGGTCCAGGCGCGACGGACTGAGGCCGCAACGCGCCCGCGATCTGCTGCGCCGGCGTTAACTCTCGACGCCGGCGGTGAAGGCCGTGATGGGCGTGATGGATCCGTAGATCTCCCCGTTCAGGGCGACCATGACGCTGTCCACACCCTCCGTGAGCTGCTGGTTGGGCGGGAAGTAGACCTCGTTCCAGCGGATCCCCTTGTCCTGCGTGTTCTGCGGGTCCTCCCACAGGAGCTCGACGTTCACGCAGTGCTTCTCCGAGTCGGAGAACGCGGGCGTGGTGAAGAGCACCTGGCCGAGCGGATCGTTGTTCTGGAGCTGGGTGGTGCCCTTCGATGAGATCCACGCCCGCCCACCGATGTTCTTGGTCGCGGCCCCCCGCGGGGCTCGGATGATGGTCAGGATCTTCGAGAAGTTGGGCTCGGTGTTCATGAGCCGGAAGTTGCAGGTGAGGGACTCAGGATTCATCAGCGGGTCGTCCGGCGGCGACACGTAGTGGGCCGTCTCCGTCGCCCGCCCCCGGTCGAGGACGAGCACCTCGGGCGGCCGCGCGCGATCGACGGGCGCGACCACCGGCCCCCGGAACGGGACCTCGAAGAAGTAGGGCGTCGGGTTGCCCGAGTAGAACCGGAGCCGGCCGACCTTGATGTAGAAGCTCGATGGGGGCATGGCGCACCTCCTCTAGTGGTCCGTGAGAAGTGAATGGCCTGCGTGGGGGTTCATCGACTCACCACCCACGTCTCCGCCCAGCGCAGGGCGAACGCTAAGTTGTGCTGCAGCACGTCCGGCCGATCCGGTGCCGCGACCGGCTGGTCCGCGAGGATCTCGTCTACGAATAGGTAGCCGATCGTCTCCGCCTCGCCGGCGTGGTCCTTCACGGCGATGCGCGTGCCGGGCATGAGCGGCGCGGCCGCCAGGTCCCGAATGGTCCAGAGGCGCAGATTGTTGGGCGGGCTCATCTTCGCGGGCCGGACGAAGCAGTTGACGTTCAGGAGCCAGAACATCTCGCCGCCGCGCGCGTCGGGATCCTGCTCCCCGCCGCGGCCGGCATACGGCCCGGCGAGCACGGCGGGCCGCACGGGCTCGAGGGCCCGGATCTGGAGCCACTCCGTAAGATCGCCGTCCTGGAACGGGATCCCGCCGCCGAAGTCGAGGCTGAACGCCGCAAGCTCGGCAGTAAGGTAGACCTGGAGCGAGCCCACCACGTTGGCCGTCTTCGCCGATTCGTGGAGCGGCATCAGTTCGCGTCCTCGCGAACTTCCACGGTCACGTCGAGCTCGAGGATGTCGCCCTGCGCCGTGTTCACTCGGCACGAGACGAGGTAGTCCGTGCCGGCGGCGCCGCTGCTGATCTGGGCGCTCACCAGATTGCCCACGAGCGTCCCGGCGCTGATCGTGAGCCCGGTGGCGGCCGCCACGCTGGCGATTGTCGTCACGGAGTCGCCCGAGGCGAGTTTCTCCGTGAAGTCGAACGTGAGCGTCCGCTTCTCGGTCGGCTGCTTGCGCCGGGCTGGGATCATCGCTCATGGCCTCCGGTCGCCCGGCCACCGGCGTCCCGTCACCCGGAACCAGGTGGTGCCCATGACGCTTCGCCACGCTCGGCCGCGGATCCACTCGACGACGGGCGCCGGCAGAAGGGCGCCGGCTAGCTCGAGGCCGAGGGCGCCTGCGGAGCCGATCGTGCCGGCGAACCGGAGGAGCGCCACCCGGAGGAGCGTCCCCGCGGGCACCACTGTGCCGCTGAGCGCCTTGTGAACGACGCGCACGAGCGTCCCGGTCAGCACGATGGTCCCGGCCGCATTCACGACCCGCGTGGTCAAGGTCGTGAGCGCGCCCGCGAGGCTGACGGTGCCGGCCGGCCGGAGCTGGGGCACCTTGGCCACGCTGCCGCTCGAGGCGACCGTGCCGGCCATGGACCGGTTCACCTGGTTCGCGTCGCTGCCCGCCACGCCGACCGTGCCCCCGAGCCCCTTGTTCGCCTGCTTCACGAGCGTGCCCGTGGGCGCGATCGTGCCGCCGAAGAGCGTCGTGAGGAGGGTGCGGAGGCTGCCCGCGATCGCCACGCTGCCGCCGTGGAGGAGCTGCGGAACCCGCGTGAGGGCACCGGCCACCGGGACCGTGCCGGCGAGCGACGTGTTGACCTGGCTCGACTCGGAGCCGCTCGAGGCGACCGTGCCGCTGAGGCCCTTGTTCACCTGTCGAATCAGCGCGCCACTCGGGGCGACGCTGCCGGCCTGGCTCAGGTTGGGACGACGGATCAGGGCGCCGGCGATCGCCACCACGCCGGCGTAGGTCGTCTGGGCCTGCTTGGTCAGGATGCCGGCCACCGTGATCGTGCCGCCGACGTCGAGCGTATAGACGGTCGCCCCGCCCAGCGCGGCGCCGGGGATGCCCATGACCGTCAGCCTGGTGATGTCCGCCATGCGCTACACGATCACGAAGGTGTCCCCGTTCGACGGGGACTCGCCGGTCGGGGTCGCCGAGTAGGTGAGCCGCTTGCTGGACCCGAGATAGGCCGTGATCGACTGGGCGGAGTCCTTCAGGACCCCGGACGTCCAGAGGATCGCGCGTCCCTTGTAGTGGTCGTCGGTCGCCTCGGTCAGGTTCGTCGTCGCCTGGGTCGAGGAGAGTGTGCCGGTCACGGCCGCGCCCTCCACGACGGTCCGGGCCGCGTTGGCGGGGACGCGGTTCTCGATCGAGAACTCCGCGACGACTTCGGCGACCGTCACGCCGTCCACCGTTTCATCCGGGTAGAGCACGACCTGGTAGTCGTGCCCGCTCGCGTAGAACCCGGCATCGGTGTTGTCCGCCAGGTCTATGGTCACGTGCGTGATGCCCGTCATCGAATCGAAGGGCCCGGTGATCGTGAAGCCAGCCGTCGAAGACCGTTCGGTCGTGCCGTTGTCTTTGTAGACGCGCAGGTCAGCGGCTTCCCACGCAGACGATTGATCGACGCGCCCGCCACCGAGCTTCCGCGTCGCGAACTTGAAATTGACCGCCGCGCCGACCCTGAAGTCTCCGCGATAGCTCATCCGACGAGGACCCCCCCGCCGACGAGGCGCGTGGCGTCAGGCCGCGCCCACGTATAGTCACCCCCAGAGATCAACCGTTGCCGACCGCTCGGGCTGATCGCCAGGTCCACCGGGTCCGCCCACAGCTCGGTGACGCTCGGAATGGCGACCGCGATGCGGACGCGGACGGGGCCGGGCTCTTGCGGCGTGAAGGTCACGCTGATCGTCTGGGGCGTCCCGGCGGTGTTGCCCGCTAGCTCCCAGGTGGCGGACGACGATGGCCAGTTGGCGGCCGTCCCTAGAAAACCGACGCGGCTGGTCGCCATCGCGGCGTTCGTCTGGCCAGCCGTGTTCTTGTACACAGCTTCCAACCAGATGTCGCTGTTTTTGAGCAACGTCGCGCTGTCGATGTAGACTTCTACGTTGACCGTGACGGGGCTCCCGACCTGATCTTGCTGGAAGACCATCCACGGGCAGTAGAGCGGCGTGGTCAAGCTGACACCCGCGCCGGACTGGATCAGCCACGAGGTCGGCGTCGTTCCGTCCGCCGACGCGCCCCCGGTTCGGTAGACGTTGGGGTCGAGGTCGCTGACGGTTCCTTCGTAGGAACGGCGGTACATGTTGTTCGCGCCGCCCAACCCCTGACAGTTGTCGAACCAGGCGACCACGCCGCCCGGGCCGCTCCCGCCGCCGAACAGCGTGACCGCCCCGTTGACGAGGCAGTCTTCAAACTTGAACTCTCCCAAACCTGCCGCGTTCTGGAGGATGAATTTCCCTGACCCCCAGAGCGAAAGGTCCACCGCCCGGAAGAACGCGATGGTGGGGTTCGCGGCGGTGGCCTTCATCGCGCCGCCTGGCGTCGTGCTCGTGATGAAACTACCGCCCTCCATGATGAGGCGCAGCTGGCCGAGCGTGAGCGAGGCGTTCGCGTGACCCGGCAACCGTATCGTCGTGTCCTTGAGGAACAACTGGCAATCGTCCGAGGATGTGCCCGTGGGACCGAAGGCGATCACCGCGCCCGATCCTGTAGCCGGATTGCGGAGCGAACAGTTGTCGAAGTAGAGCGCCCAAGGCGTGGTCGCGGTGAGCGTCATCGCGTTTGAGCCCGACCCCGTGCTCGACGAGAAGATGATGCCGTAGAAGTAGCAGGACCCAGACGTCCAGGTGATGCTGAACGCGCCCGTCGTCGTGACCGTCGCCGTGATCGCAAGGACGGTCGGCGTCGCGGGATCGCCGGTGTCGTCCACGCAGATCACGCGGGTCAGGTTCCCCACCGTGCCGCTAGGAGCGAGGGCCATTCCGGACGCCTGCGTCTCGGCGTGGTTGTCCGAAACGTAAATCGTATCGCCCGCTGATTCGTCCGCGAACGCGCCGACCAGCGTGGCGTTCGCCAACGCCCAGGTGGTCCCGTTGTCCGCGTCGCTCCCGTCCCCGCTGCGGAGATACTGGACCGCGCCCATCAGCGGGACCGCGTCGGCGAGTGAGCTGAGCGCCATCTGGCCGAGCAGCGAGAGCGCGGCGAGCCCGGCGACGCGACGAAGCTGCGCCTGCCTGCGCGCCGCGAAGCGGGCGCGAGCGTGCCCCGCGCTAAGGTAGTGGACCCCCGCAGGGGTTTTGCGAACGGCGGGGCTGACATAGGGAATGCCGAGCTTCATGCAGAGTTGCTGAGTCCGCTGCGCCCGCTCGATGAACGCGAAGCCTTCCGCGAGCGCCCAGGTGAGCGCCTGGAGCCGATCCCCGCCGCACGCCTGGTTCGCGACGGCCTGGAGCCGGTCGGGGACTTCCGGGAGGACGGTCAGCGACGCGCTGGAGTTCTGCCAGTACCACTGCGCGCCCTGGAGCTTCATCGGTGGGGCCGCTTCTCCGCGCGCCGCCTTGCCTTCGACTTCGCAGAGCCCTTCCGAGAGCGCCCATGCCCAAATGTTCGTCCGCTTGACGTTGGGCCGCTTGTGCCGCGCTTCCCCCTGCGCCCGCCACGCGACTTCTCCGGCGACGGCTCCCGCGAGGCGCTCGCTCAGTCGCTCGATCCGCGCGAGCGCGGGTCCGATGACGAGATGATGACCGAGCGTGGTTAGTTCCCACTTGATCTTGTGACGCTTGCGCCAATCCACGCGGTCGGAGTCGAGGCAGGACAGGTTCACGACCTACTCCCCCACCGCCGCGACCAGCGCGGTCCACTGGGACGCCTTGGCCTGGAGTCGCGTCCTGAGCGACGTGAGGGCGGCTCCGCTGACGCCGAAGAGCGTCCCGAGTTGGTTGTTGGTCAGCGTGTTCAAGAAGGCTCCGAGCGCGCACGCCTGCTCCCGTGTCGCCGTCCGGTACGCCTCGCGCAGCGCATCGCGGACCTCCGCGATGGTCACGTGATTGGTGGTGACGACGGCCTGGTCTCCTGCCGCGTAGATGGATCGAAGGTCCTCGGCCAGCTCCTCGCGGGCGAGCCAGCCGATGACAATGGTGATCCGGGCGGCCAAGTTCGCGTCCGAGGCCAACGCCTCGATGTCCCGCTGCTGACCCAGGTGGTCGGTGTGCCGCTCGCGGTTGACGACCACGCCATTGGCGAGCCGCCGCGTTGACACCACCACCGAGGATACGATGGGCATGCTTACGCGTCCTGGAGCACCGTCTCGACTGAGTCCCAGGACGGGATGCCCGGCGGGGTCACGTCCGCCGACGAGCGCAGGGGACGGTAGGCGAACACGGCCCCCTGGACCCGATGCACGACGATCAGGAGGTCGTCCTGGATCGAGTAGCCGCCGCGGTTGTAGGTGCCGTTCCACCCCACTCCGGCAACCTCTGGCGAGTCCGGCGTCACGCCCTCCGTCGGCGCGATGTCGGTGATGGCGAACGTGTCGGGGTTCATTGAGTAGAGCGTGCGGCCTCCGGAGGGGTGGATCCAGTACACCCCGCTTATCGGATCGCGGACCACGAGGGGCGCGTTCCCGAGCGAATATTGCGCGTTGTACGGCGCGGCGAGCGCCTGCACGCGCCGCTGGTACTTCCCGCTCGGGAGCGCGTCCCAGACGATGCAGTTGACCGAGGCCGAGAACGGGCCGAAGCCGACGACGCGATCCCGGACAGGATCGTGGAGCAGGCTCATGTAGATGTACTGGTTGCTGTTCTCCTGCCCGTCGTCGATGATCTTGGCCTTCTGACCGGGCGGCAGGCGGTGGTCGTAGCTCCGCAGCCGCCCGTTGCTGCAATAGATGACGCGATCGTGGAGCGTGTCGAGGCAGGCCGAGCATGCCGTGTGCGGAGTGGTCCCGCCCGGCCAACCCAGCATGAAGCTGTCGCCCGCCGCGCAAATGCCGGTGACCGCGTCGGTCTCCCACGAGAGCGCGCCGCAGCCCGAGCCGTCGTACCAACGCACCCCGCCGAACTGGATGATCTTGCCGGCGTGGTACACCTGGCCCTGGTAGTTGTGCCGGCTCGCGTAGATCAGGTTCCCCGGCGGCCCGTAGAGCCCGGTCGGGTCCGAGTAGTACGGCAAGCTCGGCTGGGTCGGGTTGTAGCGCGACGGGATCAGGTCCACCGACGGGCCGCGCAGCATCCGCCAGAGCCCGTCGGCGAGCGTGAACGAGTCGGACTCGTTACTGGCGCTGCTCCCGTGGCCACCGCAGGCCGCAAGGTAGAGCTTCCCCGCGACCGGGTCCATCGCGCCGCCGCACCAGTCGAAGACCTTCTCCGCCTGGTTGACCCCCTTGACGGCGGTGATCGTCTTGCCGGTGCCGGGCTGTCGCCAAAGGGTCGCGCCGACGCTTTGGCCCGGCTGCGAGACAACGCCCCACTGGCCTGCGGTGACCGGAAGGGTCATCGCTAGTTGTCCTGGAAGACCCCGACGATGGAATCCCACTGCGGCATATCCGGCGGGATCAGGTCCACCGACGGGACGGTGACATCGCGCTCGGCCGGGAGACTCGCGTTGCCGGCCGCGTCGACCGCGACCAGCCCGAGCCGGACCACGTAGGCGGCCTCGGTCGTCGGGAGCGGATCGTAGGTGAAGCTCGCCTTGCCGTCCGCACCCTTGGGCCGCTCGCCCTTGAGGTCGCCGTCGAGGAGAAAACGGAAGAGGGCCGTGTCGGTGTCGGCCGCGCCGAGCGCCGCGAGAGCGTTAGCGGTAATGACAAAGACCTTGGCCATTGATTAGCCCTCCAGGTGGGCCTCCACCAACTCCCAGGTCGGAGCCAACGGAGGCGTGGTGTCGGCCGGTGGTGTGGTGGTCAGCGGGACGACGCGCGTATTCCAGCGGATGTAATAGATGATCGCGGCGCACTCGGCATCGGTGAGATTGCGCGGGTAGCCGCTGCCCGCGCCCGCGCGAAGGAAGGCCGCGAGATCGCCGTCACGCAACTCGGCCAGGTCATCGAAGTTGGGGAGACCGAGGTGTCCCTGCCCGTCCTCGCCGTGGGTCAAGGCAAAGGCCGGGTACGGGTCGGCGGCTCGCCCTTGCCACAGACCCTTCCCGGTCTGATACAGGCTCTTGTTCACGGCCGGATCTGTCGGGAGCCGGCGCGTCTGCACCCAGAGCCCCTGCATCGTGCCGGTGCCGACGATATACACGCGGCCCATCCCTGACGCGACCATCGTCGGGTAGTGGCAGCTCGTGAGGTTCCGGTTACTCCCTTCGACCAGGAATCGGTCTAGGCTGCTGGTGTTCGGGAAGAAGCTCCCGAGCCAGGCCGTCATGTCCTTTGAGTAGATCCGCGCCGAGTCCTGTGTCCACTGGGTGGTGCGGATGCAGTCTTTCGGCCCGCACGTGCCGTCCCAGTTGATGTCGATGCAGATGTCCCGCGTGTTGAAGCCGGTGGCGAACGTCGGGAGCTTGCCGAGGAAGCGGCCGGTCTGGGTGCGGAAATCCCACTTGAACAGGCCGTCCAGGTAGCGGCAGGAAAAGATCAGGTTGCCCTCGGAGTCAAAGCGGACGCTCTGGGGGAAGGCGAAGCCGAACGTGCCCCGGCCGCCGTCGCGCCGGAACCGGGTGAGCAGGGCGTCCTGGGAGAAGGACGACCGGCCCATGCCGCGCCCGTTCACCCGGACATCGGGATGTTCGAGGGTGATCGAGGCGTCGGCCGTCGCGGACTGAATCCGGTCCATCACCACGCCCGTCTTCGCGTCGATCAGCAGGATCGCGTGGTGCATGAAGAGCGGGAGCCACATCTCGTCGGTGTTCCAGATGCGGCAGGGATCCCAGGGCTCCGACCCGTGGTCGAGCGGCGTGAACATCGTGATCTCGGGCGGGCGCCCCGGGGCCTCGTGGCACGGCCGGTGGTTCGCCTTCTGGATGCAGTAGCCGAGGGTGTTGCTGATGAGGTGTTCCTCGTGATGCACGTCGGCGGCCGGCGTCGGGTAGGGGCCGAACGGGACCGCACCCCACGGCTCGATCAGCTTCGGCCGGAAGTCCCCCACGGTCTGCATCTGGCCCTCGCGCACAGGCCCCCAGGTGTCCGGCCCCGGGAAGTAGCCGGTCGTCCGCGACGAGGTGGGATGCGCGGTGAAATCATCCTCGGCCCGCAGGCGACGACCGGCGACCGTCGAGAGCCGCCCATCGAAGCGGTGGGCGAACGCGAGGCGCCCGTTCGTGCAGGTGATGAAACAACCGCCCGCCCTGGCCGGGTTCTCGTGCCGCGCGACCCAGCCCGACCAGCCGTGCCCGAGTTGGCCGCTTCCGCGAGGGCCGTCCACGAGCGGCACCCCGTCGAGCGGGCTCAGGACTGACGGGTCGGGCGGGATGACGTTGCTGTGCACCCCCTGGAAGTAGTCGTACTGCTCCTTCCCGGTGATGACGATGCGCGGGGTGCCCGGGCGCTTCTTGCTCTCGATGACGCCGATCCGGCGCGCCATCGCCTTGGTGGACACGCTGCCAAGGCGGGTGTAGTGGAAGAAGTCCTTGGCCGCCTCCGTCGTGTAGAACGGAATCGTCGTGTACGGCTGCGCGGTGGGGCGCAGCTCGTCCGGTCCGGGGCGGAACGGCACCACCACCCGGCGGTTGATGGGCTCGCCCGGGTGCCAGATCATCGCCGGCATCTGGCCATTGACGACGTACCAGATCCCGTCCCACTTCGTCGGTCCGGCCCAGCACCAGCCCGCCTGGGTGAGCGGCAACGGCTCGCCCGTCGTGAACTTGCAGGTCGCCGCCCAGAAGTTGTCGGTCAGAGGGCCGCCCGTGAAGCGGGCCCAGAGGACGTGCTGAAGGGTCGGGCCCGTGCGCGGGAGTACCTGGCGATCAGTCACGCACCAGCGGTCAGCGGTGCGGGGGGTCATCTGGGCCACGGCGAGGGCGTCGAGGTCGATCTGGAAGCGGTAGGGCGGCGCCAGGATCGGCGAGCCGAGCGGCTGGTCGTCGAGGAAGAACTGGACGGTCGGCCAGGGGCTCATCGTGACGGCCGCCCCGCTCTCGGTCAACCACTGGAACTCGAACGAGAACAAGCCCGACAGGTCGTGGACGTGCTCCCCCCGGTAGTAGCGGGAGCCGAGCGTATTGTCGCCCTCGGCGGGAGTCTTGACGACGAGGTAGTGACGCATGGTCAGTCTCTCGTGAGCTCGATCAGGATGCCGAGGGCGAAATGAATCATCCGAGTCGCTCCTGGTTCCCGAGCCGCACATAGCGCTCGGGCCCGCTCGTCCAGTGGGGCTCCCCCTGGGTGCGGACGGTCTCGTACATCTGGAAGCGCCGCCACCGCTCGAGGTTCTTGAGGATCATCAGCTCGAGGAACACGAGGTCCGCGGTCGCCTGGTCCGCGCACAGGTGGGTCTGGTAGAGGAGATCGTGCCCCGCCCCTTCCTTGTTGCAGATCCCGCCGAAGCACAGGTAGACGAGCGGCAGCCGGGGTGTCGAGGCGAGATCCGTCACGAAGCCGATGGGGAAATTGACGCGCGCCCGCAGGACCGCGCTATCGAAGGCGAGCTCGCCCATGATCTCCCACGTTTTGTCCGGAACCACCTCGCCCACCACGAAGCGGCCATGCCACGCCGGCTCGATCGCGGTCTCGCGCAGGTTGGTGAACCCGGTCGGCCACTCCGCGAGGGCGCCATACTCGGCCATCATCTTCGCGTCCCGCTCGGCCGGGGTCGTCCAGCCGAAGACGAGGCCGGTGCGCTCACCGCGGCGCGCGTCCTGGTAGGTGAAGATCGCCGTCGTCATTGCCTCGCCGGCAGCCCCTCTAGCGCGGGCGGCACCGCCTTCCCACACGTCGGCTCGAGGGACTTCAAGTTGGCGTAGTTGGCGACCTCGCCGGCGAGCTCCTGCAGCGCCGGCGCGTTCCCCGGCCCGATGGCGCGGAGGCGGTCCGCGATGTGCTGCGGGTTCAGCATCAACAGATGCTCGGTCACGCGCGCGTCGATCGTGGCGAGATCTCGCCGGAGACACAGCGCCTCGGTGTCCAGGGAGCTGTTCGCCCAGACCATGCGCTCGTCGCTGTGGCCGACCACGGTGATGGTCAGGAGCGCCGCGCGCATATAGATCGTCGCCTTGGGCTCGTTCTGCATCACCGCGGCCGTGCCCGCCGCGAGCCCGCCCCCGATGGGGATCAGCTGCATGGCGATGGACGTCGGCGCAAAGAAGCTGAGCGCCGCCATCGCGGCGACCGACACGCCCGCGGTCAGCGCCCCCGCGTAGAGCGCGTCCCGGTTGATCCGGCCGCTGACCAGGTAGCCGTCGATCTGCTGGTAGGCCAGCTCCTTCACGTCGGTGTAGGAGGGCCGCAGGACGTCGGTGCGCTGGGTCATGGCCGCGGGCGGGACCACGCGGGGCACGTGGCCGAGGCTCGTACAGCCGGTCAGCAGGACCGCCAGAAGAACGAGAAGGGGGCGGCGCATGGCCTATCCCTTCCCCGGCGGGATGAGCGGCGGAGTCGGGATGCTCCCCGCCAGCCAGAGCAGGACAATGAGGATCAGGATCACGGCGAGGCCCCAGCGGATCCAGCTGTTCCACGGCTCGGCGAACTTGGCCTTCTCGTGGAGCCAGAACAGGATTCCGCAGACGACGAGGAACAGGCCGATGTAGATGATCGCGTTGACGAGCGTGATCAGAGCGGGAGCCATGGATGACTCTCCTTTCCTCGAACGAGGGCGGCCGTCATCGCGCGCCCGATCATCCTTTCAACCCGATGGGAGCCCGCTCGCTGTTGTCGACGCCCCGAAATCCGCGGAGGAGCTCGACCGCGTGGAAGCCCGGCACCGCGAAGAGGGCGTACCAGGGGGCGATCCCCTTGATCACGGCGTACCCCAGGAAGAACGTGCCAACGAACAGGGGGGCCTGCTTGAGCGCGAGGAGGATCACGTCCTTCATTGCGGCCTCGGCTCTTTCGTGAGCACGAGGATCGGGACCTCGCGCAAGGCATAGCTCACGGTCTTGAGCGGGTTCACCCGCGCGTTGGCGACCCAGACGCGGAACAGGTACGGGCCCGGCGGGAGGTCCTCCGGGATGTAGGTTGGGAAGCTCCGCGCATAGCAGCCGACCTTGAGCTCGGAGAGGGCGCGCGTCTCGCCGAGCCGGTACTCGAGGCTGTTGCCGAACGAGCGGTACACCATCCCGGAGACCTGGCGGTGGTAGCAGAAATGCCGCCAGACCGCGGCGCGGGAACCCGCCGGCCAGGCCCGCACCTCCACCGGCTTGGGCTCGTTCGGCTCGCCGACCCGGTGGAAGATCGGCGTCCCGATCTCCTCGAACGGCTGATCGAGGTCGAGGACGAGCCAGTAGAAGGCCAGGCACGAGAAGCCCACGATCAGCGTCAGGGCGACGTTGATGAGCGTGTTCTGGACGCGCGGCCACGTCGGCCAGATCATGGGAGCGACGCGCCTTTCAGGAACCAGCCGAAGAGCGTGAAGACCCCGATGAGCCCGACCCAGAGAAGCCCGATGGTCGCCTTCCGCATCGGCTTGACGTAGCGCTCGATCGTGTCGAGCTGCGTCGTGATCGTGCCGACCGACGTATCGAGGGAGGTGACCCGTCCCGCGAGCGCGTTGACCTGCTCGCGAAGCCCCTTGCACTCGTCGAGCACCGAGGTATCGAGCCGGCGCCGCTCCTGCCGGAGCGACAGGACCCAGTACTTCTGCGGGTAAGTCCACCCCTTGAACAGGGCCTCGGCCTCGTGGAAGAGCTCGCGCAGCGGCTCGTGATCGACCAGGGCCTCGTAGAGCCCTTGATTGATCGCAATCCCGCGCACCGCCTCGGGGAGGTCCCGGAGGCGCGCGGCGAAGTTGATGACGCTCCCGCTGGGCCGCGCGGTCGGCTTCCACGCCTGCGGGGCGGGCCACCAGGTCAGATCCCCGATCGCCATGCTGATCCGCAGCTCGAGCCCATCCTGGAGATGCGCGTCAATGGCCGCTCGGACCAGCGGCCCGGCCAGTTCCGAATGCCCGACGAGCAGATGGCCGTCGCCGATCTGCGGCCCCACCCACAGGTCCGGGTCGGTGGCCTTGAAGAGGGCGATCGCGCGCGCCAGGCGCTCGTCGATCTCCGGCTGGAGAAACTGTGCCCCCGTGCGCTCGGCCTTCGCCGAGCTGTTGACGACGTCGACATACGTGACCGGCATCGCTCCCTAGCCGCCGGCTGAGAACGTGCCGTCGTAGGTGGACTGCAGTCCGTCACCCGAGACCAGCGTGATGGCGCCATACACCGTCCGGTCGAAGAGCACGCCGACGGCGTCCGCCGAGAAGAGCCCGTGCTCGCGGAGCGCGGCCCCGGGCGTCCCGTCGAGGGTGTTGGTGGCCACGGTCCGGTAGACCGTCGCGCTCGCCTCGGCGGTGGTGCCGGTCGCGCGGACGTTGCCGGTGTACTCGGTCATCAGCTCGGTGACGAGCGCGGTGTCGCCCGCTGCCTCGGCCGTCGAGCCCGTGCCGAGGCCGTGATACTTCTCGGTCTCGAGCTCGACAAGGTTCTGGAACGCGTCGACGATGAAGCCGACGCCAACGGTGGTGACAACCTTGAGCCCGACCAGGCCGAGCGGGATGGCGCGGCCACTCGCCCGGAAGATGGTGAGGTCGAGCGCGCCCCAGAACGTCGGGATGCCGAGCGTCTGCGCGATCTGGATCTTCGGGATCCCGCGCAGGAGCAGCCGGCGGTTGGCCCGACGGAAGCGGTTGATCTCGTCCCGGATCTCCGGGTACGGCGAGTCCGACGGCGCGAGGCCGCGGCGCCACACCTCGGCGAGGGAGAACCGCGCCGCGCCACGGCCGCTGCGGAACTCGGGCGGCTTCCCTTCCTGCGCCATCCGCTGCCGGACGATCGTGAGGCCGACAGCGCCCGAGGCGCCGGTCCGGCCGCCCACCGCTTGAAGCGCCGCGCGCGGGCTCATCGGCCGTCTCCCATCTCCCCGCGCGCGTACGCGACGGAGCGTGCCGTGTGGATCGCCTGGGCGAGCGCGGGGCCGGCCAGATCGGCGGCCTGCGCGAGCGCGCGGCCGAGCGCGTCCCGGATCGGCGCCAGGAGCGCGGGGTCCGTGACCTCGATCGTGACCGAGGCCGTGAGGTCCTCCCCCTCGGGCGTCACCCGATAGGGCGACGCGCAGACGAGCTTGAGCGCGACCTGGCCGTCCTCGGTGAGCGTGGCCAGCGCCTTCGCCGTCGCGTCGATGGTCGATCGGATCTCCATGGGCTCTCCCCCTAGGGCACAGCGACCGGTTCGGCGAGCGCCGGGGCGGGGACCACCAGCCCCTCGGCGGCCGCGATCGTGGCCGTCCGGAGCTCCGCCGCGCGGATCCAGTCCTGGAAGCGCTCGTACTTGATGCCGAGGAGCTCGGCGGCCTGCCGGTGGTTCCCCTGGGCCGCCCGGAGCGCGGTCATGACGTACAGGTTCTTGAGCGCCGCGAGCTCGGCCTCGACGTTCACGGGCACGCGGATGCGGAGGGCGCCGACGAGCTCGGACATCAGCGGGCGCCCTCGGTCAGGGTGACCAGCTCGGCCGACTCGGATCCCGGCATCTCGATCGGGATCCGGACGTCGACGGCGGCCAGGTACTGCATGTAGAAGCGCCCGTCGAGCCCGGGCCAGAGCGTCGAGCCGACGACCTTGTGGCCGACGCGGACATCGCAGTCGAGCGCCGGCGCGTACCCGGCGGCCGCGGCGCGGAAGCAGAAGTCGAAGTCCTCCTGGAGCGCGTCCATCTCGATCTGGCCGCAGCGGAACCAGGGCGGCGTGAGCGCCTCCCAGACGCACCGGCGGACGAGGAGGCAGCCGGTGCCGACGGCGGGCACGTCGAGGAGCCCCGTGCGCGGCAGATCGGCCAGGAGCCAGCGCGCCGGGTGCGGCTCGAGGCTCCGGACCGCCGAGGTGCGGAAGGGCGGGAAGCGCTCGAGCACGACGGCGGACACGAGGGGCAATTCGCGCGCGAGGAGCCGCGGGAGCATGGTCGTCGTCGGAATGCAGTCCGAGTCGAGGAACAGGACCCAGTCCCCGATGGCCGCCGCGAGCCCGAGGTTCCGCTGCCGCGGGATCTGATTGCCCTGGACGTCCTGGAGCTTCACCGTGCGCGGCAGCGTGCGCGTCCAGTGGAGCAGCTCGGTCGCGACCGTCCCCTGGTGGAGGATGACGACGGTGCCGCGCTCGTCGGTCACGCGACCCTCCGCGCCACGACGTTCCAGAAGGCGCCGACCGGGTCGGTGTCCCAGGTCCGGGGCTCGTACGTCACCCCGCCGTGGACGATCCGGTCCTCGCGCGCCGGCGTGATCGTGAGATCCGAGCGCGCGAAGAGAAAGCGCACGTCGCCCGCCTGGTAGAGCCCCTCGGCGAGGGCGAGCTCGCGCTGGGACAGCACGTTGCGCACGGCCCGGATCGCGAGGTCGCTGTAGGTCTCGGTGTAGGCCCCGGTTGCCGGCGTGAGCGCCCGGCTCACGAAGTCGCGGTACGTCACGGCGACCGAGAGCTCGGTGTCGTCCATGAGGGCGGCGACGTCGGCGCCGATCAGGCTCCGCTCGCCCGCGGTCAGGAAGTCGGGCGTGGGAACGTTCACGGCTCGGTGTCCTGGTAGACGCTGCGATCGACGCCCGCCTCGTCGACCACGTGGTCGAGGACGGACTCGAGCTCCCACGGCGTCGCGAGGACGCGCGCCTCGAGCTTGTCGGCGAGGTCGGTCAGGTTCTTGGCGACGCCCCGGCGGTCGAGGCTGAAGCCGTTGACCTGGTAGTAGATGGCGAACTTGGCCTGGCTGATCGCGATCGCGCGCAGCGCCTGCGCGGCTGCCAGGTGGAGGTCGCCCGGCCAGGCGTCGAGGAAGAGCTGGAGCTCCTCGTCCTCGAACACGTACTGGGCGGCGTTGGTGTCCGAGATGAACAGCCGGAGCCGATCGCGATCGGTCGGGCTCGCCGGCGTGTAGGTGAACGTCACGCGGCCGCTCCCGTGAGGCGCGCTATCGCGGCGATGCCGGCCAGGCTGTCACGGTAGGGCACGCGGCCGCCCTGCCGGTCCTCCCACTGAGCGAGGAGCGTCCCCGTCTGGCCCGGCCACAGGAGCACGCTCGCCTCGTGGCCGACCCGCACCGCCGTGTCGAGGTGCGCCGGGAAGCCGACCGCGGCCGCCCGGAGGCAGAAGTCGAGGTCCTCGCCAAGGAGATCGGGCGCGCCCGGGAGCTGTCCGCAGCGGAACCAGGGAGCCGGCAGCACCTCGAAGACCCGGCGCCGCACGAGAAGGCACCCGGTCCCGATCGCGGGCACCGGCAGCGTGCTCCCGTCGTCGGGCAGCTCCTCGAGGGCGAGGCGGGCGAACGGCTCGAGCGACTTCACCGCGCACACCTCGAAGGGCGCGCGCCGCTCGACGACGACACCGCCCACGAGCGGCAAGCCACGATCGAGGAGCGTCGGGAGCGCCGGCGCCGGCGGCACGCAGTCGGCGTCGACGTAGAGGATCCAGTCGCCGACCATGCGCCGTGCGCACTCGTTCCGCGCCCAGGCGATCTGGTTGGTCCGGAGCCGGAGGATGGTGACCTCGGCGGGTTGCGCGGCGAGCCACGCGTCGAGCTCGTCGCAGGCGGGGCCCCGCCCGGTCAGGACTGCGATCGTGCCGTGCATGCCTGCCGCGTGGCCCCCTCTGAGGTGGAGCCACGGAGCCCGCCCGGCGGCGAGCCCCGTGGGTCAGGTGTCCGCGAGTTGCGTCGCGGCTTAGGCCGCGTTGACCTTGATCAGCTGGACGGTGTCCAGCGCGGCGATGCCGCCGTAGTACCGCGCCTTGAACCGCGCCACGACGTCGCGCCGGAACTGGGCCTCGTCGTCCTGCCGCGCGCGGAAGGTCTGGAGCGGCCAGATCTCCTGCCAGATGAACTGCGCCTTCGGATCGCCGATGAACCAGTCGGAACTGTCGTTGTACTGGCTGCCCGACAGGGAGGCGAGGTAGTCCAGCAGCGGGCTCGAGAGCGGCTTCAGCCCCGGGGCCAGGGTGCCGAGCGGATTGGCCGTATCGAACTGCATGCCGGTGCCGGCGGTGATGTCCCCGCTCCGGACCGTGATCGCGTTCGCGATCCGCGCGGCCGTCCCCCAGAGCTTCCGGGCCACGAGCAGGACCTTGGGCATCCAGATGATGGGCAGCTGCTCGTCGGTCCGCGCGCGGTCGTCGCGGACGGTCGTCGCGTGATACTGGAAGACCTCGTCGAGGTCGGTCCAGTCGACCAGCTGGATGGGGCCGGCGGCGAGGTTCTTGTTGGTGGCCGAGTAGAGCGCGGCCGCCGTGCCGTTCGGCCGGTACACCGACCGGTACTTGATCCCGTTGGCCACGAGATCGGCGGCGCCGGCCACGTCGACGATGCCGCCGAGGATGATGAGCTCGCGCTCCTGGCGGGTGGCTTCCCCGAGCCGGCTCGCCCGCAGGAGGATCTGGCCGGTCTGGTCGTGGAAGATCGCCTCCTCGGTGATCTCGAGGATCCGGCCCTTCTTCGCCGTTTCCGTGGTGACGTACTTCTCCGCGAAGCTCGACTCCTCGTAGGGCATCCCCTCGGGCACTTCCTTGGGGCCTTCCAGCGAGGTGAAGCCGACGATGCGCTCACTCTTGAGCCGCGACTGCATGACGGTGACGAGCTGGTCCCCGATCGCGCCCTCGAGGCCGTAGTAGCCTTCGATGATGCGGCTGGCGATCAGCATGCCGGTGGCGCTCGGGAAGACCGTGGACTCGAGCGCCTCCTGCATCTCGATGTAGTTGAAGCGTCCGGGCGAGCGCTGGGACGGGAGGGTCTGCTCGCAGGGGCCGACCGTGGCTTCCCAGAGCGCGCGCAGCGGGAACTCCTCCGCGCGATGCTTGCGGATCTCCTTGCCGGTCTCGTCGCGGCCTTCCAGCAGGAGCCCGATGATCTCGACGAACCCGGCCGGACCGACCCGGTTCAGGATGCCCTTCATCTCGTCTCGTCGCATCGACGCCCCTCCTCGTCAGAAGTTGAAGAAGTCGGTTCCTGGCTGGCGCGCCGCTGAGGGGCGGCGCGACGCGCGCGCCTCAGCTCGTCAGGTAGTTGCGCACCCCGCCCCCGGCGGCGATGCGGGTGAAGATCTCGAACTCGATGAACGCGACCGCGCTCGCGTAGCGCTTCTGCGCGCGCCCGATCGCGAAGCTCTCGTTGCTGACCTTGTCGACGACCTGGGCCTGCAGGAGATTGCTCGAGGGGTGCTTGCTCGGCCCCACGAGGTCGCCCACCTCGAAGGCCGCCGCCGTCTGGAGCGGGAAGCCGTGCGTCCCGCGCGTCGCCACGCGGATGGTCGTCACCAGCGCGTCGCCCGCGACGTGCGCGCTATGCGCCACGCCGGCGAACTTCTCGGCCGCCTTGCCCTGGCTGCCGGCGGCGGTCCCGGTCCACAGGCCGGCATGGCTGAACGGCTTGGCGTCGTCCGTGTCGAGCCAGATCAGGTCGCCGGCCTCGACCCCGACGGCCGCATCGACGGCCATCTCGACCAGCCCGTACGGATTGGCGTCCCCTGCGTTCCACCGCTCGCGGTGCACGTTCATGAGCCTGCTCCCTCTCTCGGCTGGCGGCCCGGCGGGCCGCGCGGTTCAAGGCCTGGTGTGCGCCGCCGCTTACCGCAGGGCCGCCGACATCTCCGCGCAGATCCCGGTCGGCAGCTTCACGCCGCCGTCCCGGTGCTCCTGGAGCGCTCCGTCCGCCTTCCGCTGGGACTCGGCCGGCTGCCCCGTGCGCGTGCCCGCCGCAGCGTCGAGGCTCGCGAGGCGGTCGTCCATCAGCCCGGTCCACTTCGCCTCGTCGGCCTCCATGAGCGCGCCCCGGAAGACATCGGTGATGGCGCCGACGGTCTTGCCGTACTTCTTGCCGAGCGCATGCTCGGCCAGGACCGTGTCGAGGCGGCCGCGCTTGGCGCCGACGGCCTTCTCGGACTCGAACGTGTCGAGCTTGGTCTTCGACTCGGCGAGCGCCGTGCTGGCCGTCTTCAGCTGCCCCTCGAGGGCCGCCTTCTCGGTCGCGGCGGTCGCGAGCGCAGCCTGGGCCTCGCCGAGCTCCTTCAGCTCCTTGGCGGCGACCCGCTGCTTGATCCGCTCGGCCATCAGCTCGTCCTTGTCCAGCGCCTCGGTGATCGTCTTGAGATCCATGGGTTCCCCCTGAGAAGTGATGGGGCCTGCGGGTGCGGCGTGGGTCGCGTCCCAGGCACTGCGGTGCTCGAAGAGGCCCTTGGTGGTCGCGGGATCGCTGACGAGGTCGCCCGAGCGCACCTGGACGATCTCGTCGACGTACTCGATGCCGTCCTGCAGGCGCACGCGGCCGCGGCTGACCAGGCTGTTGCCGACCTGGTCCCCGAGGTCCTCGGCGAGCGCGAAGACCCAGGGGGCCTGGTGCTCGAGGATGTGGAGGTCGCTCAGCACCCGCGCGCGCGGCGCGTCGTACCGCACGTTCCGGTGTCGGCCGATCAGCTCCTGCACCGCGCGCGGCTTGAAGGCGAGCTCCTTCGTCGTGTGGTTCGCGTACGCCGGGAGCCCCTCGCTGAGCCGGGCGGCCTGCTGGAGCGCGGCCTCGGTGTAGATCCGACGGCCGTGTTCGCCATTGGCGCTCGTCGCGTTCAGCAGCACGGTGTTCCGGATCACGCGCTGCTCGCGATCGATCTGCCCTTCGCGGAGGATCCCGGCCGGCTTCTGCTCGGCGAGGAGGGCGAGCGCTTCCTGGTGCGTCACGGCGGGCGCGCCGGCCGGGGGTGCGACCGCGGCTGGAGGTGCGCCACCCCCCGGCTGAATCCGGACCTCGGTGAGCGGGCCACCTTCGCCCCGGACCTTCGTGAACTCGGCGGTGACTTCCTCGGCCGTGCCGGCCAGCAGCACCGTGGTGCCGTCGATCCGGTAGCCGTCCTGGTAGAGCTTCCCCTGCATCTCGTAGACGACCGCGTCGGGGAAGGTCGCGACGACGCGGACCGAGCAGTCGTACGGGTGCGTGCCACCGTACGGCCCGTGGCAGCTCTCGTGCCACTCCTGCAGCGCCGCCTGGGCCGCGCAGATGATCGTCTCGAAGCTGAGCACGCCCTCCTGCATCGCGGCGAGCATCTGGCCGTAGTAGCTCGCCTCGCGGAGCGTCTCGAGGTCCTCGAGGAGCTCCGGGCGCATGGCCTCCGGCACCGCCCCCGCCTCGAGGAGGTGGCGCGCGCTCCGGCGCAGCCGGCGGGTGGCCACGGTGTACGCCGCGGCCTGCAGCACCGGCGGCAGCTCGTCGCCCGTGACGCCGGCGGTCTTGTAGAGCGTCCGGAGCTTCCGGAGCGCGGCCGCGCGCTGGTCGGGGGAGAGCTGGACGGTGCGCCCCCGGAAGCCCTTGCCGAGCGCTGCGGCCGCGCGCCCGAGCTGGGCCTTCGTCACCTTCGCGGTGGGCGACTCCCAGATCCGGAGCTTCCACGTGCTGGGCTGGGCCGCGTCCGGGACGACGAGGTAGGCGGCCGCGGGGAACGCCTCGCCGCCCTCGGTCTTCATCGCCTCGGTCAGGATCTCGGCGGCGCCTCCGGCGGCCTCGAGGAGTGTCACGATCTGGGAATGATTCAGCGTCTGCGGATCATCGACGACTAATACGCGGTGCGTGAACACGACGCTGACGTTACGGTGCGCGCGGCCTGCGGCGCACCGGTGAAGTGTTTCCGGTTACGCCCCTTTAGGACTGTTTAGGACAGTTTTGTTGGGCGACGCGACCCCGCGCGGGCCGAGACGGGCGCGCCGAACACATCGCGGAGCTCGCGCTCGGTCGAGCCGCGGGACCGGAGAAAGTCGAGCAGGTTGTCGCGGTAGATCAGGTAGTGGGGCTTCCGTCCGGTGCCGATGTTCAGCGCCGGCAGGTGGCCGTTCCGGATCCAGTAGCGCACGGTCCGGGTATGCACGTGGAGGTGGCGCGCCACCACGCTCGGCTCGAGGTGCCGGCGACGATCCATCCGATGGGACCGCCGGCGCGTCACGGGGCCGGCTCCACCACGTAGCCCGTGGTCGGGACCAGGCCGACGCGCCGGCCGCGCCCGTGGGCGTCGCTCCACTCGATGAGCTGCACGAGGTCCTCGGCGATGGCCGCGGCGAGGTGCTCCGTCGGCACCGCGCCCAGACTGACGGCCGGGCCCGGGCTCAGCGGGCATCGGTAGAGCTCAACCCGCGCCGGTGCGGCGGCGCCGGAGGCCAGGGCGGGCGTGGGCACCAGGGGGCGGACGAGCCGGACAGTGGGCCGGAGCGCGGTCGGTGGATTCGCGCGGCAGTGGGGACAGCTATCGCGCCGGCGCCCGTCCGCGCCGCAGCCCGAGCAGCGGTAGCTCATGCCGTTCGCCCGGCCACGCGCGCCACCACGTTCTTCACGTCGCGCACACCGGCGGCCGTCGCGAAGTCCTTCAGCTGGGCCTTGCCCGCGGCCCAGAGTTTGTAGCGGGTCGGGCCCAGGACCTCGCGCTGAAAGGCGGCGTCCTGCTGCCGGAACCACTCGGCGTACTTCTGCGTGGCGGGCACCTGGCCGTTAAAGCTCGCGCGCGTCGCTCCCGGAAGACCCAGCTCCGAGGCGGCCTTGAGGACGGGCACCAGGCTACAGCGACAGTTCGGATGCGTGTCGATCACCGGTACCTTCGCCTTCTTGATGTCGGTAAAGAACTTGCCGTCGAGCTGGGCACACTGCAGACAGCTTCTCCGATCGAGCGTGGCGACCCACCGCACGCCCTTCAGGTACTGGGCGTTCCGATCGAACGTCAGGATCGCCGCCTGGTTGGCGACGCGCACGAACTCGCTCCGGACGACGCGCTCGCTCTGCCAGCGCGCGCCCCCGAGGACGCTCTGGAGCGCGCGCGCCACCGTGGGCACGCCCTGCCCCTGGAGCAACCCGCCGACGAGCACGGTCCGCGCCTGGGCCAGCAGCGTCTCCGCCATGCGCTCGAGCGTCGTCGCCACCGTGCTGCCGCCGGTCGCGCTCGCCAGCAGCTGGGCGACCTGCGCCTCGGGGACCGCGGTGAACACCATCTCGATGGACGGCTCGTCGAGCGGCCGGGCGGTCTCCTCCTGGAGGACCGCACCCCACGGCTCCTCGAGGTGCGGCCAGGCGAGGGCCTCTGTCGTCGTGACCGGGGTGTGGAGCGCCGCGTCCACCTCGGCTTGCACTGTCTGTGGCAGGTCGAACAGCTCGAGGCGGGCGAGCGCGAGGAGATCGCCGATGATCGTCCGGCTGACCTCGGTGAGCTGCTCGCGCACGGTGGCTCGCAGCGGGGCGAGGACCTCGCGCTCGAGGCGACCCGTGCGATCCGGATCCGGCATCCCGGCCGCGGCGCGCTCGCCCTTCACAAAGAGATCGGTGTGCCGGCGCACGTGCCAGACGGCCAGGCGCGTGAGCATGGCGAGGGAGCGCCGGACCGCCCGGAGGCAGCCGTTCTCGAGGCGCGTGTTGAGAGCCGCCCGGCGCAGCAGCCGGCGCTGGAGGCGCTCGTTGACCGTCATTCGCCGCTCGGGGGGCGGGACCCGCGCGAGCGGCGCCGCAGGAGCTGGGCCCACTGGCGGTTCGTCTCGGGATCGATCTCCGTCGCGCCGCTGAGGATGCAGGCGCCGGCGCTCCGGGCGTCGTCGAGGCCCGCCGTCGGGGCGTGATGCGTGGCGCACCACCGCTCGATCACGAGCTCGCGGAGGGGATCCACGTCGGGCTGACAGCCCGGGCACCAGTCGCGCGTGACGATCGGGGTGTCCATGTCCATTCAGGCCGGCCCCCCGGGACCGGCCGAGCAGAGGACCGGCGCGACGATCGGGCCGGTCCCCTGCCCCGCCAGCATCGGCTACTGGTTCTCGGGCGCGCCCGCGCTGATGGCCAGCGCGACGGCCTCGCTCGGGTCGACCTGGAGATCGAGCGCGCCAGAGATCGAGCGCACGCCCTCGCCGAGGTCCGCGTCGGCGGTCACGTTGATCTGGCACGCGCCGGGGACGAGCGCGACGACGGTCGCGGACAGCCCGTCCTCGGCGACCTCGAGCGTGGCCACGGCGGGATCGGAGGCGGCCCACTGGGGCACCCCGTCCACCCGGGCCGGCCGGCCCTTCACGTCGACCGGCTGAATCGCGAGCGCGCACTTCTGTGTGTCCTGCAGGATGAGCTTGGCCATCGGACCCTCCTGGAATCGTTCGCACGTGGTGATGGGCCCGATGACGAAGTCGAGCCGGCCGGTCGGGCCCGAACCCGGCGGGCGACGGGGACACAGGACGCGACGGAGCCAGCATCGGAGCCAGGCAAGCTGCGCGCGGCGGCGCATGTCAGGCGACCTTCCGGCGCCGTGGCCGCGCGGCCGGCGTCCGTTGGCGATACTGGGCCTGCGTGGCGAGTGCCTCGATGAAAGGGCGGAGCCGCTGGACCACGGCGCCCAACTGCGGCGAGATGGCCGTGGCGCCCTGGGCGAGCGCGTCGAGCTCCGCGAGGGAGGCCAGCGCCTCGGTGCGCGTGTCGTTCACCGGGTCCGGCGCCGCCGGATCCCGCGCGGGATCCGTCTCGTCGTCGGCGAGCGACCGGCCCTCTTCCTCTGCCTCGAGGCGGAGGTTCTCGCGCTCCGCGTCCCAGACGAGGTCCTCCTGGGCCGCCCAGGTGGTCTTGCTGAGGAGGCCGGCCCCGTGGAGCGCCACGCGCCGCTCGGTCTCCTTCAGCGCGTCCTTGGCGATCAGCGTCGGCCACTGGATCGTGATGCCGGGGTTGGTCTCACGGGGCAGCCCGAGCGAGCGGATCGCCTCGACGCGCACCCACTCCCAGATCCGGACGATGGCGTCCTCGAAGTAGTCCTGCCAGTCCTCCCACTCGCGGACGGCCGGGGTGCGCGCCTCGACGGAGCTCGAATACGACGCGTTGCTCCAGTCCCCGGTGACGAGCATCTCGGGCAGGCCCAGGCCCGCCGCGATGGTCATGAGGAACCGCCGCCCGTCCTCGCCGGCATCGCGCGCGTCGAGCTTCGGGCTCAGGAAGTCGTACGAGACGCCGGGCCCGGGCGTGAGCGTCGTGCCGGGCCGGAACATCGGCTCCCGGCGCCCGCTCGTCGTCTGGGGCTCGCGCCCCTGGGGGTGGACGGCGCCGCTCGCCCGGCCCTGGACGATCGCGGCCCCTTGCGTCGGGGTGCCCTCCACCTTCCGGACGAGCGCGACGGCGGCGCGCACCTTGTTCAGCACCATCCGGTACTCTTCCCACTGCGCGTAGTTCGTGAGGTTCTTCAGCACCACCTCGAGGATCGGAAAGCCGCGGAGATCGTTGCTGTCGGCAAGGGGCTTCCGGTGGATCATCTCGTGGGCGGGCACGCGCGTCGGCGTCCCCCCGGGCGTGGCGGGCTTCAGCCAGTACGCGACAACGGTCTCGACGTCGTTGGCGAGGTGCTCGATGCCCTCCTCGAGGGCCGTCGACTCGCCCAGGAGCTCGCGGGGGAGCTGTCCGTCATTCGGCTCGTCCCGATCATCGGGCACCACATCGACGTCGAGGACCTTGCCCACGAAGCCGGGCGTGGTCTTGCCGTCGCCGGCGACGCGATCCGGCTCGACGAAGCGGAGCAGCACGCGGCCGCCGCCGGGGCGAAACCGCCGCAGGAAGGCCTCGCCCTCGCGGAAGGCGCGGAGCACGAACTCCTTCAGGCGCTCGCGCATCCGGTTGTTCTTCGACGCGTCCTCCCACAGCTCGCGGACTAGCAAGGGCGCGTCGCTGTCGGCCTCGGCCACAACCAGCTTGGCGTGCCGATCGTCCGCCCACGTGCCCTTCTGCTCGTCGGCGAAGTCGATCGTGAGCTCGCGCCCGATGATGAACTTGACGAAGTTCCGGAGGATGCCGCGCGCGTGGGGATCGAGCCGCCATGCGCGATAGCTCTGCTTCTGGCTCGTGGTGCGCTCGACGCTCGTCGGGAGGCTCTTGCTCGAGTCGAGGGATCCGCCGCTCGAGAGGAGCGACCAGTTCGCCTCGTCGCGATCTGGACGCGCCTCGGGCCCCTCCTGCAGCAGGAGGCCGCTCATGAGGCGGCGCGTGTACCTGGCCTCCTCGAGGGCGAGCTCGAGCTCGACGTGCGCGAGCTCTTGCTGGAGGGCGCGGGTCGTGGGGCGCTTGGGGGACTCGGACGACGCGGCGGCGGGCGCGGACTTGCTTCGAGCCATCCTCAGATCTCCGCCGAGGTGTGACGAAGGCACAGCACCTCAACGCCCGGTGTCTGAGGACGGGCGAGTCGCGAGCCAGTATAGCGCAGCACGAGCCGGCTCACAGGAAGCTCCCCCCGAACTCGTCGTCGGGGATCTCGCCCTGGAGCTCGGACTCGTCGAAGGGGGGCACGACGATCGCGCCGGCGAGCTTGTTGAAGGCCCCGCTCGCGCCGTCCACCTGGTCGTCCTGGGGTCCAGTGGGGAAGCCATGCAGCTCGTCCAGAAACGCCTTGTTCCACGCGCCCTGCACGAGCAGGACGTTGCCGACCTCGGCCTGGGCCGAGAGCGGCTGGGCCCGCGTCACCTTGTCGCCCGTCGGGCGCTCGGCGTGGACGTTCCAGCCGGCGAGCATGCGGATGGTCGCCTCCGCGCTTTCCTTCCCTCCAGAGCCCGGCTCTTGCTCAGACCAGATCGCGCAGCCGAGGCCGTCCGTCTGGGCGGTCTGCTTGATCACTTCGTTGCGCCGCGCGCTCGACCACTGCCCCCGCACGACGTCCTCGACGAAGTAGAGCCCCTGCTCCGTCCGGGCCATGCGCACGCCGGCGGAGTACGACCCGCCGCCCTCGGTCCCCGCCTTGTCCCAGTACCGGATGCGGGCGATGACGTCGGTGGCCACGGCATCGACGATCCGGAACCAGCCGCGGTTGAAGACGAGGCCGGCCTCGGGGCGGATCTTCCAGTTCCCGCCAAGCAGGCGCGCGCGCTCGACCGGCGGCAGCGCGTACAGGTTGGCCAGGTACGAGGGGTCCCGCGACAGCAGGGCCGGGTTGTCGTGCACCAGCGCCGGGACGAACGTCATCGACTTCGGCGGGATGTCCGGGTGGAGGACGGCCAGCTCCTCGGGGGTGTCGGCCCACACGAGGGTGCCCTCCACGCGGATGAACCAGCGGAGCTGCCCCGCGCGCGCCGGGATCGGAAAGCCGGTGTCCTGGTCGATCCACCAGGTGATCAGCTCCGCCACCCACGAGTCGGCATCCGGGTTCGTCGTCGCGCGGATGTACGGCCGCACCCCGCACGTCGAGCGGCTCCGGGAGAACATGTAGAAGAACTGCTCCTCGGTGAACCCGGTCAGCTCGTCGAACCCGATGAACGGGATCTGCGAGCCCTGCCAGTCGAAGCGGTTCTTCTCGTGCTCCATGTGGGCGAAGCGGAGTCGGTTGCCATGGGGCGGGAAGTACCACTCGAGCGTGCTCTCCTTGGGCACGGCGCCGAGCGCGGGGTAGATCAGGTAGGACTCGTCCCAGAGCCCGCCCTCGTTGGTGATCTGGGGGCTCGTCCGCCGGAAGACGACCGCGCCGAATCCGTTCACCGTGCGCATATAGCGGAGGGGTTCGAGGAGGAGCGCGAAGCTCTTCCCCGACCCGGCGCCTCCGCCGTAGATCGCGACGTCGGCGTGGGTTGACAGGAATAGCTCTTGGGGGCCCCTTTGCGGACGGAGCACGCGCGGCGCCGGCGCGGCTTGAGCCGGAGCGGTGGCGCTCACGAGACTGGCCGCCCGTTGTCGGGGAGGTAGATCACCACGCTCTCGCCGGGCACCTCGGCCAGGGGCTTGCCGTCGCGCCCGAAAACCTTCGTGGTGGGGAACACGCCGAGGTGCTTGCCGAGGAGCTGGAGGGCCTCGGTCTTGTCGTAGAGGCGGATCCGCTTGGCGGTGCCCGCCGGCGTGTCGTGTGACGAGACCTCGGCGACGCAGGCGGCGTCCTCCAGGGTGGCGCTGTCCTTGAACAGCACCCCCGTCGGGCCCCACGACGTGAACGTGCGGATGTCGGAGAAGCCGATCTTGACGAGCTCGGCCACGACCTGGTCGGCGCTGACCTCGAGACGCTGCGCACGCGCGGCCATCCGGGCCTGCAGGGCCGCCTGGACGGTAGCATTCGCTAGCAGCCGGACGCCCTGCACGTTGGCCCCGCGTCGGCTGTACCCGGCACGGATGACGGCCTGGGTGGCGTTGAGATCCTTGAGGTATTCGGCGACGAAGGCCTGGCGACGGGGGGACAGCGTGGACGCCGACTTCCGAGCGGGTCGGGCGGGAGGCGACGGCGGGGGCGAAACCGGAGGCGCATGGCGGCCGTGACGTCGCGCGCCTTTCCGTTTCGCGGTCACTCGGTCAGGATTGCGCTCTCCTCTCTGATGCTGCGGGGGTATCGGGTGGTTACGTCACGCTGCCCTGCGAGGATACCACTGCCCCTTACGACAGGAGCTCGCGAGCCCGGGTTCGCCAGTCTCGGAGCTGCTGCTCGTGGGCCGCCCGGAGCGAAATGTTCATCAGCCCCTCGAAGCCCGTGTCCATCGACTTGAGCCGCCCCAGTCCCATCGACTCTGGCCCTTGGCCCGCTTCCGCACCGATCGTCTCGTCGACGAGCCGCTGCCCCTCCTCCAGCAGTCGCCACATGTCGAACCACGACTTGCCGTGGAGCCACGCTCGGAGCTCGGTGTCCGCGAGCACTGACGCCCGGTCCGGCGGCGTCAACGCCTCGATGGCGGCGACCGTCCAGAAGCGAGTCCGCGGGTCCGTGTTCGTCAGAAGTGGGACCCGACGGAGCTGTCGGAACACGGGGGCTGCCTCGACCGGCTGGCCGTGAACACTCGACACGAGATCGTGCTGGTTGAATTGATGCCGTGTCCCCACGCACAGCACCCGCGCGATCCGTTCCTGCTCGCCGGGATCCCGACCGACGTAGTAGTCGTAGGCCCACGAGTCCAGCTCGACGAGGGGCCCGCCGTGGGCCGTGAACACGGCCGCTCCATCCTTCGTTTTCCCCACGAACGCCCACGGGGCGGCGCCCTGCGTCGCCGGTGTCGGCACCGGTTGAGCCGGCCTGAGTTTCAGGATGCAGGTCAGACTCCACGCCGTAACTCCAAACGTCCCGATGCAGATGAGGGACACCGCCCATGGCGCAAGCCCCTGCGTGGTGAGAAATGTTGCCCCGCCCGCCACGCCAGAGATGACGAGAACGACGAGGCCATACCAGTTCATGACCCATCCGGCCCACCCATCGCGTCCGTCCATGCCCGTCCCCTTTCGACGTAACTCGGGCAGGAACGTACCACTGACCCCTCCGCAAGGAAACGGCCCTCACGCCTTCACCCGCTCCGACCGCAGGCGCGTCACGGTGCCGCTCCACAGCTCTTCGAGCTGCTCCCCCGGGACGCCGACGCTCCGGGCCAGGTCCTTGAAGGTCGCCTCGTCACCGGCGCGCGCGAGATCGAGCAGCACGGGCACGTGCTCACCCGCGAGGCGCGACTCCGGCTCATCGGGGGGAAAGTCCCGCATCGACACGCTATCCGCACCCGCCCGGAGCTGGATCGGCTGAGCCAACTCGACCAGCGCGAAGGTCGGGTACAGGCGCTCGGCGTGCGGCAGGACCGTGCCCTCGGCCGGGGCCAGGATACGGCCGAGCCCGGACGTGATCCAGATGCGGCCGCGCGCCGTGACGAACCGGGGCAACGGCCGCGCCAGGGACGCATCCGGGAAGATCTCACAGACCCCGACCAGCTCGAGGACCGCGCCAACGCGGACGCGCGGCCGGGGCCGGTAGCGGGCCCAGGCTTGCCGCGCCAACACGCCCACGATGAGGCCCACGAGGAGCGCGAACCTCCGGGCGCGCCGCCTCATGAATTCTCCCGCTCGATCGCGTAGAGCCGGCGCAGGTTGCGGTCGATCGAGTCGCCGGTGTGCACGCCTCCGCGACGCTCCACCTCGTCGCGCAAGGGGAAGCGATCCGGCACGGTCGCGTTCGACTCCAGGTACGTCCGCCGCGGCCGCAGCTGGTCGACGAGCCGCCACAGCGATGCCTCCCCGCCCGCGAGGTGCTTGGTCATCGACAGCACGAGCAGATGGTCGATGCGGTCCGCGCAGACCGCGGCCAGCCACGCGGCCAGCTCCGGAAGGTCGGGGCCGTCCACGGCCGCCTGGCGATAGCACGCGTTGATCCCCGCCTGCCGGGCCAGCCGGCGGGCCAGTTTCACGAAGTCGGCGTCGTGGTCGATCCCGATCAAGCGCCCGAGGTTCGGCCCCTGCCGGAGCGCGGCGTACGTGAGGAACCCGCCGAGCTGCGACCCGATGTCCACCACCGACTCCCCGGCGATCGGGAGGAACCTGAGCGCCATCGCCCGCTCGCGCACGCGACGCTCGCCGGGCACCCATCCCTGGTGGATCCAGACGTCCTGGTACGGCACGTTGCGCGCGTGCGGCGGGAACTGACCGTCGGTCAGGAGATCCGTCTCGAGCGCGTCATCGACCGGAATCGGCGGGACACGCTCGGCCGGCCCGGACCAGCGGAGGCGGTCCCAGCCCGAGCGGCGCACGTCGATCAATCGGCCGCCGATGATGTTCCCGGGCTTGTGGAGGTCGTTCCACGCGCCCGGCGTGCCCGTGACGGCTCCGCTCGCGCGGAGCGCCTCCGGCGTGAAGGTCCCCGGCTCGAGCGTCGTGGCGTCCGCCATCTCGTAGCCGAAGGCGCCACACGGATCCGCCCACCACCCGCCCGGGTGCTCGGAGATCACCGTCTGGACGTACACCCAGTCCCCGATCGGCGGCGCCCACGATCGCGCCGCGAGCCAGCGCAGGAGCGCGACCTCCTCGCCGATCAGCGACCGCGGGTAAAGTCCATCGCCCGGCATCCGGTACTTCTGGAGCATCCCCCCGAACTGAAAGGGAATCTTGCAGCCCAAGGCGCCCGGCTCGCGGGGCGGAATCCACACGCTGTGCTGCCCGACCACCACGCCCGGCTTCGTGAGATCCAGCTCGTCGATGATGTGCACGGTCACTCCCTGCACGGTTCGGTGTGGTGGGGGCTGCCAACCTTGGTGCGCGTCAGCTGGAGCGGCGCGTGGTAGAGGCTCGTCTCCACGCGGATGATCGTGAGCCCGAAGGCGTAGGGCAGCGTCACCCGGCTCGTCTCCACGCCGAACTCGGCGGCGGCCTCGAGGGCGGCGCGGATCCCAGCGCGAACCCCGGGCCCGCTGTAGGAGTGCGCGCTGTCGTGGACGAGGACCAGCCCAAGCGGGCGGACGCGCGGCAGGACCCACGCGAGGTCGGCCGCCACCGTCTCGGCGTCATGCGACCCGTCGTGGAGCACCAGCTCGAGCGGCGGGATCCGTCGGTGCTCGTCGACGTGAGCTCGCGCCGCCTCCGAGGTGACCGGGAAGTGCGTGTGGCGCGGATGCGTCGTCTCCCATGGCTTGGGCGCACACGAGAAGAGGTGCCCCTGCGTCTCCTCGAGGGCGAGCAGGATGGTCTCGGTCGAGCGCCCGACGCCGAACTCGAACACCGCCTGCGCCTCGAGGCCGCGGACGGCGCTGTAGAGGAAGAGGTAGTGCGGCCCGAGCCCGCTCGTGAACGCCTCGAGCTCCTGGCCCAGCATGATCGCGACCGCGGTGGCCCTCATGTGGGGAGCTCCTCGATCCGCCGCTTGCAGCCGGTGCACCGCTTCTCGGGCGCGAGGCTCCGCTCCCGACACGTGCGGCCATCGTGATCGGTCTCCTCGCAGGAAAAGGTCAGGGCGAGAACCGCTTGGTGAGCGGGCGGGGCCGCGAGCCACAGCGTGCGCTTGCTCTTGTCCAGCAAGGGCATCGGGAAGCCCCGGAAGAAGGTCTCGACGGCGGCAGGCCGCGTCGGGTGGATCAGCCGTTCCCAGACCTCGTCGTACATGACCACGCAGCACTCGATGAGGTCGATAGTCCCGGTGACCTCCCGGCAGAAGCGGAGCGCGGCGTACTGGTGACTCAACTGGAGCGCGTCACATAGCTCGACGCAGACGCGCCAGAGGGGGGCCCCGCCGAATCCGCTCTGGAGCTGCTCGAGGTCCCACACCCGATCCGGACGGAGGGCGCCGGCCGACAGGGCGGCCCGGATCCGGGCGCGCGCCGCCGTCTCCCGCTGGCTCTTCTCCCAGCCCGTGGAGTGGGCCATGTAGATCGGCTGCACCTCACGACCGTCCCGCAGGTGTTCCAGGATCCGCGCCGTCGAATCGAATCCGCCGGTCCACAGGACCGACACGGGGATCGTCGCGCTGTCGGCCGTCATGGCGCCAACCCCACGGCCTGCAGCGCCTGGCGGACGCGCGCCACGCTCGAGTGCTCGGCTTGCACGTACTGAAAGGCGCGCGCTCGGATGCCGGGCCCCTCGAGCGTCGCCTGGCGCAGCGCCGCGCGAAGATCTCCCTCCTCGGGCCGACGCGGTAACAGCACGTAGTGGACGCCCGGCTCGAGGAAGCCCTGGACGTCGTCGTGGAGGAGCACGCCGCCAGCGCCCGGCAGGAGGAAGACGCGCACGTCCGTCCAGCCCGGCGCGTCGGGTCGACCGAATCCGAGCATCGCGGACGCGGATGCCGCCAGCTCCGGGGTGCGAAAGAGCGTATGCGCACACGCGGCATTCGGGAACAGCTTGAACCGGTCGCCGAGCCACGCCTGGCAGCGGCCGAGCAGCTCCGTCCGCTCAGCGTAGATCCCCGCGCCAAGCCGCCCGGCGAAGGCGAGGTCGCACGTGAACTCGGGGACGGCGGGCGCCCGCTCGCTCTGAGCGAAGGCGAAGTACGGCCAGCGCACCTGCCGGATCCCCCATGCCGAACGGTCGGCGGTGTGGTTGCAGAGCGCCAGATCGACCGCGGCCGAGATGTCGTGGGGCCAGCGGGTCTCCAGACGAGCGTCGCCATCGTGGAGGAAGACCACCGCGCCGCGGCGGCGCCATCGCTCGCAGAGCTCGAGTAACGCGAGCGTGTGGGACGGCCCCCCAGGGGACCAGAGCATCATGTGCATCCAGAGGACCTGGGGCTGGATCACCTCGCACATCCGGTCGATGACGTCGATCGGCTGACGCACGTCGAGGTCCCGGTGAAAATGTCCTAGCAACGTCATCGCCTGCGCTGCGCCAAAGCAAAACTCGCTGGGATAATTCGAGATGTCGCCGATAAGGACCGAGCGGAGCGGCCGGCGCATCACGGCGCGATCCTCCGCGGGATGATCAGCCCGTACGTCCCGCTGCCGGGCAGGCGCGCGAACGGGAGCCCGTCCCGCCGGTCCTTGTGCCGCTTGTTCCCGTGGTGCAGCGCCACGACTCGCTTTCGCTTGTCGCGGTCGCGCCCGTGGCGGCGGTCCGCGACCACCACGACGTCCTCGCAGCCGGCGAACAGGGACCGGAGCCGCTCCTGGAGAGCTTGATTGAACCGGGGCACGACGACCAAGATCTCCGTCATGCGACTCCGCCCGAGAGGAACCGGGCCCGGGCCCGATGCCACCGCGCGAAGGCGGCCGCGCAGGCCTCGGGAGTGCGCTCGTCTCCGTGCTCGGCCCCGTACGGGCGCGTGCCCAGGAGGAGCGGCAGGCAGCCTTTCAGGTGGAGGATCCCGACCGTCGCGAGGTCCGGCGGACAGCGGTCCTGGTTCCAGACGTCAGCCGCCAGCCGGTGCGTGCGGATCCCGCCCGCCTCCTGGATCACGGCCAGGCGCTCGACGAGGCCGGCCTGGTCCGGGGCGCCGTAGGCATCGATCGCCTGCTTCGTGCGCTCGGGCGTGGTCAGCCAGCGCTCCGTCGCGCGCGCCCAGTCGGCCAGCTCACGGATCGCGCGCGGGCTCGTCTCGAGGAAGAGGACGCCCGTGTTCAGCGGCCAGCGGCCGGCGCGATGCGTGTAGCCGAGCTGAAAGCCGCCGGGCACGCCCGCCCAGGCCTCCGCGGGGGGCCGGAGCACGAGCGTGTCCGCATCGAGGCAGACGACGCGGAGCCCGGGCGCAAGCGGCGCCACGGCCTCGGTCCAGACCCATACCTTCCGGGCCACCCGCCGCGCGCGATCCGGCTCTCCCTCGAGGAGCGCGCGCACGGACTCGCCGACGATCGGGGCCCAGACGACGTCCGGGCCCGCCGCCGCCTGCCAGGTTTCGAGGCGCGGCGCTGGCACCTCGGCGTGGAGCACGTGCACCGCGGCCAGCGCGGTCGGCTGGGCTTCGCGGAGCTCGAGGAGGCTTCCGAGCAGCGCCTCGAGGTACGGGCCGTGCTGGTCGCCATAGATTGCCGTGACGATGTGGATCCGATCGCTCATGTCGTCCTTTCTCGCTGTGCGCCCTGCCAGTCGAAGCGGTCGCGCTCCAGGTAGACGCCGCGCACCCAGTACGTCCCGGTCAGCTCCGGCGGGAGCACCGGCGACGTGAATTGGGCGGGCCAGCGCTGCTGCCAGCCCTGACCATCGAGATCGTTCGGCTCGACGCCGACGGCACCCGGACGGCCGACGTCGAGCGTGGCCACGAACCAGCCGCCCGGCACGACGACGCGCGCGAGCTCTCGGAGCCACGGCACCACCTCGAGGGCCAGGTTCTCGAGGACCGAGATGCAGAAGACGCCGTCGAACGTCGCGTCCTTGAACGGCAGCACGGGTCCGCGGAGGTCGGCCTGGACGAGCGCGAACCGGCCGCCGGGATTGGGCCACCGGCCATCGCCGTAGGAGCGCAGCGACGGCGGCCCGGCGACCACGTTCCCGACGTCGACGCCCACCACCTGGCAGCCGCGCTGCGCGAGGACCACGGGCAACGGCGAGCCGCCGCACCCGAGATCGAGCACGCGCTGGCCGGCCCGGACGCCCGACGCCAGCAGCGCCCAGGGGTACTCCCACTCGCGCGACCAGTGCATCCGCACGGAGCCAGGATCCCGGGCGCCGGCTGGGTGCGCGCGGCCGCCGTTCTGCCGGTACGCCGCGAAGATCTGGTCGGCCAGGATCTGACAGTCCACCCGCTGCCAGTCGGCCGGCCAGCACCAGCGGCTCTCAGCGCGCATCGGTGGCCGTCCGGCCCAGGAGGAAGAGGAGCGTCGGCCCGTAGCTCGGCATCGCCTCGTGCCGGCCGTCGGGAAAGACGCGGGTGTACGGCAGCTTGCCGGCGCCGCGCTGGTCGAGCCAGGCGGCATGGTGCCCCGTGTCGAGCGTGGCCATCACCGCCTGATGCACCGGCCTGTCTGTGTCCCAGGTGCGAAAGCGCTGCTCGGCCTCCACGCGCGCCGGCGCCCCCTGGTACATGTCGTGGACGGCCACGAACGCGACCGCGCCCGTCTCGAACGCGACATCGGCCAGCGCGAGCGCCGCATGATCCTTGGGCCCGTCGAGCAGCAGGGCGCACGAGGCAGACGGACGGTTAGCGAGGAGGATCGGGACGGCGTGCTCGGCCGAGGCCTGGAGCAGGAGCCCGTGAGCCGATTGGACTCGCACGCGGGTGGCCTCGCTCAGGGCATGATCGAGGCTCACCACCGTGGTGCCCGGCGTCTCGGCGGCCCAGCGGTAGAGGCACGCCGTCGACTGCCCCTGATGGATGCCGCTCTCGATCACGGTGCGCACCGCGAACACGTCCAGCCAGGTCACGAGGGCGGCGAGCTCCGAGTACCAGATCCCGCGCGGCCGCGGCGCCAGGTCGCCTCCCGGCTCGGCGATCCAGGCCTCCAGGCGCGCCCGGGCCCGGCGCAGATGCGCGACGATCACGCGCGGATCGAGCGGGTCCGCGATGCGCACGCCGTTGCCGCTCATCGGCCCTCCAGAAACAGGATCGGCTTGGCCACCACGGAGCGCGCGTCGGGGTAGTCGATGAAGCCGAGCGAGCGGAGGCGACCCATCGCGTTGACGAATCCCTTGCTCCGGAGATTGCCGTATCCGGCCTTGTCCGCGACGACGTCCTTGGCGAGCGCTTCCGGATACGCGTCAAGCAGGGGCTGGAGAATGCGGCCGCTCGCGCCGCCCAACAACTGAAGGACGCGCGCCTGCAGCTCGGCCGGCGAGCGCGGCATCGGCGGCGGCTGCGCCTGTTGGCGACCGGTCGCGGTCAGCACCACGTGGTCACTGTCGGGATAGTCGATCAGGCCGCTCGAGCGCAGGGCCCCGAGCGCGTTGACGAGGCCCTTGCTCCGCAGGTTGGTGTAGTCCGCGAGGAACGCCACCATCTCCCGCTTGGGCCGATTGGCGCCGAGCTGCTCGAGCTCGGCCAGCGCGTTCAGGATGCGCTGCTCGACCGGCTTCGGGCCGTCCGGATCCATCGCCCGCACGGCGGCACGGGCCATCTCGGCGACGGCTCTCTGCGTTCGCGGGGCGGCGCTCGGCGCCACATGCGCGGCCACCACCGCGGGGGGCCGCGGCGCCGGGCCCGTCCGCAGCCGCACCAGCGCGTCGGTGATCGCATTCGCGCGCCCCATCATGCCAGCGGCAAGCTCGCGCCCGGCCTTGGAGACCGCCTCCAGCCCCGTCGTCGCGAGCACAAATCGTTCGGCGGCCCGCTCGATCCGGATCGCCGCGGCCTCCACTGCCTTGATGTCCTTCCCGCTGAGCACGGGGATCTCGACCGGCTTCTTCTCGTTCAGTGAACGAGACGGCGCCGCCTTCAGCCTCGCGAGCTCGGCGCGAACCTCACCCAGCTGGCGCCGGAGCTCCCGCGGATCCTCGGCCTTGGCCTTCTCGATCGTGGCCGCCATCTCCTTCCGGAGATGCTCCAGGTCGATCGGCGAGAGCTCACGCGCCGCCGTGTGGTGCCCCACCTCCGGCGTGCTCGAGGAGTCGAACGTCTCGCGGCGCGCGATCGTCACCACCTTCGAGACCTTCAGCCAGGCCGGCGACCAGACATGCGGATGCCCGACCGTGAGCTTCGGCAGCTCGCCGCTGATGTCCTCGTCGAGCCCCTTGTCGGCGATCCACCCCTCGACCGTCTTCCGCTCCTGGGGCCCCGTGAGCTGGAACGCGAACAGCAGCTCGGTCAGGTTCAGGACCTTCTTGTTCACCTCCTGCGGCCGCTGGGAGATGAGGGACACGCCGATGCCGAAGTTCCGCCCGATCTTGACCAGCCGCGTGAACGCGTGGAGCATCCGCGCCTCCTCGCGCTGCGGGTTCTGGGGGACGAACTCCTGGCACTCCTCGATAAAGAGGTGGACGGCCGAGGGCGCGGCCTTCTTCCGGAAGAAGAAGCGATCGGCAAACGCGTGCGCGAAGCGCGCCTTGTCCGCGTCCGACTCGAACTGGCTCACGTCGAGGACGATCGAGGTGCCCCGGTCCACCACGAGGTTGGCGATGAGCGCGCCCCCGGTGGGCTCGAGCGGGATGTCGCCGTGCAGCCCGCCGAGCACCGGGATCGGCAGGCCTGGCCGCTTCCCATCGGCCGCCAGGCGCAGGCCGTACCAGATGCCGACGGGATCGAGCACGACGAACTGCGCTGCGGCCGCATGCATGACCTCGGCGAGCTTCATGGCGGCATAGCTCTTCCCGCTGCCCGTGCGGCCGATGAAGCCGAGCTTCTCGGTGACGACGCGCGAGGAGAGGGGGAGATCGGGGGAGAGCGGGTACTTCATGATGGCTCCGGGAGCAGCCCGGCGGCCCGGGCGCTGGTGAGGACGTCGTGGAACGCGGCCTCCGCCGTCGTGAGGGCCTGGTGATGCCGCGCCGCCTCCTCGAGCACCGCGGCGCCCGTGCGGCCGAGGTCGGCCACGACGGTGCGGAGGTTGGCCACCTCCCGCTCGAGCTGGGACGCGCGAAAGGCGTGGAGCATCGTGCGCAGGCTGGCGGGGAACGGGCCGGCGGCCGTCTGCCACTGCTCGATCCGTCGGGCGATCTCCACCTGCTTCCCGGCGAGGCGTTCGGCCTCCTGGCACCGGTGGTTGAGCCGGGCATTGGTCTCCCGCGCGGCGGCCAAATCCCCGGTCAGCCGCTCGACTTCCGCCTCGAGGTGGCCGCGGGCGTCGAGGCCCTCGGCCAGGAGCAGCATGTCCTTCGCGACGCGGAGGACGTCCTGCTTGAACTCGGCCTCGCTGGCGTCGTCCGGAGGCTGCGGGATCAGCTCGTGGTCGGTGCTCATCGGAGCACGTACCCCGCGAGCGCGTGCATCCAGAGGATGATGGCAATCGTGTGGGCGACGATCCAGACGCTTCGTTCCTCCGGAGCATCCACGAGGGTCGTGAGCGCCAGGATCGCGCCGTAGAACAGCACAAAGATCTGGTCCATCACCGCGCTTCCTCCAGCAACGGCTCTGCCGCTGCGAGACGGCCGCGTCGAGTCACACCCCGGCGCTCGAGGTAGAACTCCGCCAGCCGCCGCACGCGATCCCCGCCGCTCTCGAGCGTGTGGGCGAGGTCCTGGTCCGGATCCCGGATGCCTTCGACTTGCTCGCGCTTCAGGCCGAGCGTCTCTGCGACGACGGGATCGGAGCCGGTCTCCGAGACGAGGAAGTAGGCGACGACCGGATCCGGCTGGCCGTCCCGATGGAGGCGCCCGACACACTGCTCCATGACCCCCGGGCTCCAGTCGAGCTCGCCGAACACGATGACGCGGCCCCCTTTCTGGAGCCCGTCCATGCCGGCACCGGCGCGCAGGGAGAGGAGCAGCACCTTCACGCCGCCGTGGATGAAGGCCTGCTTGGCCGACTCCTTCTCGGTGACCGACTCGCTCCCGGTGAACATGGCCACGCCGAGGTCCTGGAGGCGCTCGCGCCATACGTCGTAGCAGGCGCGGTGCCAGCCGCAGAGGACGACCGACTCGCCGGACTCCACGAGCATCCGGACGAAGTCCGCGACGTAGGGCGCTTTCGCGATCCCCGTCGCCTGGCGGAGCACCATCGAGAGCTGCTCGGAGGCCTGGAAGGCGGCACCTCGCTCGAGGGTGGCGCCCGTCTGCCCGAGGATGATGCGGGCGAGCTCGGTCGCCGTGCCGTCCACCTCCTCGAGGCGCTTGGCGTCGGCCTCGATGGTGTGGGTCACCCGGATCACGTCGGGCAGCTCGCGACCGACGTCCGCACGGCGGTGGCGGATGATCAGGCACTGCTCGCGCGCCCAGCTGCCGAAGGCCTTGGGATCCCGGAGCGCGCTCTTGCCCGCGCGGAACGTGCACCACTCGCGCTCGAACTCCACCTTGCTGCCGAGGACGTCCGGCTTGAGCACGTTCAGGACGTTGTAGATCTCGCCGCCGAAGTTGTAGATCGGCGTGGCGGAGAGCGCGATCCGGAAGGGCACGGCGCCGGCGAGATGCGCGGCGGCCGCGTACTTCTGCGTCAGCTCCGACCCCGAACCCTTGGCGGCATGGCGCAATTCTTGGACTTCGTCGAAGCACGCCGATTTCGCGTAGGCGGCGAGGACCTGGGCCCACCCCGAGAGCTTCGCGTAGTTGACGATCACGACGTCGGGCCCGCGGCCAAAGAACGTGGGGAGCGCGTACGGCGTGCCGCGCTTCACGATATGGGTGGTCAGGCGCGGCGCGAACAGGCGGATCTGCTGCTCCCACTGGGCCGGGAGCGCCGTGAGCGTGACGACGACGGCCGGCAAGGTGCGCGGATCCGTGAAGCTACAGATCGCGCTCGCGGTCTTGCCGAGCCCCACTTCGTCGGCGATCAGCAGGAACCCCTGGGCGAGGTAGAGCGCCGCCTCCCGGGCCTGATAGCTCCGCGCCGGCAGCGCGAGCTCGAACGTCGGCGGCACGTAGTCGGGATCGATCAGCTCCTCGAGGCGCGCGATCGTGTCCCGGTGGGTGCGCGCCCCCGCCTCGAGCTCGGCCGGGTGCGTGACGGCGAGCGGGTACCGATCGCCGAACCACTGGAGGTCCCGGCACATCTCGGGGGTGTGCGGGAGCACGAGCGTCCCCACGTGGCCGCGGCTGATCCGGGCGAACATCCGCTTGGCCCGGAGCATGAGGTGAGGCTCGAGGGCGAGGTGCCAGCCGTCCTTCGCGAGCCAGAGCCGCCCGTAGGTCCGGGGCATCAGAGGACCCCCGCCGAGATGTAGGCGCCGGCGATCGGCTTGCCGTGGAGGACCGCGACGGGGGGCAAGAGCGCCCGCCGGCGTGTCACGAGGACGAGGCCGGCGACGCTCGGCTGCTGGAGGTACCGGGAGCACTGGTGGAGGACCGCGGCGGGCCCGCCGGCCACCTTCACCTCGATGCCGATCTGCTCCGCCTCGAGGTAGAAGTCGAGGCGGCCGCCATCCGGCAGCCGGTGCTCGCGAACGTGGGCCAGGCCGTGCTCGGTGAGGACGCGGGCGAGCGCCTCGTGAGTGGCCGCTTCCTGGGTCAGCGGGTACCGGTACCCGGCCAGGAGTCGCGCGAGATCGGGAACGGTCACACCCTATCCCTTCATCGCCGTACCGAACTGTCCGAGGTACCGGTGGCGGAACTCTTCGTACAGCGGCCCGCGTCCGGCGACGTACCCGAACCGCGTCTTCCACCAGCCATCGTTCTCGGGCTGGGCGTCGGGCTGCTCGAGCGAGAACCGATCGGATCCCACGCCCTCGATGGCCGTGATGATGTTCATCGGGATGAAGGCCTTGAGGTGGCCGTCCACCGTCACGATGTAGATCGCCGGCGCGCCGTACACGACCACGCGCCCGGCCGCCCCGACGTGGCGCAGGATCCGGGCGAAGAGGGGCCGCGGGATCTGCCGCGGGCGGGCGTGTTGCAGCGTCTGGAGCAGGAACTTCTCCGGAATGCTCGGCTGCTGCTCGCTGTTCAGGCGCTCGCAGGCGGCCAGGAACGCGGCGAGCACGCCCGACGTCGCCGCCTCCTCGAGGAACGCCCGCTGCGCGGGCGATCGAGCGGCCAGCCAGGCCGCGCGCCGCGCCGCATGACGCGAGACGGGAGCCTCGGGCGGGGCATCGGACCGCTCGATCTCGCCGTTGACGGTCACGATCTTCACCCGCGTGGTGAACTGCACCTCACCGCCGCAATGGGGGCAGGCGATGGCGTTGGTCGTCCGGCTGATCTCCGTCACTGAGGGCTCCACCGTGAGGTCCTCCATGTCAGCACCCGCCCCGCATCGAATACCACTCGTGCAGCAGTCGATCGACCATCTCCGGCGGCCCGCCCGCCTGCCGCCCGGCCTGGATCTCCCGCAGCTTGATCGCGAACGCGACGCGCTCGTCCCACGTCGTCGGCGGCGGCGTGTATTCATCGCTGGAGAGCGTGCCGCCGCAGAGCGGATGCTCCCACCGGACGATCCGGCCGAAGCGCCGGACCTCCACCAGGTCCCGATGAAGGACCTCGCCGCAGCAACAGCGGTTGCCAATCCGCAGGATGGACGGCTGTGGCGTTCCGCCCTGCAGCTCGACGAAGGCGTCCTCCCTACGAGCCATGGCGTCCCTCACCGCGGCCGCAGCTCGGGCACCGACGCTCCGTGCGGTTCTCCTTCGAACGCCACCGCTTCCACCAGCCCTCCGAACTCGCGCCGGCAGGCTTCACGGCGCCACACCACGAGCACTCCATCTCGCGGGGAAACCACTTGTCTCGGTAGGGGTGCCATTCCGTGACCGGACCCTTCTGCGCCGCCGGCTGGACGGTCATGCCAGCACCCACGCCATCCAGGCGCCGCCGGCGAGGAGGTACGCGCCCAGGGCGACAAGCGCCCATCGACGGACGCGCCGCCATGGCGCCTCGTCGAGCTGCTCGAAGGCCCTCGCAATCCGCGCGAAATCGCCGGCGGTCCTGTTCTCGGCTCGTAGCCGCAACCGGATCGTGTCCGTGACCGCGCTGGGCAATGGCAGCGTGACATCTGGCACCTTCTCGGCTTCGCGAACAACCGGGAGCCGCTCCCCGGTCGTGTCTTCGATCATGACCAGGAGGTCCGACGATCGCTCCCGATAGGCCATGACGTCTCGCTCTTCGACGATCTTCCTGACGCTGACTCCCTCTGGGAGCGCGAATGTCTTTGTCAACATCTCAACGAACGTCGCCTCCGTGATCCTCACGATTCCGAGCCGTTTCATGGCGCCGCCGAAGCCTTGGTCACGCGGATGCTGTGCACGCCGCCCTTACACGGCTGCCCGTCCCCCTGCGTCCCGCGACGCGCTGTGTGCTCGGTCAGGATGATCTGCGCCGCGGTCATCACGTCGGTCCCCTCGCGAATGCTCGTCACGCCCTCCGCGAAGCAGCGGTCGCACCGCCAGGACCAGGACGGGCCCGGCTCGTCCTTGGGAATGATGGCGAACGGCGTCCCCGCTTCGGCCGCCTCGACGTCGGCGAGCGCCACGCAGACCGCATCGAAGCCTTTGCCGTCGTGCCCTGCTTCCCGGACCGCGCGCATCAGCCGCTCCCGAGCCGCCCAGCGAGCCTCCGCCACATCGGCCTTGTCGAGGATCCACCGGAGCAGCTCGCCGTAGTCCGGGAGCGTGTTCGCCCGGGCCGGATCCTCCCGACGCCATCGCTCGATCCAAGGCGTCTCCCGCCGGCGCTGAAGGTCGAACGTCCCCTGGAGCTCGTCGCGATCCGCCGCGAGCGCCGTCCGGCCGGCGAGGAGCGGCCGGACGACCTTGGCCAGGAGGAGCGCCAGGTCGCCGGCGTCGACTTGCTTCCGTTCGACGGCGCGCTCGAAATACTCGACGTCCCGGTCGATCTGCGCCAGCTGCGCGGCCGTCAGCTCGCTAGCCTGTCTCCCCTCCTCCTGGCTCGCGGCGCTCATCGGGGCCTCGGCTCATAGCTGACCTGGATCACCCGCACGCGCCGGAGCTTCATCAGTCGCAGGATCTTCGGCCCCGGCCATCGCTTCCCGTGCCGCACGGCCGAGATATAGGCCGCGCTCACGCCGAGCGTCCGGGCGATCGGCCGAACACCGCCCGCGTCGGCAATCAGCCGTTCAAGATGACGATGCATCTCGATCTCGCTGATGGAGCCGGGCCCGTTCTTCATGGCGCGCACCCCTCCGGCGCGTCGGTGACGAGCGCGAGCGCAGCCACGCCTGCGACATAGAGCGCATAGCCGTCAGGGTCCGCCTCCTGCCAGATCTCGTCGTTCCATACTTCCTGACCGCCCATCAGGTGGCTGAAGCTCGTGCGCGCGGTCTCGACGGCGTCCTCCATGAACCCTTCAAGCGCCTGCCGTGTCGCTCGCAGCGCCGCGACCATGGCGGGCACATCGACCCGCGCCTGGGCTATAAAGTCGCTGTCCCGCTTCCCGAAGAAACGGCTCGAACCGCCGAGCGATCCGCCGCACCCCTTACGGCCGCACGAGCACCCGGTGTTCGTGGATTCGTGGATCTCGAAGCCACCGGCCAGACGCTCCACTGGGACCCAGGGTCCGGCGGTTGCCGCCTGGGCGCGTGCGTCGATTGCGACCAGGTCCACCGGCTCAGCCATCGGTGCTCTCCCGGTGGCCGGGACATCCCGATGTCGGGTCGAAGGCGTCGCACTTCGGGCCGACTGGGAGGTACCGGATCCCCAGACCGAGCAACTCGAGAAGCTCGGCCTTCGCCTCGCCGTTCGCCATCGGGCGACCCTCGCCATCGGTCAGGCCGTGGTGGCTAGTCCGGGACCAGTTCAGCAGGGCGCTCGCGACGTCCAGGCCCACGTGATACGTGGTCGTGGCGCTCATCGGGGGAACTCCCTGACTTTCAGATCCTCGGGCCACTCGGCCATTTCGCCGCCCTTGCGGTCGTGGAAACGCACTTCGTTACTGCCGTCCTGGGCCTCACGCGTGTAGGCACCGAGGTGGCCGAAGTCGGAATCGGCGACGATCGGTCGCGCGCCGAGCTGCTTGACGAAGCACGCAACCCCCGCCGCCCGGCACTGCGCGATAGTCGAGCGTGCCCAGGCGAGGTCGAAGTGGCGCGCGCCGGGGCCGCTCTCGCCGCCGACTACGATCCAGCGAATCCCCGGCTTTCCGTCGCAGGACGGCGTGCACTGGTAGTGGTGCTCGTGACAGGCCCAGGCGTGCGCCTGCTGGAAGTCCACGGGACCCAATGCCGGTTCGTACGAAACCCACCGAACCGACGCCGGCGTCTGGAGCAGCAGCGGGATCCGCTCGTCAGCGGTCGCCTGGTTTTCGACGGAGACGGCTAGGTGGACGTTAGGGAGGGGCCACGTGAGCTCTCCCACGTCGACATCATCGAGTGTGCCGACTGCCAAGCGCTCGGCGGGGTGCTCGCGGTACATCGACCCTGCGAGTCGACGCGATCTCTGGCGCGGCGTCAGTGCGGCCATCGCCGCGCAGTAGGCCAGCATCCGCTGCGGGCGCTTCGTCGGCCACAGGTGAGTGTGGTGAGGCGTCTGCGCCATGATCGCGAACATCTGGTCTATCCACGTGTCGGGCACCCACGCCCCCCAGAAGTCGGTCATGTCGCACCAGAACCAGCGCGTGGGGATTCGACGCCGCCGGACCTCGTCCATCGCCTTCGGCTCGAAGTAGATCTCGACCTGGTCGCGGTTCGGGATCTCGAACGCGCAGCCGGTGCCTCGAAACGGTTGCCACTCCGAGCTATAGCAGTGCGCGCATCCGGCGCTCACCTTCTCGCACCAGTGTCCGCGTCGCCCGGTGACCTTGTGGCGGGCGCGGACCGGGTTCACGGAGCGGTCGACGTACTGGATCGGTGTCTCACCCATTCAACCAGCCCCAGTTCTGGCCTCGAATGACCGCCCGCGCTGTGCTAGGGGAGACGCGGTATGCGGCCGCGATGCTCGCCGCCGATTCCCCGGCGGCCGCGCGTCGACGGATCTCCAAGACCGTCGTCGAGGTCAGCCGAGCGCGGCCGCTCTTCTCGCCACGCGGCTCAGTCCCGTGGCGAAGACGATCTCGCTGATTCGCAGTCGGCGTGTCCCACCGGAGGTTGGTGAGCGAGCAGTCGGCCACCTTCCCGTTCTCGTGGCACCCCTGCATGCCATCCGGGCGGGTTCCGACGAACGTCTCGAGGACGAGCAGATGGACCTTCTTGCGATGACTGCGGCCGGTTCGGAAGAGGTTGAGCGCGAGGTAGCCGTCCCCGTCCGGCTGAGCCTTCATTGGCTTCCACTGGTCGCCGAGACGGCGCGGATTGCGTCCGTTATAGGCCCACCGGCTCCAGACAGAGCCGTCGGTCCCGACGCGGTAGCCAGGGAAGTCGGCGATGTCCCTGTACTCCACCGATATTTTGTCCGCCCACTCGATACTCGTGTCGCCCATCAGATCCTTTCCATCGCCAGCTCGCCCTCATCAACGAGCTTCGTCATGCCCCGCGCGTGCGGGTGCGGAGTCCGGTCGCCCGGGAAGCTGAACGCGGGCCCGTGGGTCTCGCAGTCCTCGCAAATGATCCGCTCGCACCCGAAGCAGAAGTCACAGTCGGCGCACGCGATCGCGCTGCAGCGCGCGCAGGGGCCCCTCCGCTCGTGCCGGCACATCGGGATGGCGGCCAGGGTCATCGCTGGATCCGTTCCACCTGGTCGATCGCTTGCCCGCACCGGATCCGGCGGACGCTATCGGGGATCCTGGCCAAGAGCGCTTCGGCCTGTTCGTCGGTCAGCTCGCGATCGACCGAGGCGCGGACCATGGCCAGCTTGGCCCCGCGGTCGGCGACGATCGCCGCCCAGCCCATGCAGACGCGCGCCTTGTCCGCTTCCCAGGTCCAGCCCTCGGGCCCGCCGCGCGGCAGCGGCTCGTGACACCAGAACGGAACGCCCTGCTCGAGCGCCTGGACGAGGTTGAGCACCGTGGTGTCCCAGCCTTGCCACGCGTCCGTCGACGGGGCGAATGCGCAGGAATGGCACGGGCGGCGCCACTCCGGGCGCGCCTCGAAGAGCCCGGGCGCACGTCGGCGAAAGATCGCCCGGAGGCGCGCGAGCGCGTTCCGGAGCACGCCGTTCACCTCGGTTGTCGAGCCCCGCCGGTTCGCCTTCGCGCGCTTACCGCTCATCGGGTCCTCGCTTCGACGGTCGCGCGTGGTGTCCGGGCCACCGCGAGCCAGTCGCGCAGGTGAAAGCCTGGACGGCGCGAGACGTAGCGCAGCGCCGCGCAGGGGTCGCGGGGCCACAGCCAGGCCTCGACCCACTCCGCCAGCGTCGACGCGTCGACTTCTCCCTCCATCCGGCGGAGACAGGACTCGATGAACGCCGACACGTCGCCGAACGCCCGGGAGTGCTTGGAGAGGACGGCAACGATCGAGGCCTCGAGCCGGACCTGGTCGAACGCCTCCAATGCCCCCCCCCCAGCCCTCGGATGACGCACCGTCTGGCGGACCTCGATCGCCTCGTACGTCGTGACGCGGCGGTGGCACTGCACGCATTCCCGACGGCGGCGGACCTCCCCGGCGCTGGCGACGACGCGCGAGTCCACGACAAAGAGGCCCACGTGGCCGCAGAAGGGGCACGGGAGCTGACAGGCCTCGCGGCTGACCGGCCCGCGCTGGGGCTTCGGCTCCAGGGCGGTTGCGCTCATCGCGGCCCCGCGTTGACCACGCTCTGCGCCACGTGGAGGAAGCGCTCGGCGTAGTGGCTCATCGTCGACGTCGTCTGGGTGAGGCTCCACGCCCGATCGGTCCGCCGCTGGCGGTCCTCGTCGTCGTCCAGGACCGCCTCGATCCGGTCGAGGATCGCGTGGTCGGTCTCCCAGGGGTGCACGGCCAGGATGGTGTCGGCGAAGTACTCCTGGCGCTCGTCCGGGATGTCGGCGACGGCCAGGCTCCGGCAGAGCCCGATCTCGGCGTACTTGGCGAGCGCGTACTTGAAGCGCATCGAGCAGGTGGCCACGAGCTTGGCGCGGTTGAGCATCTGCGCGAAGGCGGCCCCGACCACCGTGCCCGCGCGCGGCGGCAGCGTGTAGCCCGGGTGCCGGAGGACACAGACGCGGTACCCGCGCTTGCGGAGGGTGCCCCAGGCGAGGGCCGCCAGCCGGACCCGGAACGGGTAGTAGCCGTGGCTGAGGTTCCCGGCCACGAGGACGTCGATGTCCTTCTCGAGCGCGTAGTCCCGGTAGGTCTCGGCCTGCGCGCAGTGGGGGACGTGCGCGGTGACAATGCCGTCCTGCCAGAGGTGCGTGTACCGGGTGGCGTCGTTGCCATGGTGGAAGATGACGCCGCGCAGGCGGTTCTCCTGCACGAAGTGGGTCACCTTCGGCACGTCGAACGCCTCGTTGAAGGACGTCAGCGTGGGCACCGGGCAGCCGGCCAGCCCGGCGACGCCGTAGGTCAGCACGACGTCGGCCGGCGTCCCGCTGTCGCCCACCGGGATCCGGGCCACGTTCTCGGCCGCGGTGCGGCCCGCGTCCCAGGTGGGCCAGCCGGGCCCGGAGATCACGACGGGCACCTGGGCGGCGATCGCGTCCACTTGATGGGCGCGCACCCGTGACATCTTCGTGTCGTAGGTCTCTCGCGAGACGAGGTAGAGGACCTTCATCACGCGTCACTCGGATCGATCCAGCGAGCGATCGGGGATGGGGTCGTGCCGCCGAGCTGGAGGCACCAGATCGCGATCGTGAACCCGTGGCGCTGCCCGCTCGCGTGGACGTAGTCGGGCGCGTCCGCGGCGCGGGGCTCCCAGTCGGTGTCCGAGGCGAGCGCGAGCGCCGCCGCTTCGTCCCAGGCCGTCCCGACGAGCCGGAGCGTGACGTCGGCGCCGACCGTGCCCTGCTCGAGCACGACGAAGAGGGGCTTGCCGAGCGTGGCGAACACGGCCTGGCCCCCGTCGGCCGCGAGCTGCTGGATGGACTGCACGAGGAGCTCGTGATCCTCGGCGCCCCAGACGTGCCCGTTCTTCACCGTGAAGTACGAGCGCTGGAGCAGCGCCGTCAAGATGTCCGTCGCGCCGGTCATCCCTGGAGCACCGTTCCATCGGGCCTGGGCGCGGGCGGATCCGGGACCCGGAACTCGAGCGCATGCCCCTCGGGCACGTGCTGGCGGCCGCGGCTGATCACGGTCTCTCGGCCTGCGGCATCCCGGGCGACCAGCTCCCACTCGACGACCCCGTCATGGGGCTCCGCGCGCACGGCGACCATGCCCTACCCCACGACCGGCGCGCCGGGGGCCGCGGGGGCCGCGAGCGCGTCCGGGCCGGCCCAGAGCCGGGTCAGGCTCTGCGGGTAGTACTCCGGGTGGGCGAGCGCCTCGAAGACGTCGTGGCGGAACGGGCGGAACCCGAGGCCGGCCAGGAAGGCCTCGGCCCAGGCGGGGCGCACCTCCGTCGCGTAGTCGTGCACCCCGAGCGAGCCGTCCGGGCCGAGCGCGGGCGCGTAGAGCTCGAGCTCGCGCTCCTTGGCGCCGTTGTCGCAGTAGAGGAAGGTCCGGGGGCGCCGGCACCAGGCCACCACCTCGGGATGCGGCTCATGGCCGCGCCGCCCTTGCGAGAGCAGGTTCGCGGTCAGGAGCGTCAGGTTCGGCTGCCGCTCGAGCACCGCCAGCACCGTCAGGTCGATCGGCTCGACGTCGACGGACAGGACGCGGCCGCCCCAGGCGGCGAGTGTCTGGGCGAGGAACAGCGCGAACCCGCCCCCGGCCGTGCCGAGCTCGACGGCGTGCGCGGGCCGGAGCGCCTCGAGCGCCGCGGCGATCACGCCGAGGTCCTCGTAGCGGTGTTGCGCCTCGAGGCTCTGCCACTCGCAGCGGACGAACTGCGCGGCCCGGAAGCCGGCGTGGGCGAGCGCGGCATTGGTCGTGGCGTCATCCATGGTGATCTCCTCAGTTGTCGCGGCGGCGGTTCAGCGCCCAGTCCGCGGGGGTGGTGCCCAGGTGGCGAAGGAAGGCGGGCTCGCCGATCCTTCCCCAGATGAAGGTCCGGACCGAGGCCGCGCGGACCGCGGCGGAGTTCCAGGGGGCGCCGGGCGGGATCAGGTCCACGTGGACGGGGCAGCGGCCGCGCCACTGGCCGTTCAGGACATCGTTCACCTTGGCCTCGCAGTGCTCGGCGAACGCGCCCGGCCCGTGGCGATCCCACCAGGTGACGACGGGCCGGATCTGGGCCACGCGCCAGAGCCCCGTCTGGAAGTACCAGTGATCAGCGACACAGAGCGTCTCCACGAGGCCATCCGACATGGGAAACCGCCGCTCCTCCTTCACGAAGGCCTGCGGGCCCTCGCCCTTCCGATCGAGCGTGTCCCGCTTGTTGAACCGGACCTGGTGGAGCGTGTAGGCGTCCATGACGGCGAGCGCGCGCTGGATCGGGAGCGGGCGCACCACCTCGTGGTCGTCCTGGGTGTAGAGGACGTAGCCGGCCTCGGCCTGGCCGAGGGCCCAGGCGAGGCCGGGCCCGTGCCCGATCGGTGGGGCGTCGGTCCGCAGCACGAGCGGACGGATCGCGCGGCCGAGCTCCGCGAGGACCTCCGTCATGGCCGCGGCGCGCTCGGCACCGGCGAAGCAGACGTCGTCGTGCACGATCACGCGCGCCGGCGGCTGATCCAGGGCGGCCAGGAGGGACTGAAGCGTCGTCCGCAGCAGGTGCGGGCGGCGGGCAGAGATCACGACCAGGTCGTAGGCAATCATGGGGCGGCGTCTCGCGCGGCCTGGCCGCGCTTCCACGCCTCGAGGACTGCGGGGGCGTGCTCGCCGAGCAATCCCTGGAGCTCGGCCTGTCGCTTGTCGATCGCCCGCGCCCGATCGACCCACTCGTCGATCGAGCGCATCATCTTGTCGACGTGCTCCAGCCAGGTGACGCGGCGTAGCGTGGCCCCGTCATTCGGGCAAAGCTCCGCCTCATCCTGGTCGTTGACGCTGACCGATCCGTCGGCCGCATGGAGCCGGCGCTTGTGGAGCTCGAAGTGGCAAGTCGGGCAGGCCCAGTCGCCGGGCACATGCTCGGCCGCCGCCAGCCGGCGCCGGAGGGCCTCGAGCTCGCCGACGCTGGCGTCGTAGAGCCGGCTCCGGAGCGCGCGCCCGACGTAGTAGAACTCGCATTCGGCGGTCAGGCCGGCCTTGACGAGCCGCTCGTCGATGCAGAGCGTGCAGAGGGCGCCCACCTCGGGCATGCCGATCCCGGCCGCCCCCGGCAGGATCCCGGGGCGGTTCTCGCAGATCGCGTTCCAGGCTTCGCTCGGCAGTGAGGTGTCGAGGTTATGGGGCGCGCCGCAGTCCTGGCAGCGGAAGTCGTAGTCGTCCTGCGTCCGGAGCGCGTGCGCGGTCTCCCGGAGCTGTCGGCCGAGCTGCTCCCGGAGCCCCCGGACATTGTCCGGCACCGCGAGGAACGCGGCCGCTTGCGCGTCCGTGATGCCGGAGCCCGTCAAGGTCTCGAGCCAGTTCACCTTCACCTCGAGGTGCTCGCTCATGAGGGCGCGACCTCCGTCGTCCGGTCGCGTTTCATCGCCCAGTCCTCCGGCTTGTCCCCGATGTGGCGGACGTAGCGGTCCTCGCCGATCGGGCCCCAGATGTACGTCCCGGCCCAGTACATCCGATCGAGCGCGTCGCGCGGGTCGAGCCGGTGGTGGTCCCGCATCTGCTGGTCGATCCGTCGGTTCCAGCACTCTTCCGGCTTCTCGTCGAACGTCGCCCTGTCGAGCGCCCTCGCCTCAGATGCCCAGCCTTTCGCCACGGAGGTCCGCCACAGGCCGGTCTGGAAGTACCAGTGGTCAGCGACGGTCAGCCATTGGGTCTTGTCCGGCGACAATCGCCCGTTGTCATAGACACCGAATGGCACGGGTCGCTTGTGCCAAGGGCCCTGCCACGTGTCCTTCGTCGCCATCGTGGCTCGCTTGTTGAACCGGATCTGATGGATGACCGTCTGGCGCTCCGTTCGATAGGGCCACCGCTTCATCAGGGTGAGCGCGTCCGCAACCGGGATCGGCCGGACCGTCTCGAAGTCGTCCTGCGTGTAGAGCAGGAACTCGGTGCGTCCGCACAGGTTGAGGAGGCGCCAGAGCCCCGCGCCGTGCCCCGTGGGCGGATCCGACCTCAGCAGGAGGAACGGGACGCCCGCCGGCACGGTCTCGCGCAGCACGTCGTTGACCTCGCCCTGGCGCCCCGGCCACACGGCATCGTCGTGAAGCAGGACGCGGGTGGGAAGCTGGTCGACGTTGGCGAAGAGCGTCCGAAGCGTCACGGCCAGGAGGTGCGGCCGGCTCGCCGAGGCGACAATCACGTCGTAGGGGATCATCGCAGCTCCATCACGTCGCGTCGCCCGACGTAGCATCGGACGCACAGGGTCAACCGCCGCGGCCCACTCCTCGGGTACGCGAGAGTCCGGATCGGCCAGAGGCGCGCCGCGCAGACCGAACAGCGCCCCGGCACGAGCCACCGTCGCCGCGTGAGCGCGTGCCACACGTGCTTGACCGGGTACGGGATCAGGCCGTCGCCCGCGTCCACGATCGCGCCGCGCTGGAGCCCTGTGACCCCGCTCCGCCACATGCCCGGCCAGCGGTCATGCTCAGCGAGCGACCATCGCGCAAGGCAGCAGGATCCGGCGGCGGCCGCGAAGATGACCGGGTGCCACCAGGAGATGTCTCCATGCGCGGCGAGGATTGCGTGCACAGCCGCGACGCCGGCGAAACCGAGCGCGAATCCGCGAAGCGCCATCACCGTCCGCCGAAGCCGAAGATGAGGCACGCCACAAAGAAGGCGGTGGAGAACACCCCCGCGACGATCCAGCACGGCGCGTCAACGATCGATGCGGCGGACCCGCTTACGGACAACGTGACGAACACGACCTTGAGCACCTTCATCGGGTGATGGGCCCTTAGCCTTTCCGGCGCTTCGGATCGCGACCGAACGTGTGCTCGGTCTGGATCCGGCCGTTCTGCTTGTAGATGACGACCTGGGCGAGCTGGCCGCGCTTCCAGTCCTTGCGGGCCTCGTTTCGAGCCCACCACACCGCCGTCCGCTTCCGGGATCGCGGTCTCACGACGGCGCCCCTGCACGACGACCCACAACGCGCGCGCCGGTCGCCACTGGACGCGATAGATCCGTCTCCGAGATGCCATGTCGTCCTCCCTTATCGGCTCTTGATCGCGTCGTCGTCCTTCGACGGCTCGAGGGCGATCCAGGCCGGCCCGTAGTCGTCGACCTTCTCGACGGCGACGACCTCGTGGTAGCAGCCCGTGGAACACCCGCCGTAGACGGGCAGCTCCTGGAGCGGCTCTGGAAGCTCCGCGAGGGCCCGCGCAAGCTCGCGCACGGTCACGGCCGTGCTCCTCGCTCGGCCGCCTGCGAGTCCCGGTCGCTACCGGGGCCGGTCACGCCGCCGCGCGGGCGAAAGAGCGCCCAGTCCGCGGGATCGCCGCCGAGGTTGTCGATGAAGCGATCGAGCCCGATCTCGCCCCAGATGAACGTCCGCTGCACGCGCGCCCGCTCGTCCGGGTCCATCGCCCGCCCAGGCGCCGGGAGGTCGAACGCCGGGGCCGCGTTGAACTCGCCGACCTCCCCGTTCATGAGCCGGTTCACCTTGACTTCCGTGTGCTCGCGGAACCACTCCCCCGTGTGCGCGATCCACCACTCGACGGCCTT